AGCAACCCTTCACCATCAAGTCCCCTCATGGAAGAGGGTACTGTTGTACAACTAGATATTCAAAGATCATTATGCAAAGTTAAAACTTTGAAGGGACAACTTTTACAAGATGTTACTTGGGCTTTACCATCAGGAGGTTCGACTCGTGGATCAATTAGAGTAACACCTTCTATGGGTGATCGGGTTATTGTTAATTTCGGATTAGGATACCCAATAATTACAAATTTCATCCCTAGAATACAGAGCCTTAATAGCGTAGATTCCTTAGTTATTGGATCAGGGGAAGGTTCAGTAGACATGGGTTCATATGGTCCAAGTTCCGGGTCGGTTTCCGGGGACCAAAATAAACCCGATGACATGGTCGGCGGAGACACTCTAGTATCTTCTTCTGGAGGGGCTACTGTAGCGACTTTAAAGGGCGGTTCTGCGCTAATGAGAGCTGGCAGAGGTGCCGAAGTATTCTTGTTTAATTGGATTGGACTTGTCAGAATTGTTTCTCGGAATTGGGCTCATTTTACAGACCTAAGTTCAGACGTAATAAAGAATTTCAACAATAGGCTTTATAGATATACTGGATATTCAAAATCTTTTTCTGATAATAAAAACGAAGATTACAAACTACATTTTTATTACGGAGATGTGAAAGCTGCTGAAACTATAAAAGCTGGATATGATACTTATACAGGTACTCCTGCTACAGATAGCATCTTATATAAGGAACAAGTCTCTGGACCCGCTTCGATAGAATATTGTAAAAGAACATATAATGATTCTGGTGAAATGGAGATTCTCATAAACAACGGGACTCATGTAACAAGAATAGTTCAAACAGCGGAACAGGTGCAAATAACTTGGAACAATCAAAACATTGTAACCATTACGGAAGCTTCTATTCATGCTGTCCATAAAGACGGAGCGGATCTAATAATGGATTCCTCAAGTATAAGGGCTACCTTTGGAGGTAGCGTAGCTACTATAGCTAATTCTCAAGCAACCATTACAAATGGGGCTGGATCTTTAACAGTAAGCCCTTCTACTACTTCCCTTGTAAATGGTGGACATTCTGTCATAGTTTCAAGTTCCGGGGTCAGTATTAGTTAAGGCTAAAATAAAGTACTAATGGCTTACGACATATATACCAGGTCTTTTGGTACCCCTAATGCTAACAAACTAGTTTCTATTTCTTCAGTAGCTACCGGTCAACCAGCATTAATTTTATCTTCCCCTTTAGGGGGAGTTGTATCAACAACTGGAATGACTCGGCTAGATTCCAATGGAAATCTATATGTTTGTATCGATACATCTGTTAGTTGGAATATTGCAGTACTAGAACAAAATTTTGTTAATGATTCTTCTGTAAGTTTAATAAGAAGAGTTGAGAAATTCGATTTGCTGAATATAAAAGGAGAGTCTGGCACTATATATATAACTAATACTCTGCCAGTAGAATATTATCTCTGGGATGGTTCAGGTATGGTTTTATTACCGACTGCTATCCAAAGCAATTCCTTAAAAGGATATTCAGATTTAAACATTTCAAATATAGTCTATAATGATTCTGGTAAAATAGTAAGTTACATTAAGAACGGTGTTACTCATACGGTAGATTACTCTGTACTTGGCAAGGTAACTATAAGTAATACTTCTGGTGCAAGCAAAACGTTTGTGCTAAATAACCAAGGAAAACCAATCTCTTTCAATTAATCATGGCAAAATTTGCGCATTCAGACACCCTAGATCAAGGCCCTAATCTTATTAAAACTTCCGCTACTAAAATGTTGTTAATATCTTCATATACCGTAGGGGATAGTTATGCAACTGTTACAGCTAATACCTTAGCTACAGTTAATATGACAAGTACGGATTATACTTTCTCAAGTTCAGGAAATAATAGACTTCTGACTGTGGCTAGTGGTAAATCTACTACTGCCACCGCAAGTGCTTCCGGTACTCCAGATTTACACATTGCTTTTACTGACGGCACCTCTAGAGTTTTATGGGTAACTGACGAAGCAAGTAATGTGGCTATTTCGAGCGGAGCTACTATCAATTTCCCGTCAAACATAACCTATACGACTCAACAGCCTACCTAATAATGGCTACCCCCGTATCTAGTTACTTCGGCAACTCAGGAGGAAATAATAGCTATATCGGTATGGCTACACCTACTATTGCCCCAACCGGGAAGCAGGCGTTACTTTCAATCATACAAGCCGCCCCCTTAGGCTCCTGGTTTAAGGTTAATAGTAATGTATATCAATCGGTATGGGGGTCTACAGATTATGAGCCTGATTTTGGAGCCGGAGTTTCTAGCCCAGATGCTCAAATAAGACCCTGGTCTTCGTTTGCCTGGGATGACTCTGCCTGTAGATTAATTCTATGGGGAGGAGGTCATGCCAACAGTTCAAGTAATTCTATGTGGATTTGGGAAGGCAAAGACCAACTTTGGAAAAGAGCTTTTTATCCAGCAAAGTTAACTGCTGCTGGAAATGATACAATAGATGGGGGACTAAGCAGTCCTGTAAGCTCCCATACTTATAGAAACCAAGTTTATTTATCTGTTATGAATAAGTTTGCTAGTTTCGGAGGGGCTTGTCAACCAAGCGGGGCTGGTTGGGTATTACGAGATTCAGGCGGTACTGTGCTAAGAAGTATTATATGTTATATTGCAGACCTATCTAAAGCAGGATTAGGTATGGTGGGAGGCGCTTCTGGCAGTAATCAAAAAAGAAATTCTACTGCTTTAGTAAGTGTAGCCGGGGCACAAGCTTGGTCGGCAAGGGATTGGATAGGGGTTGGACAATCTACGTCAATAACTAATTATTTATTGACAAGAATAAACGGATATGCTCAAGCTACTGTAGAATCTGGAAAAGACGTGGTTTACTTAAGTTGTGGACCGGGAGGAGCTACATCTTTATATCTGGTCCGAATAGAATTTAATTCCGACGCTAGTACTGATGTTTTAACAATAGTAGGTGCCCCTGGTAGTAACGGTGCAAACTCAATGGGTGGAGCTATTGACACCACTAGAAAAATATCTATTGCAGCGGGAACTTCTACCAATCCTTTTTTCGTATGGAATCTAAATACTCCAGGTTTAAGTAATTACAGCATATCTGTACCTACATCTGCAATATCTGGGACTGGGGCTTCAGATGTCATATCTGCTATAACATCTGGATCGGCGTTGGGATTTTTATATGATGAAAAACGAAATTGTTTTATCATATGGCTTTGGGGAGGAATGCTGTATACTTTAACTCCTCCATCTAACCTATCCAATCTAGGAACGTCTGGGTGGATATGCACTAGAATATCTGACAATTCTGCATCACCCAGGCCTTTATACACTGGGGAGTTTGTACCCTCGGGGGCTCAAGAAACCGGCATACATGGTAAATGGCAGAGATCTGCTACATTAGATGTATATATAGGCTTACAAAATTCTTATGACGGGAATGTTTGGATGTACAAACCTTCCGATTGGACACTACCACCATGACCATTTCTCTTAATACAAGTCACTCTCTATATCCCAATCTAATATCATTGATTGCGGTTGATGGCGGTGTTCTAGTCGATGTAAAAAATCCATCCACTGTATTTACCCCAGATGCATCTAGTTCATTTGGAACCGGGGGTTACGGACCATACTTCAGAACACTATCTGCTGGTACATATTCTCCTCAAGGCGCAAGTTTCTCTCCAGCCCTTTCATTTCCAACATCTTCTACGCCATTATCGTATTTTGTTGCCTTTAACAAAGTTGAGACAAGTGGTAGATTACTAGGTCATACTACGGGAGGAGATACTTATTTACCCAACCTTGCAGTAACTGCAGGCGGGTTAGCTTCTATCGCAGAAGGTTACTCAGGCAGCACTTTAGCCACCGGTACTACTAATATTAAAGACGGTGCACAACACACCGTAGCAGTGACGAGGCCTGCCGGAGATAGCCCCGCCTCTATTCTTTATGTAGACGGGGCATCCCAGGCCACAGCTTCCGGGGTAAATTACGGAACTGCTGGGGTAGGGGTAAACTATATTGGCGGGGAACCCGGTCAGAATTCTATAACTGCAAATATTGTATTTATAGCATTTTTTAATAAAGTCCTAACCTCTGCTGAAGTTTCAACCTTACACAGTTCTCTGACAGGGGGAGGATCTTTTGCCCTCATACAAGCTGCTGCGTTGTCTTTTTCTGGAACTATACCTGGACAATCAGGTGTTGTAGGGACAGCATTTTCGTGGTCTGGATCATCCTTAGCTAGCTTCTTTTCAAACGGCACAGCACCCATTTCGTATTCTTATACGGGAACTTTGCCGCCTGGATTATCTTTCAGTACCAGTACTGGGATTATATCTGGTACTCCTACTACTCAAGGCACATACAACATAACGCCTTCTGCTACGGATTCAAGTGGTAGTCCGGTTACTGTACCGGGAAATTCTTTCTCGATATCTATATTAGGGGCCGGGACTAACCTAACGGTATCTAGCAGTACTCAAAGTAATTTAAGTTCTACTGGTAATATTACTCAAATAGCCCCGGGCCAAGGCACGATTACTACCCTACCTTTGAAAAATAATACAGGTAGTTTACTAGCGTCAGTCTCCAATATAACTGTATGGATTTACAACGTATCTACTGGAGCTTTGGTCTTAACGTATAACGGCTTATTGTCCAATTCAAGCGGAATTTTAACTTTTACCGATCCTTTAATAGTATCAGGAATTTCTTATAGATTAGTTATACGTATTAATTCTACTGGGGCTGAGGGTTTAGTTACTGTAACTGCGGCGTAATGAAATGAGTAAAAGCATCAGAGTAGATACTAACAGCCTAATATCTGGGGCTGTTGTAATAGGTGATAGAGGATTAGGAGTTTCAGGATCCTCTGTACCTAGTACCGGGGCGGGTGGCCCGGGGTATATTTATCCAAGTTTAAATCTCCCGGCTGATGCTAACAATGAATATATCGGGTTAATAGTAAGTCCTCCGTCTGCAGGGACTTTTTTTGCTAATGAAGATACTAGCGCTACCCTAACTGGAGCATCGACAGGCATATACCCATTTACAGTAAACTTAATAGAAAATGGGATTAGCTTAGGGAATTTTACTAGCTATTTCTATATAAATACACCTATACCTGTAAATCTGGTTGTTGCAAATTCTGTTCAAAGTAATACTTCTACTAGCGTAACCATAACTAGAGTTAACAACTTAGTTGTTTCTAACTCAACTCAATCTAATTTTTCAAATTCAGTATCAATTTCACAAACTGTAAATTTAATTTCAGTTGCATCTTTACAGTTAAATAGTTGCAGTACGGGAACTATCAGTATCAGTTCTGGGTTACAAGCAACGTCTTGTGTACAAAACAATACAAGTTCTACGGGGGCAATCTCCGTATTCTATAATTTACAAGGGTCTAATTCAACGCAGCAGAACTCTTGTACTTCTGGTTTTGTCTATGGACCCGGGTTAGGAATCCCCTTAGATGTAAGTCAATCCACCCAATCAAACTATTGCTTTAGTGGACCTATCCAAGTTTTACCTCCAGTATTTGTAAACATAATACCTATAACTGCAGGTATTACCCTGGACGGTCAAATCATTCTTTTCTAGTTTTAGATGCCGGGTGATCGCCCCAATGAACCTTACCTTTAAATAAAGGCGGAGGAATCCAACGGGGTTTCGGGGAGATGGGGCCAAAACCTACTACTGCAATTTCACCGTTTTTACGAAGTCTGCCAAACATTACATGAGGAAAAGGCCCCCAGTGGGACCTTCTTATAACTAAGAACCCTCTTCTGTTTTTTAGTTTTCTCCGCCTGTATAGGATTAAGGCGAAAATAATGCAATTAGAATAACCCCTCATTCTTGTATTTTAAGTCTGGGTCTACTTACAATGTAAGTTATTACAATATGTTAAATAAGCTAAAAAAAAATAAGCTAAAAAAACAGGTTATATTTAACCTTGTTTTTTACCAGAATTATGTAGTTATCTGTGATACGGTGAAATCGGAGGAATTCTTAAACCCCAACATCGCCTCTTTTATTTCCTCTGTAGTAGCAGGCATTTCTATGCCAGAGTTCCACGATAGTTCAGGTATTTGAACATCCGGATATTTTTTCAGATACGGTGTGGTAACTTTCTTGAATGCCAGTTTAAACGCCATACCGGCATCTGGATTTAGCTGACACATCCAGTTTATGCGACCGGCATATTTCCGTATGAAAGCCTCGGGACTAAGCCTCGTTTTTGCCGCTTCGTGTTCTATTCCGTTTTGTTTGCAATTGTGAATTATTGCTCTAAGTTGAAGTCTTTCTGTTTTCTTTAAATTTACTTTTTCATTAACTACCGATCCACATACCCATTGTCGGTTATGCGGCCTCATGACTTTTGTTTTGGCATTGTTGATCAGAAACCCTGCATCATTGACAGCTTTCTTGATCGTATCCAATATAAGATTGGTATGTTCTTTTGCTTGATCTAATGTATCAAATTTTTTATTATGAGATACTGTGATATCGTCTGCATAAATAGTTAGTTGCAGTTCATTCTCATCACAGAACGCTTTTACTACGGGGCCGAATGTGTATGCTGCAATTAAGTTACTAATTTTCGGGGCCGTTAATGAACCTTGAGGAACGTAAAACTTATAGGTGCATGCTTCTGCCAACAATCTTGCTGGCATTTCACCTATACCTAATTCCTTAAACAACTGTTCCACCATATATTCTTTAATGGATGGAAAAAAGTCTTTAATATCAAGGCTTATTACCACTTCTTTACCTAAGTGCTTTTCAGCCATCTTAGGAATAGATTTCCCCTTTTCAAATCCGTAAATGTATTCGGGGATTTCTACTTTATCCAGTATCCTACTTAAAATTCGATACTGTAATACTCTCATCCCCGTATTTGGATTATGAATTTTCCTCAGCTTCTGCTTCGACGATTTCGTAGCCTTCTTCTTCAAGAAGAGTATGGAGTAGTGTGAGTTCTTGTTCTTTATAAACCAAGTCAGCTTCTGAGTCGTCTCCCACTCCAGTAACTTGGTCAAATCCTTGGATGTTGCGATCCCCGATATCTTTTGAAGTATTGGGTTTAGCTTGAACCTCTTCTGCGTCTTGCTTAGCTGTTTTGGTTCTTTCTTTTGTTCGATAATCATTATTGCAGAAGTCGTCATATGTAAGTGTTGTTTTTTTTGCCGGTACATGTCTAATGGATCGTATTACGCCTCTTTTCAAATCACCTAGCGTTACGTAATACAATTCACGATCTATTACTACAAACCCTTCTCTAACAATACCGGGGGGGAAATTTGCCCTCCAAATATTGTCGTTCATACGGGCTGGGGTCCCCATTTTATAGTAATAAAACTTCCCTTGATAAGGGACTATATATCTACTTGATCTTCGGGCCAGCTTACTATCTACTTCTCCGTAAGCTGTACTACCTTTTGGCGCAATTATCTGTATACCAGTCTCATACGAAGGTATTTCATACCCGTAATCTATAAGATCTTTTTGAGTTACAGATATATTTTTTGGTATCGATGACCCGGCTTTAACGTATATTACTCCTTCTTCTTGTGGAGTTGCATTTACTCCAGCTGTTGTAGTTTCTACTGATTTGCTATTAGGAGTGCTCATTTTATCTGTATCAGATCTTGAGCCCCCGAAATTTTTTTAAATAGCTGACGAAGTTTTGAACTGTTCCCGAGTAGTCAATATCACATTTCTGACAGTGTGATAGATTTCCAGGATAAAGTTACCAACTAAGATCATTGCTTTAGCTACTGCTTTAATTTTCGGGAGGAGGTTTAGTAAAGAGTTCATATTTAGTTTTATTGTTTTAATGTAAAAATTCAGGTAAAATGACAAACTCTAATTGGTCGTTCTATTCTACCTATTTTTCTTATACCAGAAATTAACGAATTGTGTAGCAAATTACATGACGGAATTAAAATCTAACATGGTTTTAAATGGGGATTTTCTATTGTCCGCTCTTTCTAAAGAAAGATTGGCTAAATGTATAGATGAAAACCCCTCACTTAGAGGGTACATACGAGGGTATATTTCTGAAGAGAAATTACGGGATTACTTAGAAAATATTCCGGGTATTTCCGAAGTGAAAAAAATTCCCGATCTTCATTCTAAGAAGGGAGATTTTTCTTTTTTATATCAGAAAAAAGAATACTCAGTGGAATTGAAAAGTTTAAGTGATGATGTAAAAGAAGACTTTTTAAACTCCGGAGTCAAAGCATCCTTAAGTTTAAAAAGGACAGGTATTCGTAAATTATCAGATGGTAGAACAACCATTTGCTTAGATAGAAATCAATTTGATATCCTGGCTATTTGTACTGTATCCATTGCTGGAGAATGGGGTTTTAAATTCATACTTAATAAATATCTACCAAGCGCCAGTATTGGACAAGAATACTTAAGCTCCAGTATAGTAATAAATACTGAAAATACTCCAATGCTGCGGGACACTATAATAGAAGTTTTAACAGATATAAGCTAAAATCTTAACATGCAATTGTCAAACGATCAGATCGTAAGCATTCTAATGGCCAAATATAAAAAAGATGGCGTAGATATGTCTCGTATCGTAGCGGATCCAGTTTTCCGTAGCCTGCCTTTAAATAGTCAAATTGAAGCATTGAAAGATAATGCGAATGATATCCATTCTTCAATTAAGCCAGGATTGAATAACTCGGATATTAAGTCTATGGCCGTAGATGCTGGGTTTGCAGGAGTAGCAAGTACCCTAGGTGCAGGGGCTATTATTGCAAAATCCGGCCTTGTAAATGGGGAAACTTTATCCTCAGTTCCAAGTCTAATTGCCCATAGCAAAGCTATGAGAAATGTAACTATCTTTGCAGGCCTTTCAGGCCTTGCTATTGGAGGATTAGCTTCTTTATTAAACAAGAGGTCTGAAATTAATCGAAGAAAAAATGCTGCTGCAGTTACTGAAAGCCTTTCTTTGAACCCTACTTCGGAGCGGGCTGTTGTAGCATTATCCAAGTTGCAGACATTCACAGGGTCAGGGGTAGATACTCAGATTGCCAACAGGGCATCCAGTATGATGCTTGATAAATATAATAAAGGCAGCGAAAACATATTGCCTAACCTATATCAAGATAGGTTTCTTACTCATTTAAATTCCAAATAAAAACATGATCGGTTATACCCTAAAACACGTACTTGAGCTGGTTCCAGAAGCTCTGCCTTTAGTTAAACAAGCTTCAGTCGACGCGGAATATCCAATCTCGTCAAAAGACAATTGCTTAGCTTCCGCCTTAGCTATTAACTATAAGAAGAATTTCACAGGCGAAACTGTAGATTATGATGTTCTTCAAAAAGTAGCTAATGCAGTAGATTTATATAATTTAGAGGATACTGTTTCTACTCTGACTAATAAAATGATCTCTCGCAATTCTGCAAAGATTGTCAAACAAGCGAGTTTAGCAAATGAACCATCTTTTCTATTGAAGCAAGCTAACTGGATCGGTGATCTGGCAGGTATGACTAATGTCAGAGAAATGTCTGAGGCTGCAGAGGAACTGTTCGAAAAGGCTGCGAGTTTAAACGAAGCCGTAGATCCTAGAGTAGAGATGTATTCCGGTAGAGGTGTACTGGTCAAAGAAGCGGTCTTAGCTTCCCTTGAAGCTAGATTTTCGGCGGTAAAAGATAGCACTTTTGTAAAAATCGCCTCTGCTGTTGGGCAAGAACCTGATTTAATTTCTAATCCTAGAACAGTGAAATCTTTATGTTCAGTAATCAACAAACTTGATGAAAAACATCAATTATTTTCAGTCGGATATAATTTTGTAAAAGAAGCTATGATCACAAAAAAGGCTAGCTTTACAAAATGTCAAGTCAAAGTTTCAGGTAAAGAATATCCTTTAGAGAAGATTCTAAGTCTTCCGTCCAACCAACTAGATGGGTATTTGGGCGAAGGTTTCACTAAAGAATTGAATAGTGACCCTAATTCTGCGAAATATCTGATAGAATCCTTGCCTGCTGATAGTCAGCAAATATTGGCAACTATTCTGAAAAACGTTTAATGATAAACAAAGATATTAAAATTTCACATTTGATATTCTTGCTAAATACTAAATTTGGCGAAGAGTGGAAAGAATGGGAACCTGAGACTATAATGTCTGAAATAGGTTTTCCTGATTATTTAGTCATGGAAAAAATCTATGTTCTTCAGACACTGAGTAAAGGTCTCAATGAGGCAATATCTATTCCCGAATTTTTTTGTTGGCTTTGTTCAATTGTAAACAACGACTACGCCGAATTTGAAACTCTAGAAATGCCTAATTGCTTAGAAATGGCTTGGGCTATCATAGAAGTGAAAAGGGTTGCTCAGCTGTTAAACGTCGAGTTTAAACCCACCGAAGAGTTCTGCGACATAACAGGTTATCTTCTTAAAGAAGAGGGATTCTCAAAAACAACTTATCCATTCGAGTTTCTTTCTGAAAAATACTTTACCCCAGGTCAAACTGAAGAAGATGTAGCTTTAAAAAACAAAGGTATTCAAGCATATATTGCATTCATGGATAAGTCATTACCAACAGTAGAAACTTAATATGTCAACCTTACAAGCTACAATAAATACCGCTATTTCTTTTGCAATAGCCGGTCCTGACAATACTACTCCACTTACAGATAGTGGCATCTATTTAGATGGTAATGTATCCTCAGAGACCATGACGGCTACTAGAATAGGCTCGACCTTAATGTGGAAATTGTCTTTTAGTCCAGCCTCCACCGGTACATACACTATCTACGCTTTTGGCAAAGTGCAAGTCTATTTACAGGTCACCGCTCGCTCTGTTCAAAGTCTTCTTACTAACATTGAAGATGAAGCTTTAGGCAGTTGGTCATGGAATAAGACTACGGGAGTGCTTACTATGCTTCGTCAAAACGGTACTACGTTATCCACATATTCCGTGACAGATACATTAGCTTCTGCCACTAGAGAAAAGCTCTCTTAAATAATCTAAAAAAGAGGGTTAACCTCTTTTTTTCTTCTTGTTAAGATTATTCCGTCATAGGTTGTAACGGAGGTATTCCTTCAGGAAGTGGTGGGACAGGGATGGGGTTTAAAGTTACCCCTTCACTCTCTGGTGTTGATGCATCGGCAGTAGACGTAGCTACCTTTTTCTTCGGTTTTTTCACCGGAGTTAAAGGAGGTACTTCTTTAGACACTTGAACTTCTGGTACCGCTTCTTCTTTTGGAGGTCGAGGAATAGATTCAAAGTCCCCGGAAATAGTAACCCTAAGGTTAGCTGCGGCGTAATCTACTAAAGTACTTTCTACGGGTTTCCAAAGAGTTTTGAATTCTTTAGTGTCACAGCCGTATAAAAACTCCCCAACGTCTGATTCCGTTTTGCTGTGGTTTGTAGCACAACGCCGAATCCATTGCCGAGGCGTATTCCACTCTGTTACAATTGAGCCGTCTAAAGCATATCTAATCCCGTCGTACGCCATAGGTTTCAAATACAAAAAGTTTTGAACTGTCGAGCATATCAACGCAGCCATCATATTGTTAATGGCTAACGATTGGGGTAGATCTACGCAAGATAACTCAGACGCACTGCCACCTAGATCATTGTAGTAAGCCAGGTCAATCGGAATATAGTCTACATCTTCTGGGGCGGACAAGGCTTTCGGTACATAATCTACCTTCCGTTGATTAAACGTAGTAGGTACAGAATTAGTGGTAAAAAATTTGATTTGACCGAAAGCATCCTCGTTACCAGCATCAATTACAAATATATTCCTGGCACCGGTACTTGCCGTACGGTACAAGGACTGAGGACCTCTATATAAGAGGTTTCTCAAAATAGTTCGTCTAGCATCAGCAGAGTCAACTGCCAAAATAACTATTGAATTATTAAAGCTCGGTAATTGATCTGCTCCGATAAAAGTTATATTACCGGATAGAGTTATAAATTCAGTACAAGCAAAAATAGGGACGCCAAACGCATTGGCGTATCTGTTTGCTAATACTGCCGCTTTATTTTTTCCAACATCCTTTGCGACAAAATGTTGTCGCATCAAATTCTTCTCTTCTACTATGTCCCCGTCTATAACATAGATTGGTAGATTTGCAATCCAAGCTTGAGGGTTAAATTTAGTAGTACATGTTCTAACTAATTGAGATAGACCAGGCATAAGCCTAGATCCGGTTCCACCAGCTCCGATTAGGATGATTGAACTGGGAACAAAATGAGGTTTATAATTGTACATAAGTATGTAAGGGTATAAGTAAAAGTATTACCTTCTACTTATACCAGTTTTTTGTTTATTTACAAACCATTAGCCGCCAAATCATCTTTTGCTTTTTCCGGCAAAAGTTCAGCAAGCCGACGAAAAATATTGAGTCTATCACTCTCCCGAATAACTTCAAACATTCCGCTGATACTGCGCTCCAGCAAAACGGGGGAAGATGCTAACGTAGGAGTAGCTAAATCAACGGCCATGTATGCTCTTGCTGCATCTACTCCGTGATTTATAGCAATCGAATCAAATTCACCCATCTCAGGGCCATTTTCTCCTACGAGTTCAGCTGCTGCCATATTGCGATCTATTTCCCGGAAATACTCGTCAGCTTGTTGACTCAAACTATCGTCTGATGCATCTTCTTGACTGAAAGAAGTCTCGATGATTCTGCGAGCGTTTTGCTTAATGGTTTCAGTTTCCGGATCCCCTGCCATGTTAGCAAAAAGTTCGTTATAGTCTTCTTCCGTCAATGCACCGTTTCCGATTTCCACCAATTGAGACCCGTCTCCTCGAAATCGGCTCCCCGGCGGGACTCCTTCAGTATCTTGTGCCTTTGATGACGCGGACGTTTGAGTAGTTTGGCCCTGTTGGTGACGGCTTGTTTTCTGTTGCTTTTTCATCTCCGACGCTTGGCGTCGAAGTTCCCGCTTGATAGATTTTTTTGACACTGCACCCCCTTGGGCAGAAGTGTTTGTTTGAGTTGAAGTAGATTCTTCGTTAGAAGTGCCGGTCTGTTGTACCCCATGAATAGGTCCCGACATTCCATACCCAAAGCCAAAACTTGTTTGAGCGGGAGGGTTATTGTTAACTTGTCTAACGGGAAAATAAGTACGAGATTGGTTACTCTGCCAATTCCCATAATTACCGCCAGGGTAAGACACTGCTGCCGGAGTGTTGACGTTTACCTTGTCCAACCAAGTAGAAGGGATTTCTTTAGGAAGTTCTTTTTGTTCAAACAAGTCTGTCATTTGAACATCCATTCGACTGCCGTGGTAGGTAAAGCGGAATTTCATACTACGTTCCGGCTTATCGTTATGTCCGATAACTCCACTATACCGAATGCAATTTGTGTCGTCCCGATCATCAGTGCCGCTAAAGAATGCATTGAAGTCGGCATGTGAATGGATATCCACAACAATGGTAGATTCAGGAGGCAAAGACGACCAGTCATATGTTGCGCTGGCGTGACCTACAGTTTGGTTTGGAACGTGAAGGTGGTAACCTTCTTTCTCATTCCAAAGAATCCAAATCATTGCTTCGAGCGCTTTACCCTTCTTCACAATAACTTGGCGGAAGAATTCTTTAACTTCATTCAGCAAATCCATCGGGATTTTCCCGTCTGGTAGAAAATTAATCCCGGGAGTAACCTTAGGCAACGTAGCCCCAGGGATTTCCTTAACCGGTAGACAAATATACCGAGCTTTGCCGCCAGCGCCAGGGCGCAAAATGTGATATTTAACCGGACCAGTTTCACTCATCATAAAGATTTGACTGTAACCCTGCTGAATAGCTTGCTCTAGGGGGGTTATTCCATCAACAGTCTCATCTCCAAGTTCGATAATGCAGGAGATATAGGGTGCTAAGATTTTCATGGTAGTTTCTACGCTTATAAATTAATAAATTCGAAGTTCTTCGTAAGGAAAAGTGCCACCTTGATCGGCTAACTTTTTAAGGTGAGAATACCACTTAGAGTATTCCTCGTTTCGGAATTTAGGTTTTAACGCTGTTAAACCCAAGTCGTTATTAAAAGGAGCATCAAACAGTAATTGGTAGTAGGAGTGCAAACCTCTTAAATCTGGAAGTTTGTATGAACTGATTTTTGTATTGGATCCGTAACAAAGTTTTCCAGATTCATATACGTTAGTAAACGGTAAGATCGATACTCCATTCTCAGCGGTTATAAACGTACGAGGAATCTCTTGTAGAGAGTCCCTAGTTGCATAGTAACGCGTGTCATTGACTAAATATTCAGTCGGCCCGCTTTTTACCAATGATTGAGAAATGATTACGTTCGGAAAAACAACATTGAACGGGCTATTGCTTAGATATTTAATCGGTTTAATACCGCCCGGATAATAGCAACAAACTCGAATTCCGTTTTTCGATTTTTCAAAATAAAAAGCGCCATTCGGCAACCATATTTCTTGTTTTTGAGATTCCCCAGTATCAGAAGCTTCCACGTTTGCATTCAGAAGCCCGATAAATTCAGGGTAACTAACAACTTTGTAAAGGCCAGGTGTTAGCTCTAGGCGGACACTATTCTGAAGCATTTCTACTTTGATAGCCTCCACAGTAATTGTTTTTACGGGTTCCTGTTTAACTTCAGGGGGTTTTTCTGCGGCTGCGTCTTGTTCAACTACCGCCGTGGTATCTAATACAAAATCTGAACTCATAGGAAATCATCTAAGTCCGGTATTGAATACAAAGTAGGGATCTTTTTTGCCATAAAATTTAAACCTTGTATGGCTTTAGTCTTATCCGTGTAATTTTTATAGACGTGCCTGAGCATTGTATCTGCTATCAATCTCAGGTCTTCACTCACCCCTAAAGCTATTAAATCTTGCGGTGGCTTTACTTCTGATTGAAAACTTTTAAAGTCTTTTCTATAAATATAGGGATCAGGACCTATTGATTTAAGACTAGGGAGAATCCGGTCTCCAATAGTGTCTTTTGCACCAATAGGGCTAGACAGTATCTTAATAGTTTCCCGGATCTCACCGAGGTCATCGGCCTTTTTTACATTAAAAGCTTGGGATACTAAGTTTGATAGGTTCATTGGCGACCAATCTCGTAATTGTTTTCAATATTGTTGGGAGCTTCGGTAAGTAATATAGAGGATGCACTGGTTGATCTTTACTAGACTGCAAATACTCCTGTAACAGGGTATTAACCAATTTAATGCTTTCTTCAGGATTGGATTTAATAGGGTCCATTTTAATTCTAAATTTATCCATAAGGTAACCGTATTTCCTATCCGTAATCCCGTTGAAATTTCTGAAATCCCTCATGTTAAGGCAATCAGCAGTATCTGGGAAACTTGCGTATGTTTTATCTACCCGATTATTAGCCGGGATTATTTTTTCGCAATAAGTTGCTCTTTTGCTGAAAGTATGTATGACCCATGAGACCTCGAATATCTTCATTTCAGGTAGCAGTTTGCCATGGGCCAAATCTTCCATTAAGGTTCCAGCTCCTTTTTGATAAGGCGTTGGATTTAAAATCGATACTGAATTTTTTACACCCATTAAATTGGTAACGCAAAACTTCTGTATGAGCCGAACGTATCGCTCTAATACTTTAGTCTTTCTCGCTGCGCCAAGTTCAGTATCTACAAATCTAAATGTCATTACTAAGGATAAAGGATCCTCTGTAACCATTAATTGGAAAAGATGATTGTCATAGCTCAGAGCTTCGGAAACCATCTGGGCTCGAATCCCATCCCGAATGTGCCGCCCTGAAATATTGTGTTGGCCGGTTAGGGCCCGCATATAAGGAATCTTCTCCGCTAAAAGATCAGTGGACATCTGATCTAAAAGTGTTTTTATTACAGAGTCTGCAGCAACGTCTGTAATTTGAGAATCTTTAGGTATTTTTATTTGAGTAACGATGCCTGCCATATACCCTCAGTTGTAAATTGAAGGACTAAAAAAAGCAGGCATCTTGCCCGCTTATCCTAGCCTAAAAGGCTAAAATTAACCCTTATTTCCCGTGCGGGGGGCAAAGGTAACTTCTCGAACATCACCCTCCGGGGTGGTGTTGACAACCGTGGTAGCAGTCATGTTATTGATGCCAGGGATCTGGGCACCGTACATACTTTGAATGCGAGCTGCGTCAAAGTCACCGGGGATGTTGTACAGAGCGTCGATGCTGGGGACACGGATAATAGTCTTAATAACGGCCATAATGTTCTCTTGTTTCTAGAAAAAAAGGAAAGGGTAAAAAAGGAAAGTCAAAGATAAGAGAAACTCATCTTCGTACTTTTCTTATACCAGGTATTGCCAAATTATTGAAAATTTATTAGGTTATAATACTAGATATATCTATGGAAATTAAAGCATCTCAATTAGCCCCTGCAATTCTTCAACTAAAGGGGAAGCCGTTAGACCTGTCAGAGTATAAACCGTTTGAACTCGTATACGACGTATCTCCTCCTACATTAACTGCGTGTTGTGGAAGACAGATAGGTAAGTCAGTTAGTTTGGCAAGTGCTATTACAACAACGAGTATTTTACGCAAGCATTTTTCTACTCTGTTTGTAAGTCCTTTATCCCAGCAAACTTCTAGATTTTCAACTCAATATCTAGAACCTTTTATTAACTCTCCTATTGTTAAAAATCACTTCATAGATGCGTCTTCTAAGAAAAACGTATTTTCTAGAACTTTTACCAATGGCTCTGCAGTTACTTTAGGTTACGCAGAGACGGAGCAAGACGCCGACCGTATTCGTGGGGTTTCAGCGGATCAAATGTATTTTGACGAGGTACAGGATGCCAGTTTGGAAGCTTTGCCTATTTTGGAAGAAACGCTGTCTGCCTCCGAGCACATGTTTAGACGATACACCGGTACTGCAAAAGGGGAATCGAATACTCTAACAGTTTTGTTTAAAAGATCTAACATGTTGGAGTGGGTTGTAAGATGTACTCACTGCGGAAAACACGCTATACCCAATGAGTTTGAAACCTGTTTAAAAATTATTAACGCCAATCCTAACGGCCCAGGTTGTCCACATTGCGGCGGGTTGTTGGATATGAAAACTGGAGTTTGGATGGCTGGTAAACCAAGTGTAAAAAATCACGTAGGTGTTCATATACCTCAATTTTGCATTCCAGCTAGAACCACCCCTAAGAAATGGGCGGAGTTGGTAGATAAGGCAAAAAGGTACGATCACATTAAATTAAGTAATGAAGTTTTTGGATTACCCGTAGGAGCTGGTGGTAGACCTCTTTCTTTAAGACAAGTAATGGGAGTCTGTAACCCTTCAAGAACTTCTTTTGATACAGGTTTTCCTAAAGACGATAGAAATATCCTATTTACAGTGCTAGGTGTAGACTGGAGTGTTACGGGATCCGAAAAGAGTTATACCGTCGTTACTGTTCTGGGATTTGACTACTCTGGTAAACAGTATATTGTGTACGCTCAGAGATTGGATGGTATTGATATACTAGCTCAAGTATCTAGAGTAATAGAACTCTATAGACAGTTCGAATGTTCACATATTGCCTCAGATAGAGGGGTTGGTGTTCTACAAGGTCAATTAATGAAGAGAGCACTTGGAGATGACAAAGTTAGTATGATTAATTACGTTGCTGCAAAAGCGAACCTCCGTTTCGATAAAGAAGGTAATTATTTTGCTGCAGATAGAACTTTAGCAATTGATACTGCAGTTATCAAGATCAAGATGGGGCCCAGTAAATTGGAATCTCCAGCTTGGTCATTAATGGAAACGTTTTGGAATGACGCCCTGCATATATACGAAGAGGAATCGCATAGCGGTAGACGACTGTACAGAAAAGATGAGGACGGCACCGACGATTTCTTACACTCCTTAGTTTTCGCAAACATAGCTCATATGATTGTTAAAGGTGACTTTACATATCAAGATAAAGAATCAATTGAAGATGATACTTTTAATTTCTAATCGTGTTATAATACCTAAACATTTAACCATAACTAACTATGTCTAATTCTGATTTTGAACTGCCGATTAATTCAAGAAATAAAAAGCCTCAAGGACCGGCCTCAGCGCCGTTTGTAGCCCCTAATAAAACTCCAAGCACCCCTAGCCCTACTTTAGCTACAAAATCGATTTCAGGGGCTTTAAATGAGTCCGGTGATGATGACGAAACTAAAGAACCTACCTCTAATAAAAATGGCGAACCTTTTTATCCACAAGAAGAATTGTTCCGGGTATTTGATGAAATCATTTTCTCCGGCGAATACAGAGAATCATTTAATATCAGAGGGAAAGTTCCAGTTACTTTCAGAACTAGAACGGCAGAGGAGATTTCTGAAATTCAACGATTTATTGATTCTTCAGACTTCAAGTTGATTTCTACTGTAGAATCTGTAAGATCAGTCATGAATCTCAGATATGCTCTGTGTAATTATAGGGATAAAAATTTAGAGCTAATGAAGGATACTGATAGAGCTGTTTTCATTGAAAGTCTACCTGGCCCGATTATAGGAATGCTTTTGAATCAACTAAGTAAATTTGATAGCAAGGTTAGTCAAGCTTGTAGAGAAGGTGAAGAAAATTTTTAAAACAACCCTGGGCATTGCAACGAATGAAGTTGCACTTCCGGGGTATTCAGGTACCTGCCCTAGGAAGTCCTCGGGATATTGTGTACCGCAACTATTTATTGCACGAAACTAGAGTTGAAGCTAAAAAACACCAAATGTTATTGCTTACAACAATAGGTGCTCCGTTTATAACTACAGATTCAGCAAGATCTAGTTGGGATAGACAAGCTAAGCAAGCATTTGAAGAGTATGTATCATTAATGTTTGGCGAAGAGGTAACTCCAAATATGAGGGAAGAGAATGAAATGATGGAGTTCTACATGAACAAAGTTAAAAATTCAAGTCCAGTTTTATCTGGAAGTTCTTCTAAAGGTAACTTGGTCGTATCTAATTTACCAGAGTTTTAAACATCTAAAATATAAAGGCCCACATCAGGGCCTTTTTTCAACATGAATCCATACGGTCCTTCTGGCGATCCTTTTATGTCAAACGCCGATCAGGCGGCAAATAGTTTTTCAAACCCCATGAACATGGCTCACATGGCTCCTGGCTGGGGGATGAATCCTGCGTACCAAACACCTTCCTATGATGCTCCATACAGACCGGCTTACTCAGGCCCAAATCCGTATGCGTCGTATCAAAAGCCTGGATTCTTTGGTTCAGCAAGCAGGCTATTTAATCCGTTCCATCAAGATCCTACTTGGGGAAATCCCTACGATCACAATAGAAGTTCTTTTGATGGATTAGCTACTAGGCCTATTGATGGAGGCATGAATATAATGCAAAACTATGTAATGCCTACTGCTGCAATGTGGGCTACTAATAATGCATTTACACGAGCCATGGGTAGATCAATTGGATCGGGCATTGGATCCGGGGTAATGCAAGGTCTTGGATTCGGTGGTAGAGCCGCCGGTGTGGCTGGAAGTGTAGGAGGTTTTGCTGGGGGCTTTTTAGGCCCATTGGCTGCAGGCCTTGCAGTAGCCAATGGGATAGATGCTACTATATTTCAACCTTACAATCGAGTAAGAGCAGCTACAGACGACATTAGGAATACGTTTTCTGGGATTACTATGCCCGGTAACGGAGGATCTTCTATTACAGGTCGTGGATTTTCTCGCGGAGAAGCCTCTAGGATTGGGAGCAGTATTGACTCATTAGGAATGATGGATAGTACATTTTCTACTAATCAGTACCATGCTATTGCTTCTATGGGGATGAAAACCAATCTGTTTGATGATGTAAGTTCTGGAGCTGGCGTAACAAGTAGAGTATCTTCAATTGCATCTCAGATTAAGACAATTTTAGCAATATCGAAAGATCCTAATATACAAACCGCCATCGAGGAATTAAGCAAGTTAAAAATGGGAGGGGCTAGTGTAGCTGGAGGGGCACATTCACAAGCTATGAGCGCGTACTCTAGTATCGGCATGAATGCAAGCGCTGCCGGGGTCTCTGTTCAAAGAATGATGAGTACAGTAGGTGCCCAAGGACAATACATGTTCCAAATGAACGGTATGACTCCTTATCTAGGCCAAATAGCAGCTTCAAATGCGTTTGCGGGATTTGCTTCCGCCCACAGAACAGGTCTTCTTTCAGACGGTGCTTTGGCCAGAATGGGCGGCACTGAAGGTGCTACTCAATCGGCAGTTGCTGCTCAGTTAACTGGCCAAAGAACAGCTTATAACATGATGGGTTTGGCTGTTAAAAATATGACCGGGGCTAGTACAAATGGATTTGTAGGTACTGCTTCAGCTTATGGGGCAATGGCCGCTAGAAATCCTATGGGAGTTGCAGGTCAACAGTTACTTCATGGCGATGAGTGGTTGAGTAGGCAATCCGAAACACCTGAGGGGTTCTTAACTTTAGAAAAAGGTGCAATTGAAAAATTACGTACTACAGGGCAAAGACCTACCGGTCCAAACGGTACGTATGATCCTGCGCAAGTCGCTATAGCTATGCAATCTATGGGAGCTACTCCTGCAGAAATTCAAGCTTATGCTAGGTTAAGACAATCTCAGACAAATTCTACCGTAGTAGATCACAATGTAAAAGCTTTCCGTGCTCAAACTATTGAAACAGTCGATGCTGCAATCGATCAAGCCGGAGCTAGGCAGGGCTTGGTAAATAGCACAATTAAGAGAGTTTCTGAATTTGGGAAATCAGCAGTTGATTCTTTATCTTTTGGTCGTACCGCTGCAGAGGGAGTAGGGGATTTTACTGACAACACTGAAAGTTTATTTTATAAACATTGGAAGGGGGTTGGTGTTAAAGACCTTTCTTCAGGAGATTTTAATAAGCAATTTGATATTCGAAAAATTAAGGATAAAGTATTGCTAGGAAAAGATCCTTTGAACATGAGTAAAGTTGGCATATTAGAGTCGATAAATACTGCTGCAAAATCAGGTGGCCCAGGATCGGCCGCAGCAAGAGAATTGTTAGAAAAAGGATTTGATCATAAGGACGCTAAAGATTTACTAGTTAAGTTTTTAAAAGCCAGAGGAGATAGAGTTTCTAAAAATACGTTAGAGGATCTTGAAAAATCATCAGCTCCTTTTGACGAAATTGCTAAGATGGCCCGAGGTAACGTACTTAACTCTGGAAATCCTGGAGGGGTACTTGCGGATGATGCAAAACGTATTTCCGAGATAACGGGTACTAAAGGGGACTTAGTTGATAATTTAAAAATACTAGGAGAGGCTCAAGAATTATTTGCCACGGAAGGCCCCTTAGGTTTAAAAATAGAAGATGCCTTAAAAGACGGTAAGTATAAAGAGCTTGCCGGGGTCTTAAATAAATCTGACGATAAAGTAAGCGCTTTAACAAAAATGGTTAAGGATTCTGCTGAAGGAGGTTATAGAAAAGCCGCCAAACTTGCAGGATCAATGAGCATGTCAGTTGAAGAAATGTATGCTGCACCTACTAGATTTTCATCTGATCAATCAGTTGTCAAAGCTATTATTGATAGTAAAGGCGATAGAGTTAAATTAGCTGCCATACGTGCTGCAGAATTAAGTAAACGTAACGGTGGTTCTTTACGCGGAATGTCGGTATTGACTAATGATTATGCTAAAAGAGATGAACTGAATAATATATACTCCGCCTTGGATAAAGGAAATGAGCATATAAGCAATGCAAAAGAGTTATCAAAATCAGAGGTTAATTGGGGGAGTTTATCTAGTAGTATGGGGGAAGCCGCAAATGTTCAATTAGCCGCAGCTCAAATGAATTTACAAGCTGCTACTATAAATGCGAAAAACAGAGGTATTCAATTTTCTGCAGGAAACTCTAAGCCTGCAAATTAATTATATTAAGATAGCGCTATGGCAATTATCAATCAACCACGTAAGGACTTTGTACGTCCAGTACTTACTGCACTTACGCCATTAACCCTGTATTTAGAACGGGTAAATTCTATCTCTGAGGGGCTGAGAGACTCTTCTGATGGATTCGATTATCTACCCATGCAGTTCGGAGGGATAAAAGGCCAGCAACAATCGCTTGTAGCCAACTCTGTAATCAAGGTTATTAATTTCAAGATATCATCAAATGCCCAGTAATATTTCCGATACAAATGTTTTCACTCCGCCAGGATCAAACGCTACTGCTGCAGAGGTAGACCAATACGTTTCTAAAACAACTGATGCTGTTCAAACAGTTACTATAACAGGTAAGCGTTTACGTACAAATGTTTTGCAAAAAGACGGGAAAATTACCCAGACAGAAAGATTATTCAGTACAAGGGCAAGATATACCGCTACTGATCCTCAATCTGTAAATACAAATATAGAGGCATCTAGGGGGCAATGGGCGTATATGAAACTCATGACCAGTACCGCTCAAGCCAAAGAATATTCAAGCAAACAAACTTCTACTAGAGATGTAGCTTTTAAAGAACTCATAGGCCAAGATAGTGCTGTGTCGAAAATGGCAGATGCTACTGGAAATAAGAAATCAGGGTATGATAAATTTCTTATTACAGGGGTGTCTTGCAGCATGTCTGAAAAAATACAAATTTCAGAAGTGTTTGGAGATAATGAAGTGGTTTATTATTTTGGACATCAACCAATGGTGTTTAATCTAAATGGATTACTGATAGATAGTGTCGATAATGATTGGTTAACAACTTGGCTGCAAATGTATAGTGATTTCTTACGTGGAAGTCAAACAGCTAAAAATTATGAATTGATCAGATTAGTACTACCTAATATGATTTTGACCGGCACTATTAGCGGTTTTAATTGGAGCCAGGATGCATCCAGAGATACAGACATACCTTTTAGTATGCAGTTTATTGCAAAAGTAATTGAACCGCTACCTACTTTAAGAGAAGGTATGGTTTTATCAAATGGATTATCAAATGTAGATTTTTCGCAAGCATATAAACTTGTAAGTAAAAAAGAAATCAACTCTTTAAAAAATCAATTTGCAACTTTAACTTCTGTAATTCAAGACCCTCTATCTACAACTAAAGATAGAGCAGATGCACTATCCCAGTTAGGTACGGGACTAGGGGGAGCGTTCGGTAGTTTTTTAAATGCGTCATCTGGCACAATTACTCAGTTTCAATCTACGGTAGAGGGGTGGGATCAGACAAGCAAATCTACTATAAATGGATTACGTAATTCAGCTATGTTTCAAACAGTTACGTCTTCCTTAAATGGTATTCGTACTAACTTGTTCTCACCTATATACGGAGTACTTTCTAGTCTGACAAAACTAGTATCTAATACTCTCAACTCTGCAAATGCCCTTGTTAATTCCGCCATTAATCCAGTTAGAAATATTCTAAGGGATATTACTAATATTTCGGTTAAAGCAACAGCCCTAGTTAATTTAGTTAACAGCTCTATTACGGCGTTCGGTAGAAATGTAACGGGACAACTTAAAGGAGTAGAAGAAGATTACAAAACCGCAATTAAGTCTTTAAAACAAGCATCCGGTGCAATAGGAACTGCCCCTAAATCAGTATCTAATACGATTGCCCATATGTTTAGTAATGGGTTGTTGAACTCGAATACCGCATTTTTAAAATCATCTCCCAAATTAACCTTTAATAGCCCATCTTTAACTTTAAGTTCAAGTATCCCAGTATCTAAAACAGCCCTTCTTTCCGGAGTACTTGGATATACTTCCGCTACTGCCAATTCACTATGAGAAACTATACAAATACGCTATTGTTTGAATCGGCTTTAGATGCTATAAGTCCGTCAAATGTTCAATTGTACAATGTTGCATTTCGCCTTTTTAATCCGGTAGTTAAAGCAATAGAAAATGATTGCGGAACTTTGCTTGGGACTCCGATCCCAGTGGATTTTAAAGCTGAGGGATTTATTGAATTAGATACAGGTCTTCCTATTACAAAATCAAATATCATTTCATTAGCACTATCTAATTCTAGATTTGTAAGTGTTAGATCTGCGTATTCTTGCATTTCCAAAGGAGGGGTTTGTAAAACATGTTTGGCCGCATCGAAACCCAGAGTTTCTATTACGGTAGGCTCTACTTATCAAGTAAATCCTGAACTTATAATTTCTACTAACCCATCTGTACTGCTATCTGGGCAAACCACCGTCACCCTCCCGTATAATACAACTCAATATGATACGTTGTATATATATGATAATGGCGCATTAGTAAGTCAAAGTAGTTACACCGTGTCAGGATCAACTTTAACTTTTTCATCTGCCCCGGTCTCCGATAGGCCTTTACTATTAAAGTTCAGTATCTATTCAAATGTAGGTTTTTATTACTGGTTAGCAGGTACTTATTCCGGATCTTTGCTTGGCATTAAATCCTTGGCAGAATTACCTTTACCGCTTAAACCCAGTTTATTGTTAAGTAACATAAATAATTACGATATTGATAGTATTATTAAGTTGTTAAAAGATACTGAGATTGCAGATCAAGATTTCGTATCTTACATACCTTCGATAAAAGATCCTTTGGAAAAAGCTATTTTTGTAGTAACATTAGGGTCTATCTTTTTAAATTAAATGACTACTTTTGCAGCGTTCACATCAAACCCTACTTTTTATGGGGTTACCGCACTTAAAGCAGTTCCTGCCAGTAAGAATAATACTGATGTAATTGCTCCGGATGTAAAGTTATATATTGAGGGTGTTCAAGTACCATTTGAAGCAATTTCTATTAATCAATCATATAACAGTTTACCAACTGCAGAAATACAAGTTCCACCGAGCAGTGGGTTAATAGATATTACTAGAGGGTATGAGCCTAAAGTCCATGTTTTCTATAAAGATGATAACTATGGTGGATATCGGTTGTTGTTTTGGGGCCATATTAAAAGCACTAGTTATGGAAGAAGTAGGTCTCAAGGATCTACTTCAATAAGCTTTCATTGCGAGCATAAAAATGCAATACTTTCTCAAGTAACAATGGACTTTACTGGGTGGGCTAATCAAAACTCAGATAGTGCTACTGATCCGGGGTCAAATGGAGGTGTGACTAAACCGCCAGCGTTTAGTTCAATGATGATGGTAGTAGAGGCCATGGGTGGAATAGAAGGTGTTGCTACTACAGATGAAAAACTCTCTCCTTTTAATGAGAAGATATTCGATGCTCCAGTAAATAAACTTGATCCTTCCTTATCTAAATTAGAAAATCGTCTAAGCGGCATGCCGGGGGTTGCTGTTAATTTATGGAACCAATTAAAAAGAGGTGCTTACCTAAACAAGGTAGACAATATATCACTAACCTCTCTATATATTCCAGTGATAGAGGAAGGAATTGGGTTTTTTAAAAGAATGAGCGGTCATCCGCTGCTAGAACAAAAGCTTCAAAATAGTAAACAGCCTTTCTGTCAGGATAATTCCGGTTCAAAATCAGTAAATATAATCGTACCTCCGTGCTCTAGAGTTAGTTTGGTTTCTGCCGTACAACGAGATTTGACCGTTAGAAACCTTTCTGCTATGTCTAGCATGTCTGGTGAGATGACTTCGTTTCATCAACTAATGCAGGGTTTTATGGAGTACTCAAAGTATGACGTTAATACTTTAGCTAGTCCCGCAGAAATTAATGCTAACCCCGGAGTGTATATAGAAGATGTGAACTCTACAGGAGTAGAGAAGTCAACTGTAGAAACAATACTTAAACCTCAAATACCTTTCTACTACAGCCCTATCTGTAATGTACTGCTCCCCAGAATGTATCATTCTATTCAGGTTAATCAAGTAGAAAGTTCAGTCCCTACTAGAATAACAGTATTACATGATGCTATGCCGGGGGCGTCTAGTAATGTAAATACTAGTTTTAAAGCGCCTTCCTCTGTAAGAGAAGCGGTTGCATATAACTCTTTATTAATCGGTAAGAAGACAACTCAAGATTTAAAGCTATCGGATACTATGGCGTATTCTTTCCATATCCCAGGTAAACATGAAACTGGCACTGGAATACGCCACATGAGAGAAGCAATTCCTTGGTGGCTTGCTATCATCATGGGTGATGAAAACTTAAAGGGTGAAAGTACTCAGAGAGAAGAAGTTCCTGCAAAAGGCACGGAAGATTATAACCAGTTAATGTTTTTAAATTCCGAATGGAGATCCAGATATGGCGTAGACGTTAAATATGGTAATGGAGATATTCAGTTAAATTTCAATGCCGCTAAAAATAATCTAAATCCTTATGATCCTTCAAATACTACTTTGCTGCCATACCAAAGAACTCTATTGGGTGCGGTAGATATTAAATTTTCCGAAAAGGTAGCAGAATCTAGGACGGGATCTATAGATGCATTATTTAATCCATATATTATCCCAGGATACCCTATGGATGTTATAGATGACAGTCCTAATCATCCCAGTTTCCATGGCTACTGTACTTCTGTGACTCACACTATTACTGCTAGATCTATCTCCACTTCTATCGGTATGGTGTCCGTAACTACATATGCGGAGTTATCTAACTACTATATTCCTCCGGTTGCTCCGTATCTTCAATCTGCGTTGAATATGATAAATGGTACTATTAATCAAGATTTATATAATAGTACTCCTGCAAACGACCCATCTCCATTCTCATCGTCTTCTTCAGTTCTTATCCAAAATCCTGTTGCTAAAGCTACAGCTGATACTTTTTATAAACAGGTACTTGGGGTAGGCTCAATATCACCAGATGATTTGATTCATTTTGCTTCCGGCAGAGCTTATCCTTTATATAGAAGAGCAGGGTTATTAATTCCAAGATTAGTTGCAGGGGCGGTTCCAAATATAAAACCTCATCACGCAGTTACTCCTCACTCTAACTCTGAATCTAGAATAAATGATGATTACTATACTTCAGTAGGAAACCTTAGAATGGTCAGTAGACCTATTGAAAGCAAGGAAAGTATTTCATCTAAGTTCGGGTATAATTTTATAGATCTAGACAGAGATCTTTATAACGATTCTTTTATAAACTACGTTAATCCTACCTTGGCATCTAATCTGTTTTTAGAGCCGGGTGCAAGTTTGTTCCTTGATTACATGGAAACTGAGGATTTTATTAATGCTGTAAAATCAAAGATTAACTTACAATAATGACTACCGCTAACATAGAATCCGCATATTCAGGTTTACCTGCTGTAGCTAGTATACCTACAAACATTATGAATCCCGGGGTACTTAGTAATACTAGCTCTGCTCCAGAGTGCTTTGCGAATCAACGATTCAGTAATAAATTACAGGCGTACTTAGTTTCATATGTAAATTCAATCGCCAGTACTCATCCTATATTTGAAGGATAAATAGAAATGAATATAAACCCTTTCCCTGAAAGAGCCATTATTGACGATTCAGATACTGAAGAAGTTACTCCTCAGAAAATAGACTATAAATCTAAAGATTTAGAATTATTTAATAAATGGAATGCTTCTAAATCTAAAAAAGATATGTCTGAATTAGTCAAACATTTAAATCCAATTATCCATAAATCAGTTGCCGGAGTTGCAGGATCTGTACCAACATCAGCGTTAGCTGCGGAAGGTAAATTGTGGACTATTAAAGCAATTAAAACTTTTGATCCCTCTAAAGGTTTTGCTCTCAGTACTCATGTAATGAATTACATAAAAAGAATTAAACGAGTTAATTATAAGTATCAAAATTCCGTTAGATTACCGGAACATATGCAAACAGAATATCATTTATGGAATTCTGCCAAACAACAATTGTCTGACGAACTAAATGAAGAACCCACTCTTGAGCACCTATCTAAGAGATTAAACTGGCCAATGGCCAAAGTTAAAAGGTTTAATGATAGAATATATTCTGACCTAATAGAAAGTGCTAGTGAAAACCCTACTCAAGTGACAGAATATTCTGATAATAATCTGATGATGAATCATATACTCTCCAATCTAACTGAAGATGAACAATTCATATTAAAGAATAAAGGTAAGATGTCTGCTACTGAGCTTTCTAATAAACTTGGTGTAGATACAAATCGTTTAAATTATTTGTCAAGAAAGCTAAGGGATAAGATTTTTAATATGAAAATGGAATTGGGAATCTAAATGTCAGTCCTATCAGAAATATCCAATATCTTCAATAGCCTTTCTACTTTCCTAAAGGATACTAGGGGCTACATAAGTACGGGTAGTAGTTTCCCTGATATTTCTGATATCGAAAGCTTGACATATTCAGAATCCCTGACCTACGTAACGTCTAACGCATTAGGATCAGCTGGTTTTGAAATCGGGGCAGTTCAGGAATCGATAATGACAGCCGACGCAGTAAGCAGAGAATGTGCTATGGCTGCTTTATCAAAAAGTGAATTGTATACAGATATATTAGCTGATCTAGATCGGGAAATTCAATATTACGACTCGTCAGAAGCCTATTTTCGAGGAGTAAGTTCCGGTCATAACACTAACGGAAGTAGATCTTAATAAATGAAATATAACCGTATTGGTACTGAAAAAAACCTTCAAGCTGGTAGTACTTATGATCTATTGTTAGTAAAGGTTAAAGGAGTTTATCCAGAAGGTCAAATCACTTTTGGCCTTTATGATACTCCTATGAAAATAACCGGGTTGCAAAAAGTAGCTCAGCACTTTCTAAGAGTATTGCTTTCATCAAAAGGGAGTGATCCTTTTTACCCTAAGAAGGGGACCTTATTTCCTAGTGTACAAGTAGGTTCTAACATTACTTCTAATAATTCGGAATTGATCTCGGATATAGTAGAAGCTGTAGAAGATGCTTCTCAGCAAGTTAAAACAATGCTTAATAATGAAGGGGCTGATCTAGAATCGGCACTTGATTCTGTTAAAGTACTAGGGGTTACTCCAACTGAAGAAGGCTGGATTTTAGTTTTATATATGCTCACATTAGCTGGAGAAGGTGCAGAAATTAGTCTGCCATCACCTAGTTTTGGAATAGATCCGGTAGAAATTGTAGATTATCCAGTTATACCGGTTACATCCCCTGGAGGAGGCGGAGGTGGAATTACCGAAGTAACCGTAGTACCAACCGCTGCATTTTCACTAACCCCATCGTCAGGAGATTACCCCCTTATAGTTAGTTTCACTGATAGTTCTACGGGTGCCCCGACTTCATGGAATTGGAATTTTGGGGATGGTAATACAAGTTCTATTCAAAGTCCTACCCATACATATACTTCAGCAGGGACATATTCACCTTCATTAGTAGTGGCTAACTCTGCAGGATCTAATTCTGTATCCCACTCTCTAACCGTTACAGTCCCCTCTTCAGGTCCAGGATTTAACATTACATTTGAAGAGTATGGTGCAGATGCTACATATTCCGGTAAAACAATCACTTCTTCTACGTATGCTGCATATCATGTGATTTTTGATTCGCATACCACTGTTTATAGAGCGGGAACTGGGCCGGGGTCTATTGCTACAATGCCCACCCCAGTCGGAGGTTTGGCAGTAGCTGCCGTTGGATATCCATATCCAGTAGTTATGACTTTTGACAGATCAACTGATATATTACCCGGTACTTTAATTTTTGATCTATGTACTTCATCTTTTACCATTTCCGTTACAGCATATGACTACGATGATTATTCTGTTGGGCGAAATGTAGGGCCATATCATTTGGCAGTGGAAATGGGCTGGTTACTTGATCAAACTTTAGATCTTTCCGAGTTAGGGTATATAGATAGAATAGAGTTTCAAGGGACGGGATTTTTTACCCTTAAAAATATAAGATTTATACCTGCATAATCAAATGAAAACTAATAGAATCGGAACTGATAAAAACCTTCAATCCGGGGGTACCTACGACCTGTTAATGGTAAAAATTGATGGCGTTTTTCCTGAAGGTCAAATATCGTTCGGATTGTATGATGTTCCTATGAAGATAACCGGGCTTCAAAAAGTAGCTCAGCATTTTTTAAGGGTTCTACTTACAGGTAAAGGCAGTGATCCATTCTATCCAAATAAAGGGACTTCATTTCCACTATTAAACGTCGGATCTAATATTACAGAATCTAGCCAAGAAATAATTGCAGATATTAAAGAATCTATTTCGGATGCGGTTAAACAAACCAGAGCAATGTTAAATCCTAACAATGAAGATAAAGAATCCGCCTTAGATGATGTTCAATTATCAGGAGTTACGGCTACAGAAGAAGGTTGGATAATCGTACTTTATTTAATAACACTAGCAGGTGAAGGTGCAGAAGTTGCAGTACCATTCCCAGCTTTTGGAATTGAAAAGCCAGTCAGTTATGAAGGATTTGTTATTCCGGATGCACCACCCCCTGTAATAGCTTCATTTACAGTAAACCCTAACTCCGGTGCAGCTCCTTTATCTGTATTATTTACGGATACTTCTTCCGGCAATCCAAATACTTGGTTATGGAATTTCGGAGATGGTAATACGAGTGCTCTTCAAAGTCCAGTCCACATCTACAGCGCAGCGAATACATACGATGTAACTTTAACTGTTAGTGGAAGCCATGGGTCTGATACTTTAACAAAGACGGCTGCAGTAACGGTGACGGATCCTTACGCTGCGTACACAGGGCTATTATTTCATTTCGATGGATCTGTTGCAGATTCATCTTCAAATAACATTTCAGCTACTTTAGTAAATTCCGCATTTATAAATACAACTACTGTTAAATTTGGTACCGGTGCATTAGCTACTACTACGGCTTCAAATTCTAGATTAGTGACTGCTAACGTAGCCCCTCTGCAGCTTACAGGGCTTTGTACTATAGAATTTTGGGTAAATTTTACCGATGTAAGTGCTGGCCAGTATTTCGTCACATCTAATTATTCAGGCGGAAATAGATTTTGCTGGTTCTATACTGACGGGGCAGGTACTTTAAATGTTTACTTCCTAGGTACAACTTTTGCAACATCTGCAACAGTCACTACAAATAATTGGATTCATGTTGCAGTAACTTGGGATGGTACCACTAGAAGATTTTTTAAAAATGGCAGTTTAATTTCTCAAGATACTACTATACCAAATTTCCAAAACGCCCCGTTAGGATGGAGTATTGGTGGACCAGATCCTTCTATAGCAGGGGTTGTAGGTAATCCCGTTAAATACATAGATGAATTTAGAGTAACTTACGGTGCTGCTAGATATACGGCTCCGTTTACTCCATCTTCAACTCCGTTCTGACATAAAGTAATTCTATATAAATAACCGGATCAATACTTAACAATAATCAGTATTCCGGTTATAATCTTTTTATGTCAGATCTTTATTCAGTAATTTCGGGTATGCAACCCGATCAGCAAGATATCGTCGAGGCTGAATTACTTACCCGTCAAATATTAGAAGCTAATTATCCAGACCTAGATTTAAGAGAAGGTACTGGAATTCGAGACTTATTGGTAAGACCTTCTGCTTTTATTTTGGCTCTATGTAAAAAAGGCGTAGAGTATTACTTTTCACAAAATACTCAAAATAAAGTAGATAATTCTACTCCAACTGAAATTGTTGATGACATTCTGAGCAATCTTTTCTTAACTAGAAATACTGGCACCTATGCGGTTATAAGTGCTAGATTGTACTTTGCCAGACAAAAATCAGTATCCCTAAATACTAACGTGAGTTTTTCTACTGATGGTAATTTGTTATTCTTCCCATCATCAGCAGTGTCATATCCCAGTACTGCAATGCAATATGATTCATTTCAAAATGAATGGTTTATAGACGTAGAATTAACTGCGGCCAGTAAAGGAGTTGCATATAACATTAGCTCAGGTAGCTTGTTATACTTTACTAATTTCGATCCTTACTTTTTACATGGGGAAATTAATTTCTTATCTAGTGTAAGTACAGAACCTGAAACAAATTTGCAATTCATTGCAAGGGCTCAATATTCAATCAGTACTAGAAATCTAATAAATAAACCTTCTATTCTCAACAGATTAACTTCTGATTTGAATTTTCTAAATCGCATAAAAGTAATAGGTGCTGGAGAAGCTGAAATTTATAGAGACCAAGCTTGGGTTAGAGGAGGTCCTGGTACTTCTAGAAATGCCTCTAGTATGGTTCTTACGGACGGGAATCTTAAGATGCAGATTTATATGCCGACTCATGGTTTCGTAGTAAACCAACAACTTTCGGTAATTGAGTCTGGTAGTTCGGTTAGTAAATTGGTTTTAAACAGAGTCCATGTAACAGACGTGGTTGATGCAGATAACTTTAAGATTAATATCGATGTTTCTGTAACCCCTAGAACTTTCTTATATCCAGTAGTCACCCCTTTAGAAGAGGATGTATATATTCATTTAGGTGGTCAAGTAGATATTCATTTATCTGAAACAGTATCATCATCTTTACATCAATACACATTAGATTCTACTGGATCTGTAAATTTAACTGGACCTATATATAGCATAGTACGTAGCTCAGTATCTCCTGGCACAGCGGATACTGTTCCATTTGGAACTCCTTTTACGATTACGTATCCCGGTCATACTCAAGATAACAGTGCTACATTTTCTCAGGACGGTACAGGCACTATCACAGTAGTATTAAAAAATCATCCTATGTCAGTAGGTAGAATGGTAAACATAGTGGGTTGGCCTACAGGATCTTCAAATTTACAGTTTACAGTATCTAGCGTAATAGACGGCAACACATTTAAAGTAGGATCGGGACTACCTATCTATACAGTAGACTCCGGATTATCTCCGTATATAAAATATGTATATCCAGGAAAAGATGTAGGGTTTTCTCAACGTCAAGTTTTAAAGGTGAGTTTTGGCCCTACTTATGCAGGGGGAACAGCTAGTTTTACTTCTAGTCAATTTGAATACTTAGATTCAGTACAACCATATTTAGAATTACCTGAAAATAGAGTTGTTTGCGCTGACCCTTTAGCAAGAGGGTTTGATATATACGCATTAAACGTTGGTATTACTGTGTACGATACGACTCTCCCTACTACCGGTTACGTTCAGACTTTAGTAAATGATTTCTTAAAAACCTTAGCCCCAGGTCAAGATTTCATTTTATCGGACTTAGTTGCGTATTTAACTTCTACGGGGGGTATTACTAATTTACAAACCCCTCTAAACGTTACATATACCTATTACACAAAAGACATGTTCCCTGGCAGAGCAGGTACTGTGACGGACGTACTTATGGCTGAATCAAGTACTTCGATTTATATTGTTAACTATGTATCTACTGCACTAATTCATCTATGACAGCACCGATTTCTCTATTTGATGCTAAGGGGTTAGATGTAGGTTCTGATGCTCGGAATATGAGCTATCTATATGGCCTCTCCGACTTCTTTTCTTACGTATTTGAAGATACGAGTACTGTCAACTTAATGTTAGAGGCGAACGCAGTTACTGCATCGGAAATTTATAGTAATTTTTTACAGCTCACTTCTTCCTTATCAATTTCAAGTATTCAGACTACATTAGGCGCAAGTATAAAACTAATCCTTATCAAGGACTCGGATAAGGTGGGGAGTACTCCTAAATATAAAATCAATCTTCCTATTAGTAAAGCTAAATACTTAGCAAATAAACCATTTCTTCCTACAGATTTACTAGAATCGAACGTAGACTTCAGAATAACCCAAATAGATAGTGAATCTTGCTACATTGAATTTGCAAAACCACTGATCAATCATACGTTTAGTAAAAGGCCTACTACTTCTGGTGAAAACGAATATGCAATTTGGGCAACCGATGTAATGATCGATGCTCAATTAATGTATACCTATTATGGAAAAATACTAGGAGTAAACCCTGAAGTTTCCAGTGAGCAATTTTCTAATTTTATATATGGACTTTACTACCTCTACGTAAATGGTCCTACTTTGCAAATAATGGAACAGGGGTTAAATCTTGTTTTAGGTATACCACTAGTAAGAAGTTCTTCTACTGTAGTTGATATTCGTTATAACTCTACTACTAGTCAATATATAATCATTACTGATAATGAGCAGTACGTATTACCTACGGGAATATCTCCATTGGTAAATATAGGTGATTCACTAAGCATAGGTGATAGTTTAGCTAAATGGATTGAATTAAAGGATTATACTTCCGATGGGGCGTGGTGGCTAAATGTAAGTATCCCTGATAATATTATTAAGAATTTATCTGGGAGTCAAACCGATAGATTTGCTAAAGCCGGTAGTAATTTTGATTACTTAATGTCAAACTACCTTTATAAAAATACGTTCCTAGTAAGAATTAATATAGGTACTTTTAATGATAATAAGTACTTTTCATACTTATCTGATATATTGTATAATGCGAAGCCTTCCCACACTCAAGCAGTATATGTCTGGAGAATAGATTTAGGGAGTGTTAATGAAGGAGTTAGCGTATCTGAAGTATCTTTTACAACAAATCAAGTAGCAGCAGATATAGCCTCTATGCGGTCTATCAATACATTCCAAATAAATTACACATATAATGATTGAAAAAGAAACATCACAATTAGGTATGAGTCTCGGTCTTCGTGGGTTTCTTACCGTTGCTAAAATTTATGAAGACGGAAATAGAGAAGTAATATTTGAAGATGAAAATCTTATTGTAAATGGTGGTCGTTTAATTGCAGCTAGGCAATTACAATATTCTTCAGGATCAGGAGACCCTCTTTCATACGCAAAAATCGGAACCGGGGGAGCTACAGACGGTGCAGGTTTATATTTAAAAACTCCTACTGTAACAATGACTGATTTATATACCCCGGTAGGTATTAACATCCCTATTGTAAAAACCGCTCACAACGATTCTATACCAACAATAACATTATTAGCAAACGTAGATAATTCTGTTGCCAACGGACTATATATTAACGAAGCTGGGTTTTTCTCCGCATCGGGAGTAATGTTTAATATCAAAGTATTCCCCCGAGTACTTAAACAATCATCCTTTTCACTGACTCTAGAGTGGGTTTTACAAGTATCATAATATGTCTACCTATACAATTACAATTACTACTACTTTAGAACCAGACCACTACGTTGTTACTGCAACAGCAGTAGGAACTGATACTTTACCGTCCGATATTTTTGTTTATGAAAACTTAGGTACCTCTACATTAGGATCCTACTACGGGGTCTGCTCTTATTTAGATTACGGAAGATTTCAACATTTTAACGGTACACCTATTCCAACGTTTGGAAATAGATTTGTAAAAACTTCAACGGCAACAATCTTAGTTCCACTGGATAAGAGTCCCGAGTCAGTAAAAGCTAAGATTGTTAGCGATATTACAAAATTTAAAAACGCATTCTTAATTAGTCACACTTCTACACAGGTATACACAGTATGAGTCTTAAGTTCACAAACAACGCCCGTACCTTGCTTACGGCTAATATTTCAGCAGTGGATACTACTATTCCAGTATCTTCTACGTCAGCTTTCCCTACTATCAGTTCAGGGGCCGACGCTTTTTATGTAACTATTTCAGATGGAACAAATACGGAAGTAGTCTATGTCACGGGTAAAACAGGTACTTCTTTTACGGGTTGTGCTAGAGGTGTAGACGGTACCACCGCTAGAGCTTTTACATCCACTACTCCAGTTGAACAAAGACTGAATGCAGGGGCTCTGAATTCATTCCTTCAATTAGGCGGCGGTATTATGGCCGGGAGTTTACAAGCTGCTTGGGATGCAAGCTTACCCTATGAAGTAGTTACTAAGCGACAGTTAGATACTGTAACAACAACTGCAAATAGTGCGGCGGCAACTGCTTCTAATGCATTGCCTCTATCCGGCGGTACCATGACAGGGTATATTACGTTGCACTCTGGAGCTACGGCATCTTTTCATCCCATAGCTAAAGCGCAATTAGATACAATACTTACTAGTTATCTAACCGTGGGTAATTTTGCAAGTTCGTTGGCTGCAAATGGGTATCAATATTTACCAAGCGGTTTGCTAATTCAATGGGGGTACCAGGCAACTCCAAATGGAAACTACTCATTCCCAATTGCATTTCCCAACGTATGTTATGTTATAGTAGCTGGTAATGCTGACTCTCAAGGTTCTAACGTAGATAACTCTTTTGCATACCCTGTTAGTTTGAGTCAATTTCATATGGCTTCTAAATCAAGTCCAGGTTCAATTTCTGCTTATCCTACGTATTGGATAGCAATAGGAAGATAATTTATGACGATATTTTTTAGTAAAACTCAAAACGGATTTTTCAATTCGGATATTCACCAGTCTATGCCAACTGATGTAATAGAGATTTCAGATGAATTACATCAATCCCTACTTCAAGGGCAAAGTGAAGGTAGACAAATTTCAGCAGACGAGTCTGGTAATCCAATACTGGTAGACAGGTCGGGGCCGTTAGTCACAAAAGAAAATATGTGTTCCTTTATTCAAGCGGCGTTAGATGAAAAAGCCAAAGAATATGGATATGACAATATAATGTCAGCTATCTCCTATGCGGATGAGCCTGGGATTAATAAGTTTCAAACTGAAGGTAAAGCTTTCAGGCTTTGGCGTTCATTAGTATGGGATTATGTTTTTAACTCCCCAGAAAGCATAGCTCCGGCTGATGTTTTGGCAAATTTGCCAGAATTCTCCTTGGAAAATTAACGAATTAAATCCTCATACAGCTTTAAAATAATAGCTTAAGAGGAAGTAATGGCAGAACCAAGTTTAGCAACAGTAAGTGCAGGGGCAGGGCTGGTAGTAGTAGCTACCGTAGCCCTAGGCCCTATTCTAGGCGAATATTCTATTATTATAGGATTCGGCCTGTTAGGTACATTAATTGCACTATCTGAATCTGTACAAACATCAATTTGGAAATCACTTCTTTTCGTGATAAGAGGGGTGATTTTCAGTTTTGTTTTTTCAGGACTTATAACTTCTTTAGTAGTAAAATACTTATTACCTCAAGACCTCGGTAACACTCCTTATATTGCAATGGGGGCAGTAGCTTTTGTAATAGGTTGGTCAAGTGACAGATTTCAAGTTATAAAAAATGCTCTTTTGAAAAGAGTATCCAAGATAGTAGATAAGAATGATACCCCATGAACGCACTTGTTACTTTCGGATTTTTAACAGTAATAGTAGGTGGTTATCTGTTACACAAGGTGGATAAAACATACTCTTGGTTTACCCGAATGAGCATAGTTGCCTTAACTATGTCTGGTGTTCTTATGATTTGGTTCGTAGCGTCAGTAAAAACTCCACCCGTAAGTGAAGCTAAGGTTGAAATTTTAGGATATAACTCTCAAGGTTTAGTGGCATCATTCAGTGCGGTCAGTACTAGGAACTGTTCAATAGAAGGTATTGATGCCTTCACTATAAACCAAGGTGACCTTTCTTTGCTTCAATCTAAGTTTATCTATCTGGGAAAAAGCAACGGGGTTGAAAAAGGTTTCATTACAGTTTCCAATCCAGAGCATATCAGTTCGGATAAAATTACGTTTAAAACAAGGCATTTTTGCCCCTTTGGATTTCAAGTAGTTACTAAACTAGAAGAATTTAACATCCCTAAGATACTGGATAAATCCAAGGTGCAATTACCGTGATGCAATATAAAAACTTTGAACTAACTCCTGGTATCTCTCAAGATTTAATATTTGAAATATTAGATGATACTTATTTAAAAGTCGATCTTACAGGATACACTGCAAAGTTAGAAGTTCTTAATGAAAATTCTTCACTCAGATTAACTTCAACTACCTCTTCTGTTATCGGACTGGGAAATCTAAAAGTCCCTGTAGTAGATGTTGACACATTAAAAATTGGTAGCGGTCAATATCAGTATCGCCTCGTATTAACAGACTCGTCTAGTAAAACCAGAGTTCAGTATAAAGGATTCTTAACTCTTTCAGAGCCAGTATTCAATAGCGGGTCCATTGCCCCAGTTCAAAACGTTGTTTTGGCGGACGGGTCTTTATTCCTAAATGCCCCAGATTCATTATCATTAGGAGTATGGTACTCAACAGTCAACCCGTATAGATTAATGGTTTCAGGTACTGGGGTTTTATCTATGGATTTAAGAGATCCTGCCGGAGCTATTACTATGGATACTCAGAGATTTGTAGGAGATCCTACCAGTGAAGTTCAGTGGGTATTCTATTATGGTCCAAATCCCGGGTTTAGAATAAATCAAAACTCTGGTACTAATACAATTAGGTTTGCACCCCAATGAAACTAAAAAAAGTACAAGAAGGGTTACCTCCTGAAGATTGCCCGAAAGTAGTCCTTATTTCATGGGAGGACGCCAAAGTAATTTCAGATGGTGGAGTCTGGATGACAAATAGAGAATTTGACTACGAACCCCATACGGTATGGCAGGTTGGGTTTTTATTAAAAGACGACCCTGCCGGAATCATAATTGTAGAGGCGTGGCATAAAGATCTAATAGGGAATCCAACTCAAATACCCAGAGGTATGATTAAATCATTACAATACCTGTAAAGTATAAATCTCACACTGAAAAGCACCGTTCTGGTGCTTTTTTCATTTCAAAGCCAGTTTTTATTTCCACTTGCCAGTTTTGTCCGAAATTTATGGCAGAAATTGTTCCAGTAAAATCAGGCAAAAGCCAGTTTTTAAAAAAGCTAAAAATAAAAAGTGGCTTCAGAAGTTCCAGTATCTATTAAGGAAAGAGGGTCAAAAGCCAGTTTTCCACCTTTTTTTGAAAAAAATATACATACTCTGTGTGAGAGATGAATTGGAAAAAAGTAGAAGCCATAAAAACGTCTCTTATATATATTATATATATAGATCTCAGGAGAAGAATATATTATATATATAAGAAGATGTATGTTTTACTGGCACTTTAATATTACAATACTTAATTCTATTTTTCTAGAAATTTTTTCTCTCTCATAGAGTATGTATATTTTTTTCAAAAAAAGGTGGAAAACTGGCTTTTGACCCTCTTTCCCTTATAGATACTGGAACTCTTGAAGCCAGTTTTTAAAAAAGCTAAAAATAAAAAGTGGCTTTTGCCTGATTTTACTAGAACAATTTCTGCCACAAATTTCGGACAAAACTGGCAAGTGGAAATAGAAACTGGCTTTACAAGTAAAACGTAGATGTTTACTTTACAACCTACTTAAATTTATAGACGGTAAGAAACCCACTCTTTTCTTTAGTACCTCACCCCTTCTATTTCAAACGAAAACGGGCCTAGCTTCGTTTTAAATTTAAAGGTAGTACTACGCCCTACCCTAAGCTAAAAAAAGGGCTTAAAAGCCCTTTTATCAAATTTGCTCGGAACTAGCTTCAGCCAATTAACTTACGCAAGAACCTGCGGATAGGTCCGGGACTTTTTTCCTTTTCTGAAACTACAGATGTCACCTGTTGAGCAGCAGGTTTTTCTTCAAGCGGAGTTTCCACTTTAGGTTCTGCTTTACTTTCCACTTCAGGCTCTTGTCTCAGACCTTTATTGTCGTGTATGTTTCGAGGAGTAGATTTTGATTGCATTTCCTCATCGCAATCGTCAATTTCTTTGACTATCTTTTGAAGTTCAGCAATCAATCGAGCGGCCAAGGCCTCTTTCTCTTTAGCACTCATACCGGCAATAGTTGAGATATTAGGAATGATTTGGTTGGAAACCGTTTCATTCTCTAGCGTCAGCCCCAACCCTAGTTTTTGAAGCGACCCTGCTTTATTCAGGATTTCTTTAGCTTTATTGTCAAATTCTTTATTTCCACTATGCATTCCGATAGCAGCTTTAATGGCTTCATCGAGGTTGTCTATTTTGTTTAGAATGTCCGTTTCAAGATCGTTGTATTCCGGAAGGACGAGTTTGTATTCAGGAACATACCCTTCGATAGATAACCCTTCATACCGAATTTGAATAGGCAGCTTCATGGCTCTACGCATGTATTCCAGATTCAAAATGGAATTTAACCTAGAGAATCGAGGACCTAATACTGACAGTGAAGATGTCAATTCGATACCAGACCCAAAACTGAGGATATCCGTAAATAGGATAAACGTATCTGAAGACAAACTTTTAGGTGCAAAAGTGACAACCTTAGGTTTATCTTTTTGAAAACCCGCATCTGTATCAAGAGAATCCCGAAGGTTTCTCATTTCTACCATGAGACTGTTAAAAGCATCGATAGCTGCGAGGATGTCTGTAGTAGACATATCTCGAATAACAAATCCAACGTTGATATTGCCTTTGGATTTAATGTCACCAACAATGTTTTTAACAAAAGCAGGGACTTCTTTATCCGAAAGAATAGAATCGAGATTTAAATGAAACTGGTCCATTACATTACCTTTTTAAGAAAATCTAAAGTATTTGAAAAAACTTGGGTTCGAGTTTGATTTGCATCAACTACAAAATATGCAGATCTATTGCTTAAAATTCGTTGCTCATACCTTTCGGCAATATCTGACATGAAGTCCATTGCGTCATCGTCTAGTGCCTCAGAGACTTTATCCCTGAGTTGCAATCTAGATTCTGCTATACCAACTGCAACGTCTAAATATATTGTCACATCAGGGACAATAATATCCTTATGCTGGCTTTGTACTGCGTTAATGAAATCAGAAGATACTCCCATTGCCCCTTGGTATGCCCAAGAAGAATCTGCGTGCCTGTCGGTAAGAACAACAGCGTTATCTTTCCTTGCAAGAACTTTTTGTATCATTAGTAAGTTTTCAACTCTGGCACCTTCCAGTAAAAGAAATGCTACTCGGGGATCTACTGAAGCTTTTTTCAAAATGCTTCTAACTCCGGTACCTACTTGAGTAGACCCTGGCTCAAATAGTGTATATACAAAGTCGCTATTACTACGAAATTGAGTAGCTAATGCAGAAACTAAATCTGATTTACCGCTACCATCAATACCTTCAAAAGCAATGAACCGAACTTTTTTACCTGCAAAAGATTCGGGTGTGGGGTTAGTTTGTAAAAGTTTACTCATTTGTTTCAATATTGTTGTGCTTTAAATTACAGCATACTAACTAACCACTCTATATCGGCTCGGCCACCTGATGCGTTTCGGTGACCCCCGCCATTAAAATTTTTTGCTACATTGGATACGTCAAAGTTAGATTTAGTAGCCTCGCTTCTGAAACTTAATCTAACTACGCCAGACCCGTCAATGTACCAAAGAATTGCGTAATCAATGTCCAATTGCTTGCATAACTCATTACCCATTTCTGAAGTTAAATGAGTAGTATTTAATAGGGCAATCTTACTACCACCGTAAGTCATTAGTTTTACATTACCAGATGGTATGACTCGGCCTACCTCTTTATCTTTATATTGAGAAATTGCTTCCCCACTATTTTTCAGAAAAGAAGATCCTTCCTTGCTTGAAATGGCATCCCATGCCCCCATATCTTCTGGAATAACAGAAAGACCTGACAGTACTGCTTTTGTATCAGGTAACTCCCATCGCCAAAGATCACGGTCTTGGATAAATTCTAATAGGGTAGGGGTTGGTACGCCAGGATGAAAATATTCCCAAGCTAGTACAGCCCCGCTTTTTTCCATGTCGAATGTAGCGTAGGGCTCGTCACTTAAGATTTCTTTTGCAGACTTATGGTGATCTAATACTTTCAGTACTTTAGACCTAGAGTACAAATCCCGTAAGAATTCTTTACTATATGAAAAATCTGCAATGTAGACTTCAGATCCTGATTCTATTTCCGGAGTAGGATCTTTATAATCCGCTGGAATATAAATAGCTTTATCACCGAATTTTTTCCAAGCAGCATACTTAGCCCCTAAACCATCCGTACAAGGATAGTGGTGAATTACATAAATTTTAGTCATTAGTGATTTGAACTTGGATTTGAATTGTAAATTGATAACCTAAAGAAAAAGGGTTTCTTTTTCCTTCGTTGACTGAATTGGATTCAATCTTATCATTCCTGATAAGATTGAAGACATCTCTGATAGATATCTTTGTTTATGTGGGGGTCGTGTTGGGTTTTATCGGGGTTTTAATCCCCTGCACCGACAGCCTCACTAAGGACATACAGTTACTGTACATCTGAGCTACATCTTACTACCCTATTAACCAATGTAATTGGTAGTCTTTTGCCGCTATTTACTCAACGTGAAACGCCGTTATACTCCGGCTGAGTTTAAGAGAACGTTAACTCTGCACACCTCACGAGATCTGAGTACCAGGTGTTAATGGTCCAGCTGCATGCAGGATCCATGGAGGAGTGACTCTTGACCAAGTCATGCAATGACTAGGTCAGTTGGTTTCGAATAATGTATACACTATTCCTGACAGCATATTCTTACACAATAAGATAGTTTTCGGCCTACCCTACTCTGTAAACATACACTTATCGAATACTTAACGTCTGGGTAAAGATTGAGCTTAATGAAACCATTTTCCCCGTTTCTATGAAAACTTCAGGGGGAAAAGACTATTATCGAGCAGTGACTGCTCAAAGCTTTTAATGCTACCAAAATCTTTACAAAAAAAGGATAAACTTATCCACTGGGTATGAGGTGCTCTTCTTATTTATATAAAACTTATTAAATGTTCTATATAAGTTTTAAAAGAGACCACGTCGTAGATGTCCAATCCAGTGGCCAGTTCTTCGGTAGCCCAAGCTACCGAAAACAGCTTTGAAGATAGTTACGTTATCTTCATGCTTTTCAGCAATACTTTATCCGACTCAAATTAATGAGTATTTCAAATCAAACAATACACTATATTTATTCATTATTTCTACTGCAGCTCTCTTTAGAACCGGTTAGTACTACTGGAGAAGACCTTATGTCGACATATGTCGAGATCGATGTCCGCCGGGTAGTGCGTCAGTAGTCCTTGGCTAACAAAGTTAGCCAAAAGAGCTTTGAAGATAGTTACTCATCTTCCGCCGTTTGGCGTACTATATTTATATTTGATTTGAAATACAACCTAGGGTTTAACTAGGTTGTTTACAGCACTTTAAGTCTGTTTAGTCAGCTAAAGCAAATTCTTCGATTGCTGCCATTTGCGCAGGACTTCGACTCTTCCAGCTTTTTGGCCAGTTATCAGGAGTCGGGGAATCTAAAGTTTCGATACTATCGCTATCTCGAAATGCAAGGTATGCGCCTTGATTATCTTTAATAATTGCGAAACCCTCATCTGGGTATTCGATAACTTGTTGCGTCATGCACATGATGGTCTTTCAACGGTTAGAATACTGCTAGGGAAAGATGGCGTGTCCAGAGGGATTCGAACCCCCGACCTACTGCTTAGAAGGCAGTTGCTCTTTCCAGCTGAGCTATGGACACTTATTACTTCAGGATTTCAAAGTCCATTCGATGAGTGTAAATATCATCAGCTTGGACACCGACGCTCTTAGCAATAAGTCTAACAGTTTTGAATGACGGGGAATAATCCGCATTCGTGCTAGACGCATGGCTAAGAACTCGGCTGACAGTCGTTCTGCTCAAACCAACGTATTCAGCCAACTGTGCGTTGTTGAAGTTACCTTGATTCTTAAGTTTACGAAGATTTTCAGCGAGTCTCATTTGTTTTCTATTTTGGTTAAGTTAAGAAATAAACCTATACATGGTTCTGTACTTTTCTTATACCAAAGAATAGAAAAAAATTGAATCAATGAGCCCTGACTACAGCAGGTTTCTTGATATACTTCAGCTCAATGACTCGGTTCTTATTTCTCATTTCAGATAGCATCTCTTTTATTTCACCGGGTAGATTCTTATCAGAAAACCCGGCAGGGATTACTAAAAGGTCTCTATTAGAATTAAACTGAGACTCACCCATTCTAGGGCTGTGAGATACATACTTGTGGTTAAATACTTTTTTCAATTCTAATTCTTCTTCGGATACCAACGGAGTATCAACTTTTATTTCAACGATTTCTTTATTTCCTAATTCTTGCTTTTGCGCTTTCTTTTGCGTTTGCAGCATCGTTGAAAATAAAGGGTAAAGATGCAAGGCAACAAGCGTCCGCCTCATGATCAGTTTTAAATTCATATGAATTATCTGTTATATGTTTTGCCAAAGCTACGCTGAATTTCTTATCGAAAGACGGCGATGGGTTACTAAATCCTGTATGTTGATTGCATATCTGAGATATTTTGATTTTCCAATCAATAGCTCTGATCATCTTTGGATACACACTTGAATCAGTACAAGCATTATACCCTAGAAATCGTGCTCTAATCATGCCTATCAACATGGTTATGTTTTCAGTCTCTGAACTGAATACATTGTTGTATGGCACATATCTTTCTATAGTGATGAACTTTATCTCGAATTGAGAAGTATCACTGATCATGGAATTGATTATGATTGGAAGTTCTTCTATAAAACCATAATCGTTTTTAGAAGGATTAAATACCCCAGATGCAATTACTTTTACTTTAAAAGGCTGTACTTTTTGAACTATGGAAAGTCCTAGGTTTACCCACCCAGGATCTATTCCTATTGAGATTTCTGTTTTCATTATTCCGATTTAACAATAGAAGATCCGGATGTTATAGTACCGGTACCACCTTCTATTACGATAACTGCATCTCCTTGCCTAGCTATAGTTTTACCACCTGCACCTTTAAGCACTCCGCTACCCCCGGTTACTTTAAAATGATGACCACAATTAGTATTACCAGTATCGTTTACTGCTACCGCATCTTGACCATCAACTTTAAACCCGCCTGACCCGGACGTAAATACTCCTGTCCAGGCCCTGGGCGAACCGTGGGCAGTACAAGTACCGGCAACAGTATCTCCGACCCTTGCTATGCCCATTTGAGCCATTAATAAACCCATTCCCCAGACATTGAGTTCTTTGAGTACTGAACGGAAGTAGCTTCGAAGAAATTAGCAAAAGTATTGGATGTGATTAGGTCAATCCAAGGGAGAGGGTTTTCTTTGATTCCGAATTGTGGTTTCAATCCCATTTGCTGCATTCTATAATCACAGACGTAACGTACGTACGCCTTTACACTTTCTTCAGTTGCGTTGTTATTCTTACCAACTTTATAAGTAAGAGTAATGAATTCATCCTCTAGTGCAACGACTTTTCTGGCAGTCTCGTAGATTATCGCTTTAAAGTGATTATTGATAACCGAAGGATTTTCTTCCAAATAGAGATTAAACAAAGTAGTTAAACCGTTTACATGAACAGATTCGTCCCCGATGCTCCATTGATTACCACTTACCGTACCTGGTAATTTACCCTCTTGACTGAAAGAAAGCAGCATAGCAAACATGCCGAATAGGTTAACCCCTTCCATTAAGACTTGTTTTGCCAAATACAAAGCAATTTCAGAAGGGTTACCTAGCGGAGATTCTTCAATCATGAAATCATGCTTATCCTTCATTTCCTTAAAAGACAAAAACTCTGACATGAAAGCTTCGCTATCGTAACCTAACGTATCGTTAAGTCTCTTATACGCTTTCATATGTGTAGTTTCTCTTGCTGCAAAACTTAGCAGCATGATTCTTGCATCGGCATTCTTGAAAATAGGGAGCAGCCTATTTACGTAAGATGCACACACATCGGTATCGGATTGAGTAAACAATCGAAGAATGTTTTTTATGAACGCTTTTTCCTCTTCGGAAATAGTACCATTCTTCCATTGCTCGCAATCTATTCTCATGTCCATTTCTTCAGGAATCCAATGACCGCGTTCATGTTCATCAGTGATTTCTTGAAGCTTCAAATACTTCGGTACAAAAATTTCATTAGTTTCAGTTAAATTTGACATTTATTATCCCTGGCAAGCAACGCAGTCAGCACCTTGAGTTGACCAATCAACTAAAGCTTTTCTTTCAATATTTTTAACAGTATCAATTTTGCTTTCACGTTCTGTACGGAAGTAATACAACGTAAGAACGTTTTCCGATTTCAAGAATTTCAAATGAACACTATTAATATATTCTCTTGACATACCTGCAGTAAAGAACAGGTTTAGAGATTGAGCTTGAGAAATATATCCACCTCTTTGATCGGCTAATTCAATCAGCCAATGTTGATCAATTTCATTGGCGCATTTAAATACTGCCTTTTCAATATCATTTAGTTCCGGTAAATGCTGAACAGAGCCGTTATGCTCTAGAATACTATTCCAAGTTGTTTTGTTATTAATACCTTTATGTTCCAGCAAGGCTTCTAGGTAGCGATTTTTCATAACAAAAGAACCAGCTCTAGTATCTTTAACAAAAATGTTTCTATACCACGGTTCAATAGAAGGAGATGTATTTGCTAAATCCGCAGAATTAGCGTTAGGGGCAATAGCAGTAAGTCTACTATTTCTCAACCCAGTACCTAACATATCTGGAGCTTCCCCACGTTCCAAAGCTAGTTTTTTACTTTCTTCAACTGCCCTAGAACTTATCAATCCGAATACTTGATGGGTTAATTGAACTGCAGAATTAAACCCTCCGCTTTCAAACGGGATCATTTTACTTTGAAGTAAACTATGCCATCCAAATGTACCTAAACCCAATGCTCTTTCACGTTCAGCAGAAAATTTAGCTTTTGCCAGACTAGCAGGCACATTGTCGATAAAGTATTGCAAAACATTGTCTAGGAATCGAATTAAATCTTGAACAATAGTCGTGTCTTTCCACTCTTCAAACTTTTCCAAATTTAAAGAAGAAAGGCAACATACGAAGGTTCTAAATTCATCCGTAGGTAAAGTAATTTCTGAACACAGGTTTGACCCTTTAACTTTTAAACCTAGCTTTTTCTGGGACTCTGGCATTTTTCTATTTGCCAAGTCAATTTTAAGCATAAAAGGCTCACCGGTCAACGCCCTGGTGTCAAGCATATCTTCCCAAATTGCCCTAGCACTGATGGTATCAAAAATTTTACCTGAATGAGGGCACTTTAACGCTATCTGTTTATTGGTGAGTACAGCATCAATAAATTCATCGTTTAGGTTAACTGCACTGTGAAATTGTTGACGATTATCTGACCGGCGTTTGGCATCTCCACCAGGAACCCTAAAACGAATATGTTCCAAAATGTCTGGATGATTGACATCCATGTAAACCGCTATGGCACCTCTACGACTACCACTTTGTTTAAAGTAGCCTATAGACGAATCAATTACCTTGAGGTAGGGTATGGGTCCAGGAGCTTTTTTAGACGTGCCACGGATCGAATTATGGGCTCCCATGCCTCCTCCTGCCATACTCAGAGTTGCCAATTCTTGAATAAAGTCAACTTGACCTTTTGCGCTATCAGGGATTTCTGCTGCGAAGCAAGAAATAGGCAAGCCTGTAATCTTTTCTTCCGGAAGAAAAAAAGAATTGTACCAGTAGTGAGCACCGGTTTTTCCAGGATCCTTAACCCATTTACCCTTCGCTGCATTCGAGAGTACTGGACTTGCATACATGAACCAATTATTGTATGCATAATCGTAGATACGTTGGGCTAGCTCATAATCCCCGTAGCAAAAAGTAGTAGCTGGGCGGGCAAGAGCTTGAGGAATAGTCTCCCCTTCTCTTATATAGTGACCTTCTAATAGGGTCTTTGAGAAATCATTAACATAGTCTGGGTTTTTTCTATCTATTTGAATTCCGAGATACGAGTATTTATTGGACATTTATTATTTAAGAGTTTTAATTGTAATTTTTGTTGACTAAAAAAAACTAGAGACCTAATGGTAGGTCTCGTATTTTTCTTATACCAGGAAAAGTATTTTATCTGAAAATTAACCGGTAGAAGCGTTATTTTCAGAAGAATTTTTTTCACCAGTTTGACCCTCAGTATTTTCTAGGGTTTCGTCACTGGGATTCATTTTTGATAACAATGTTATCAAGATGGCTATTGCTGTAACTACATTTTCAGATGGAATACCAGGATTCCAATGTTTGTTATCCGCAGGCCACCATACAGGAGTACCCTCTAAGCTTACCCCTTTCTCTAAAGAATAGGCTGAGTGGATTGCATAGCAAGCCGCCGCCGCACATTCTGAGCCGAAAGTCTTAGGGTCAGATTTTAATAAAACCCCTTCTTTTTCTAGTCGAGAAATTTCAGCGGTGATTTGTTGTTGGATTTTTTCAAAACTCATGATTTACTAGAGCCAGCGCTTAGTCCAGAAGTAAGTTGTTTTGTAAGAGAATCCATAGTTTTAGATAAATGTTGCTTTAAAACTTCGTTAGTTTTCTCAGTGAAAATCTTCTGAATCATCGAATCAATCCTCATACCGATTCGAGTTTCAATCAATTTCTGAGTATCTTCTTTATTCAGAATATCTGTAACTGCAGAACTCACGGTTTCTTGTATTTTTTTCTCTAAGTCCCTTTTAAATTCCGGCTTTAATTTATACGTTTCATATTTACCGTATCCGCTAGTACTCACAAATTTAGAATTGACTTCAGAAACCGTTTGGTTAATCTGAGATTTGATATCAAAATCCGCTTTTATTAGGGACGAGGAAGCTTCTTTATAAATAAACCTTTTGGTTATTTCTTCAATGACACATTGCTGAAGTTGCAAACGTACTTCTGACCCTGCGGGGAATAGTGTTTTTACCGCTGAACCATCTAGCTTTAATTCAATTGACATTTTTAAACTCGAAAAGTTTCTGATAGATCTACTTTTAGTTCGTCTGGATGACAACCTTTTACCTTACCAGTACCAACTAAATACCCAAGTTCATAGCCTTTATATTTCCCGAAGCTATAACCCCACATTATACAACAAATTCCTACGACAGTAACGGTAAGAATTACTGCAACCCCTATTGCAATATTGGTAAAAACCGGGTGCATTAGAACATCTCTAATTGAGTAGTTGTTGGTAATCCTAAAGCCCACTGTTTTAAATAATGATCATCTTTATTCTTTGGAAATTCTACTTCTTCTAACTCATCTATAGAATATAATCGAATGCATCCATTTCCATAGTTTCTCTCATTACTTACGGCGGAAAATACTTTACTACATTCCGAGTTATCATAATTCCGCTCCAACACACCGTACCCTTGAGAAATTGCATATATACTTTTCAGAGAGGTAATTTCTATAAAAAATACACGGTTGGGGTACTTGGTTGTAGTAGACCAAGGCTCCTCTTTAAATTCAGAGTTTGGAGGATGACAATTCGGCCATCTAAAATATCCAAAATCGTGAGATATGGTAGCCCCAGGCTTTATACGGGCCCAGAAGAAAGACTTTGTGACTTTAGTGTCCATATTCTTTTAAGAAATTTTCAAAATCTTTTTTCAACAACTCAGCCATTTCCCCTCTAACCGGTTTGCCATCGGCAGCATCCCTTTCTAAGACGTTACAAATCATCTTGACAGATGCACACAATTTAATGTGCGCAGCCTCTTTTTTACTGGCAGTATCAGGAGGGAATCCTAACTTTATATCTTTTTGTACTTGTAAGGATTCTTTGATCGAAGAAGCTTCTTGTTTTCCTAAAAACTTTTCTTCGATGGCTTTAGTAGCTTGAATCATATCCGCTAAAGTTCGAATTTCTTGTTCAGCCGGTCTAATTTGACCGGGAGCATGAGTTTTATTTGTTACTTTGTGAGCGGGTTGAAATGGTATAGACATATTATACTGACCCGGTTACCCGGGCCAGTTCCTTATTTATAGACGAGGGTCAAGGAGCTTTTCTTGCTTCATTTGACCAATCATTTTAACAACGTACATTTTCCGGTCTTCATCATTTGCAGTTAGCATGGCTGATGCTAAAGCATGTTCCTGAATACTTGTACGGACTTTGCCTGAAATGTTCTTTTGACGACACAGACGGAGATATCGTTCCGGACGCGTATAGTCGTAACCATACACAATCCGTAGATACTCCTCTGAGCGTACTTTTAAGAACGGCAGTTCTGAGTTAGGATCTTCAGCCTTGACTACTAACCCTTCCATACCATTCTCGATAGTAAGGACATTGAAGAATTGTTTTGCAACTTCCACTTCTTCCGGCTTGGTCGTATCTATCTTCAAATAAGCGTCTTTATTTACGCTTTTAAAGTTGATAGATTGTAGCTGCTTAGACCAATCCGTTACTGAAGTATCTGAATTATACAACACTTTGAATGGCCTAAATTCAACCGGAGTATCTTTGGTAAACAGCGCCAATGATTGGTGGAATTTCTTCAAATCTTGTTGTCGATTCGAAACATCCATTTCAGTTGCAAATCCGGTAAGTTTACTGAATTCAGAATCTGAAGCCAACGTCGTCAATTCATGATTGACCAAAAGCCCGTATGGATAAAAGTGAGAAGTAATGAGCCCCTCACCTAATGCCATCCACGGAAGAAGTTCTCCGTCGATGATCATATCTCCATAGGTCTCCAAGTCTGACGCTCTCTTAGCGTGTTCCGATAGTAGAAATTGCTTGTATTCTTCCGGAGTTTTCCCATGCACTCCTTTAATTACCCAGCCGCCACGACTAACGGCAAACGTTTTTTCAGGTTGACCCTTGTACAAATACAGCTGGCAACGACTACCCATGTATTTGCTTTCCAACGTTACTTCCGTTACTCCCCGATTTTTAAAGAAGTTAAACGCCCCTTCGAGAGGTTCGATTTTTTCATTTGAACTAGGTGCCGGAGCCATAGTTCCAGAAATATATCGAACACCGTTTTTCATGACTTGATCCAAGAGACGTAAATCCCTTGCCTCTAAGTCATAGTCGAGGATGTTGAATTTGTTGTCTACCAGAATACCTTTTGCAAGGTCTTTAGCAACCGAAGGATCTTCGACCCGAGTCTTGCATTTGATTTGAATTTGACTTGCAATCTTACCGTTTTCGATAAGAACTGCGGTCAGATCCCCTCCATACACAGCACCGGTATCTAAGAAAACCTTATTTTTAAAGTTGAGCTTTTTGAACCTATCACTTTGCATCGAGGTCACATGACCAAAAATATGCAAAGGCATACTGGCATCAGCTTCTTTATAAAGCCAATTCAGATTTTCTTGGACTGATTTTTCACGGTCTTTAATTCGATAGTTTCTTTGGGCAGTTAAAGTATTGTCGTGTACTTTACCTAGCTCAGAATTCAGGCACGGCGCATGGGTAATGTAGACGGGTAGGCTACCATCTTCTGCAAACGTGTTGATAACTGCAAAAGGAAGTGATTGCTCAAAGATCTTAAAGAACTTTTCACGATGCTCCTCACTTTTCTCCAGAACCGAAACAGACGTAAAATAGTCCTTTTCAATTTCTAGATTGGGCTCAATCATCCCTTTCAGACGCTTATAGACATAATTTTCGTGATTACCGATAATTACTATGTCGGTAGAAATACGCCCATACATCAAATCAACCATCCGAAGAGTATCGTTACCCTTGTCAAGATAATCCCCGACATGAATGATTCGATATTCTTCCGGAATTCGACTGATCAGCAGTTGCAGTTCATCAACGCATTCGTGAGAGTCTCCAATTACTGCAAACTTAGAAATCCCATCTCCCCCGTTGTAGTTAATTTCCGAGCACTCAAATTGAAGTTCAATTTTTTGCTTGGCAATTTCAGTAAGGGCGTGATCTTCCCATACTCCAGATGCGCCTTCAAACCACCAAGAGTTGTCTCGGGGAAGATCCCAGCCAAAAGACTCTTTATATGAAATCCGTAGACGCTCATCAAAGTTTTTTGCCTTAAGAGCAGGAAGGATTTTTCGGCGGAATTTGATAACTGAATTTTCAATGATTGCTTTTTCAGATTCAGTGTCTTCCTCATGGAAGTAATCCGAGCGATTCTTGTATTCAAAAGTAACTAGAACAACTTTATAGCCGTTTTCTTTACCAATGTTGAGAACCAGTTCCCGAAATTTCTCATCCATACCTGTAGTATCTATTACTACAATCTCAGTGGAGATGGGGAAAGATACTGCTGCCCTGTATTTAGTAATGAGAAGCTTAAAAGCTTGTTCACTTACCGCCTGCATACCTTGAGTGTATTTGCTTGATGAGGCATACGGGGACAGATTTGAAATTTTCAACAAATCTTTGCGAATACGATCAGACGAGATGACCTCCCAGGGGATCATCATTGCATCGCTCAAATTTGCAATGTCTTCAGCAAATTGAGATTTACCAGAAGAAGTGGGTCCGCAAAGAACAAACACCGTATGCGGAACCAAATTGATCTTCGGGATCAAATTGATGGGAGGTTCTGTGTTGCTAGAAGTATCGTTTGAATTCATGGTATTTTCGCTAGTCATTATCAAGCAACCTTTTTAAAGTGAACCATGAATGAACAAGGTTCTGAATTTATAACATCACCTAATGCAGAAACTTCTACATCAAAATGTTTAGGCGTAGCGATTGAACTAAGAAAGTCGCTTAGATCTTTCAGATCAGGTTCCCACTTGTGGTCATCGTGTCGGAATTGACCTTCTAAACCGTAGTTGACATTGAACGCATGATTAGGCATAGTAACCACTACGTTAGTAGGGCCTTCACCGCCATTTAGAATTGCTTTAAGAATCTCGATGGATTCTTTACGATCCATGTGTTCCAATACTTCTGACAACAATACATCATTGTTTTCAGCAATAGATGGATTGGAAGATAGAAATTCCATGTCAAATCTTTGATTGATGACATCGATATTTTCAATCTTGCGTTTCTTTAAACGTAAAGAATTAATCTCGCAAATTTCAGGATCTACTTCAAACGCCAGAATCTGTGTGTAATCTGGCGACAATTTCAAAGAGTGGGACAACTCCCCGCATCCGATATCGAGCAGGCAGTCAGATACTCCTTTAGTCGAAAGAATACTTCTGACTGCATTCAATCGCTGGTTTTGATTATTACCCATTTGGAAAGTCATAGTTGCAGTATCTAAGATACCCAATTTTCGTGCCTCTTCAAATAAAGGCCGGTTTGTTATAGCCCGTGAAATAAACAGGTGACGCAACGCATATGGGGCATCTGCGGAATTCAAAGATCTCAAATATTTGAATACTACTTCTTTGTTCATCGGCACATACAAAGATTCGTCACTTAAAGTAACAATGATGCAGATAATTTGAAGCGTATTGAGGACCGCCGACACTGTAGGTCCAGTGACCTTAACCTTGTGGATAAAATTACTAACGTCTTTGTTCAAAGGCGTCATTTCAATTTGACATTCACCTTTGATTTTTAGCCAATTTACAATACGAGGGTTGGCTTGAATCACAACTTCTACATAAGCAGAGTTTGCAATAGGAATATCTAATTCATTACCGAGGGCTGCGGAACGTAAAGCCTCATTAATAATTTGGATGGGTGAATAGGGACTTGCATATCGAGTCAAGTCCAGATACTCAAATTCTCCGTTTTCACTAAAAGAATTTTCTAGATCTGAGTCTTTAAACAGAATTCGAAATTCTGAATTATCCGGCTTTGAAAACCAGCCGTAAATATTACCTTTGCGAACTTGTCGTTTAAAAGGTGTTTTAGATTCTTGAATCGTAGCGGGATTCTTAGAAAGGATAAAAGAAAATTGAGGATTGGATGAACCAACGGTAAGAATCGTCATGTGTGTTTCCCTATACGGGTTCCGTTGTTAAAAATAAATAACCTGGCACTACTCTTATACCAAATTACAACTGATTATTGAATATGGCGTTTCTTTGTTTGACAACGCTTCTATTTAAATCTTTTAAATACTCTATCTGCCTAGCAAAATACAACTTTTTCCGTTGGCTTTTTGTAGCCAATTTTTGGTCAAAAATTTGTTGTAAAGCCTCTACTTGACGAGCATTAAGTTTTTCTGCCTCCAGTAGATCTAGTGTGTAATGAAAGCTTTCGGCCAATGTAGAATATGCTTTACCATCTATTTCAAACCACGCATTATTAACTTCGCAATAATAACCATCTCTATTAAATTTCGGAGGTATTTCCTTGCAACACTCAAGAAGTTCCTCTTCATCTAGGTTTGTCATCCAAAATTCTAACTGAAGGACTTTTGTTTTAGGCATTCGTATGTCTCCACACTTTAACGGTTTCAGGATCTACACAAATATAAGGTATACCAGCTTCTTTAAACATCATCTCTCCGACTTCTATAGATGTCTGCCAATCCGAACTTAGAGATTTGCTCGTATCATCAATGATTATTTTCAAAGGACGATGCTGGATAATATTACCGGCACAGGCGGCACAAGGTCTATGAGTTACATGAAATGTAGAATTTTCTAGGGATCCTGTGCTGAAATGAATCGCATTTAATTCCGCATGTACCATCATGAGTCGTTTAAGGTTCTTATCATTCAATCTTTCCGGCGTATCCTTTACCATCTTAGGAAAGCCGTTGAACCCTTGACCTATTACTATGTCATTTTTGGAAATGACACACCCTACTTTTGTAGACGGGTCTTTTGACCATTGCGCTATGAATTTTGCCTGGTTTAAGTATCGAAGGCTCCAATGGGAAATCATTTCATTCATACAGAATACCCTATATCAACATTAGGTACCCCTACGATACTTTCTTTTGAGAAAATACGCCATTTACCATCCTGGAAAATTACCTTAGTTTCTTCCCCGTCCAGAATAATAATTAACGTATCAGTTCGTTCCAGTTTTACCTTCGCCTCGGAATATCTGAGCAAAGGTAAATCCATGTCTGCAGTTGTTAAAATCATATTTTTTTTACGTAAAAAAAGCCTATTGAAATAGGCTTTTTAGCTTAGTCAAATATTGACTTAAGCGGGCTTCTTGACGACAGGTTTACCTGCCGGTTTAGCGGAAGGCTTGGCGGCATCCGGGCCACCCCAGATTTGCCAAGCCCCGATGTTGGCGTTCTTGTTGAACGCAATGTACCGCCATGCCGGGTGCGTCTTGGGCGTTGAAGCGATGTCTTCGGCGTTGTCCAGAATGCATTTGCGGAAGCTGGCCAAAGCCTTGCCCATCGGAGAGGTAGCTGAGTAATTCGTCACCAGCATCGAACTCATGATCTGAAACGTCGGAACTCCGCTGCCCAAGGTCGGGTATGTCAGAGAATCTTGGTTCGGGTAGATCATCTTCAAGCGGGCCAGAAGTTCTGCAGGAACGGGCAGGAGCTTCAGTTCAGCCATGCGTCCCTTCAGGTTTGTCAGAACACCGGAAGGCTGAGCAGTCACCAGGATGGCGGCATCGTAGTCACCCTTCAAGACGCCGTCCACCGCTTCAGCTGAGCTTTTGACTTCGACCAGATTCATCGGCAAATTGCCAACGCTGGGGTGGGCCAACATCTTGCCCGTGACCAAGCTGCCACCGGCAGCAGCAACGGTCATGCCTTGCAGATCAGCGACGGTCTTCAAGATGATTTCTTCACCGCTCATCGAGAACTTGCCGATGGACAGTGCAACCCCGCCAACCGTGGCGACCTTCTTTTTGCCGAAATTGGCCCGGGTAATGAAGTGAGCTTGCTCGGGGAAAAGCGGCAGCAGAACCCGCAGACTTGTCAGATCACGTTGGTTGCGATTCAGCTCGGCAACGTCCATTTGAACGATGCTGACCCCGGCGTCGTTGGACAGCAAAGCATCCAGATTCGCTGAACTTCCGCTGGAAACCTTGGGGGTCACCACGTAACCGTCGCTTTTGCAGGCGGACGCTGCTTCGGTGACAAACCGAAAATAGCTGCCGGAGCTGTCACCGGTCGGTACTTCCAGCACCGTTTGGGCAAAACTGCTCATGCTCAGACCGATGCACAAAACAGCCAAGATGGCAGCAAAACCGCCATTGAAAAACTTTTTCATTTCGATTCACTTCCTCGGGTTGTTGGCCATTTGGCCGATAGCGGAATCCATGTTGGATCCAGATTGAGTCGGGATGACGGTTTGTTTTGAACCACCTTCTTGCCCCTGAGATAGGAACAAAACAATGGCACCGAACAAAGCCAGACCCACGGCGGTCAGAGCTTTCATGCTACCTCTTGATGGGTTGCGGTTGGTAAATTTTGCTGTCCAGCGTTTCCAGGACCACAGGACTGCTTTGCGTCAGTGCAGGCTTTGCCCCGGGAGGTGAAGCAGTCGCAAGAGTTTTTGCACGAGCAGAATCCGTCATGACGCGTTTCATGTGGTCCAAGTTGGCAAACGAATCGGTCATTCGTTTTTGGATTGCCAGGATCGATTCATCCTGCTGGATCTTGGCAATGGCTTCCGTTTTGCCAATACGGCCAGCAAATTTCGACAGACTGTCGCTGGACTGAGTAGCCCGCCAAATAGAGTCGGCCCGCTTGATCTGCTTGGAAAATTCCACCAGACCATCTTTGGCTTCAGAAATGGCTTGGTACACCAGCTCCCGGGTTTGAACCATAGATTCCAGGTGAGCCTTGAAGGCCGCAGCATCTTCTGGATAATTGCGGGCAATTTCTGCAACTACCGGCTTGTGAGCTTCAACTTGTCTGCTGAACTCGTTTGCCATTTCCTCGTCAGCGTTGATCTGCTGCTGAGCCTTGTTGTAAAGGTTTTGCAGAGTCTCGACCGGATTTCTTCGGCTCTCCCATTTGATGGCTTTCAGGGTGGCATTACCCACCATGATGCCAAAAACAGGAGCCATCTTCAACGCAGTCCAAGCGACTGCGCTGGCCACCAGAAGCCCTATCAAGCCGCCAATTGCCATGAAGATAAAAGGTGCGACCATAACGCACCCGACCAAGCCTAGGACCCAAGCTATCGTGCCTGAGAATCCTGTGCTGGTCGCCCCATCGAGGGGTTTGGGAAGGAACTTTTCAGAAAAGGACATTGGATCTCCTATTAGTCCTTGTTTGTTAACTGGTGTGGGTAGAGGGACTCGAACCCTCAAGCCTTGCGACGAGGCATTTTAAGTGCCTTGTGTTTACCGATTTCACCATACCCACTATGTATTTTTATAAGATACTTTCTTAATTACATTTTCTATTGTTTTTCTGCTAACCCCGTATTTTACAGATAGCAATGAAATGAACCCTCGTGTCTTAGGGAACGACCTTATCTCTGAAACATCTTTTTCTGAAAGTTTTGATCTACCGTTCCCAGAACCGGAAAGTTTAGACTTGTGACTTTCAGAAAGAGATATTCCTTTTGATGGTGAGAAATTTTTACGCTGCTTTTTTACGTTATCTGATTTTGACAACAACTGTAAATTAGAAATATCGTTGTTTAAACAGTTATCATCAATATGATCCACTTCCATGGCGGGATCAATTTTTACACCATGATGTTTTTCGTATAGGTAGCGTGGATATGAAACGGTCTTACCATCGATTATGATAATCAATCTACCATCTGTTCTTTGGTAAGGACCGTGCGTAGCCATTTATTAATGCCCCTTTGACTTCAGTGCCAGATCTAGCATCTTGTTTTCTGCTTCCAAGGAATTGATCTTTGCTTGAAGTCTTTCAAACTCCACTGCGATAACTCGGAACCTCCTGGCGTGAACCAGAAATTCTTTTCCTTCAGGCAAGCCTGTGTACTCAGCGGCAAGCCGTTGAGATTCCAGTGCCCAATCTAAAGGCGTAATCAGAATGGATGGAATATTCTCCACCGGGGTTTCCGGAGTCAATGTCCGGCTCGTTTTTTCAGGACTTGTCATAGTCTCTTATTGTAGTGGAAATCGACAGACTTTGTCAAGCCTTATCGGAAAACAAACGGAAGGGCACAAAGACCCACGATGAGGATTGCAATCCCCTCCACGGCGAAAGGGTCTTCTTTGACCCATTGCTTGATTTGTTCGATGCGGTTCATTTGGTTTCTCCGGTTTGATTAAAGATATATCTCTGTACTAATCTTATACCATAAATTACAAATAGTATTGAATGTAAATTTAAGCTAAAGAAACGGGGCTGCCGTTTCTGAGGGAAGTTTAGACTTCCACAAACCCAACGTGTTTGAACACGCTCTTTTTTACTACTTGACCTTCCGGGCCGAGGGACTCTTCCGAAACCCTTTCAGAAAAAGCGTACACTGGCTTCAGGTCCAGTTCTTTACATTTAGCCTCCAGAAAAGGCATTAGGAACGGAGCCCCGCCGATCATCACTGCGGCCGTATCTAATCCTTTTTCGAAGACTTCTTGGAGGCCTAGGGAGGCGATACCCATAGCCCTCGCCGCTATCCACTTCTTCTCAGGGAGGCTCTCAAAAGATAACAACTCCTTGAGCTTTTTCAAGGAATCCCCTTCCAGGTTAATAACCCCAGCGTTGACCTGCTCAGGAGTTGCCTTGTGTTGAGTAAGATTGATAATCACTGACATATACCCTCATATATATGGAAAAGGAATATTCCTTCGTACTATTCTTATACCATTTTTCATTCTTGCAATTGAAAAAACCAAGCTAAAAACAAGGCTCACGCCTTATTTTCCACAAAGCTATCGAGCCTTATATTTCTCTTTACCAGTCCCGTCACAACCTCCGCATTTAGGGCGTCTACCGCTATCGTATCTACCGCTCCCGTTGCAAGCTACGCATGGCCTGGTTTTCCAACCATATATGTATTTTTTATAGTACTCCGTTCGATCTGCTTTTCTTTCCAAAAAGGTCATATTTTACGCTGGTGTCGGAGGAGTTAACAATCCCAAATCTTGGATCGCCTTAGTGTATTTAGGGAATTTCTTAACAACAGCTTCGACTGAATAGCAGGAATCTAATTGTATTTCAGTTTCCCGTATAAGAGTACCAAATTTAACGCTTTCTTCTTCTTTTTGCCTAACTATGTCTGCCATTAAAGTTTTCAGTTCTTCAGGGACATCGTTTTCTGAAGGCCAGAAATAAATATTAGTACGTAGATTATAAGAATACACAAACTTTTGATTTCTACCAAAATAATTACTATATTCCGGATCTTCTAGAGTTTTCTTTACGTAGTCGGGAGCTTTATTAAAGAAGTAGTCTTGCTGAACTTTGAAAAGAATCGACTCAAAATCTGGCCTCTCTACGCCATAAATGAATTTGTTTCGGATATTTCTTCTATTGTATGAAGTTAATCTAGTTGCCATTTGTTCAGTTAATTATTGCGTTTGGTTAAATTATAAAGTTCATCATGAGTCGAATCCCAATACTCCATATCTACCGGAGATGGTACATATTCCGGGTCTATTATTATATCTGTGACAATTTGTTTCCAGATCTCTAATCGTGCGGACTTACTTATAACTTGCTGAATACGTGGATGCTTAAAGTTAGGCTCTTTCTGAGATTCCTCCCAAACAGCTCGTCCAAAAGCCAAGATTACTTCTAAATCTGCACCTTTAAGTTTATCCATCCCCCATTGCGATCCGATTTTTATTAAATTCAAATCTAACGAGTCATTGTTTATATTGCTTGTTTTTTCCAAGTACGGCCTTGATAATACTCTTGATTTTTTGCCACTGCAAAAGCATAGGCTTCTCTGTGGTATTCCCAGTATTGTTCACCTGAAAAACCGGATGGGGTTACTACGGTCCAGAGCCCATGACGTTTTACAAGTCTTGGTTTTTTTACAGGTGATGTTTCAAGAACTTTAATCCTGTTTTTAATTATTAGATCTATCAAATCCAAGTTTGAACAGGTGCATGTTTTCCCCCAAGGTTTTTGTCCTGGAAGTATTCCTGAAGCGGATTTCAACCCTCCGCATTTTGTACAAATCATAGTCAAGGCTTATTATAAGAAGAGTAAGAGGAATACCAAACACAATTGTTTTGATTGTGTATATATTTACCGTCTTGGGTTAGTACATAAGGCTTAGGTTCATTTCGTGAATAAACCGCCCACCCTTTAATTGATATTCCTGGGCAAAAGATTTCCGCTTGAATTTTTGCCTCTGGTAATGGTACGTAAGTCTGAGTTTCACAACCTAACATACTACCGAATAACACGATCAGGAAGAAGAAAAACAGAGTAACTTTATTGATTCTTTTCATTTAGAAAATCCCGAAGTATTTCAGTAGAAACTCTACGGATAAGTATAGAGAGTAAACGGGTATAATTAAAGCTAAGGTTGTTAACCAAAAACCTTTAGCTAAAATGATACCCATTATGTGTAAGATTAGGATTATAAATCTGAACATACTGTTTATCGGCTACGGAAAAACAGACCAAAGTAGCTTTATTACTTGCCACAGGAAATATCCAATCATACCTGTGAACCCGAGTAAACCAAGAAGACCTATAGGTAAATAGATTGGATCTGGAACCTTAACTAAATTGCCATCTATTGCATTAACTATTGCTGCCAATACTAATAAACAAAAGCAAATTGCAATCACGAGTTAGTCCTTTTTGCTTAGAAGATCTTGGAATTTTTTTTCGTAATACTTCATGTTCATCCCGTCCTCTCCGGAAGAGTCTTTAATAAGATCCTCCATTAATTCGACAGCCTCTTGGTTAAACGCTTTCAATTTAGCATGATCTTTTAAAACAACTTCAAATAGATCAGCTGCTTTCTGAGCATCATACAGAGTTCGTTCTAATTTTGCTTTTAAAACCCCTGCTTCTGAACCTACCCCACGAAAACAATACTCTGCAAATCGAACCCCTTCTTCGAATGCAGAAGCTTCTTTTTCCGTAGGGTCTTGTATGCTACTTAGCAGCCCTACTCTAATTTCCCCTTCAGGTAGGGGTTTATTTTTAAACTTGTTCTGCTCGTCTAGAATTTCCACTACTTCAGAAGTAAGCCTATATTTGCAAGAAAAAGCATGAGTCTCAACTCTCGGAGTTTTTGTGTTGCAATTACAAGAACCTACTAATAGTTCAGTAAGTTTTTTACTTAGGTTTTCATTTGGAAATCCCGCCAGCTTCTTAATTTGGTCGTTCATGAATTAACCTTTTTCCAATTTTGCCAATTTTGACTGAAGTTTCATAATTTGATGCTCCATGGCATTCACGAGATCTGGATAACTTTCTACTTTATAAAATTTACAAAGCTCCGGATCTGGTCTAGGAAGAACTAGACATGGCATTTTTTCTTCCGGTTTAAATTGTTTTGAGAATTGCAGTGAATTCAGAATATATACCAGGCCATTGTCTTTGACTACCCAGTGGTCAATAGCTCTATCTTTTATCTGCGCAACTGCGTCTTCCGCCCAAGTTGGTACTTCAAATAGACTTGTATTTTTATTTATTAAAATTGCGTCTACGATAGTTACATACTTAGCCAACTCAAACGCTCCATTCGTCAAAACTAAGCATCTTTAAAGGCCCTCCGCTAGAATCTACAACCCATTTACCGACCTCCGAGTTATATTGCATGGGTAAGAAGGCTTTCTTTTCTTCATTCCAAAAACCGAAAAAGATTGGACCCCAATATGATTTAGGGACTTGATTGAGATCTAGTCCCATAGTTTTTTTACGCAGCTTATAAATTCCTGAAATTGTCGGGGGCTTCGAATAAGGAGTCCAACCTTCTTTAGGCTGTATTTCTGGATTTGCAGACGTATTATTAACTGGTTTACTGGAAGCTTCGCTACCCACCGGCAAACCTGAATACAGTGGCCACCCTTCTACTAAAGGTTCACCTGTCCAAGGGTTGTATTTCCAAGTAGGATCTAAGCCACTTACAGTCTTTTGCAAGATGGCCTTTCCCTCCGCAAAAGGAACAGTATTTTTCGTACACGATATACCATCGAAGGATGAAATAGTTAATGTGCCGTTATGTGTTAACGGAGAGCTTAAATTGTTAGTCCCAGGTTTTGGAAATAATTCATTCAGAGTAATGTTTTTAGATTCAAGCATTTTTAAACCTTTGTATTTTTTCGTAAACAACATCCGCTCTGTTATCTACTTCAACTAAGAGTTGATCCCTTATTTCTTCAGAAATAAATTTTGATTCATGCATAGTCATTATTCTGTGCTCGTCCCATTTTATAGCTTTAATTTCTCTTTTTATTGAACGAAATTCTAATTGAATTGATATCCAATAAAACGTAGGTATACCTAATGCAATACTTGTAAATACAAGGCCAACAATAAAATAGTCTTTTAGCAAAAGGCCTGCCATTATAGAAAAGAAAAAGGAGGCGTATTTAAGTTCTTTTTTCATAAGCTTTTTGTATAAGTTAAAGAAGAAACGTGTTCGTCTCTTTCTTAACTTATACCATAAATATTACAAGGATTGATTTATTGATTACAGCAACAAACTGCCACCAAAACTGGCTGCGGATTTGGTTTTAATCTTTTCAATTATTGCATAGATTTCTGTTTGAGTAACTCCGGAATGTACAACTTCCGTTTCACCCCAAGAGATGCCAACATCGCCTTCACAACCAATGGGTAATTGGAGCCAAGGAAATGCTTTCATCGGGTATTCATCCATGGTCCGATAAGTTAGGTTAATAACTTCTGCTGCTTTTTCTATGGGGCACTCAATTTCTATCGAATCGTAGCTTGATTCAAAAATATTTTCATATTTTTATGGACTATATCATAATGTGTTTAATACCCAAGTACCAAACACATTCCGTGCGCTCTAGAGGTTTTACCACCCGGTCAGGGCTCCATACCTTAGTCTCTGAACCTTCCACCTATTCCTAGGCGGCTTGGCTGCTGATTATCCAATCTTTCTCTTTTTCAAACTATCACGTTTACTATTACTAATTACGTTGTAGTAGAGAAAGCTCTCAGGGGTTTCCAGCAATTCACACGGTTTTCAGTTATTCCTCACGAAATAACGCCGCCTACGTTAACGGTACATGTACAAATAGCACCGAAAGGTTTAACTACTCTATTTACTTCTGTAAAAGTAGCCAAGCCGATAGTACTAGTTGCGCTTTGAATGATTACGTTTTGACTGTTGCGCAAAGAACCGTTATAAGCGGCTGTAGGCTTGAAGCAATTATAAGTCCCGAACTGACGCTTGCGTTGGCCAAGCGGAGTAATACTGAACTGATTGTATAGTGCAAATTTATGAGCTTTTTCAATGTATTCCTTTACTTTAGGGAAAGTGTTAAAGTACATTGCAATGAGCGTTTCAGCTTCCGATTTTTCCAGGTTAAGCTGCATTGCAATGCCTGCGATTGAAGATCCGTATAAGCAGATACTCTATATGTTTCCATATAGTCTAGACTATACCATCATCCTTTTATCTGTGAATCGATAAAGGATGCTCGCCGTGTTATGGATAAATCCATCCTAGTATCATCTGTTCTAGATGACCTATGAGTCGTTGAACCATTTATAACCATCCCTGGTTATTCTGGCTGCTGATTGCCATACCTGATTTCAGGGTTAGGGTTCCAGCAATTGAGCGAGTTTGCATACTTATGTTACCACAAGTAGGTACCGTAATCAATACTAAAAGTCAAAGTCTTGCTCAGCTGGCGCAACTCTTTATATTCCCTATATTTAGGATGACTGCTGTCTGACAACACAGCAATAATCTCTTCATAAGGAATCTTTCTCATGGCACTTGCAGAGAATGAATGGAAGTCCAATCCCTCTGCAATAGCTTTCAGCATAGCTGGCTCTTTGGATATGTTTGCTAGAACCTTGACTTCAGCAGAGCTAAAGTCAAAGCTAATAAACACATACCCCTCCCTTACAGTATAACAAGTTCTTACGTTGTATCCGTGCCTTGCTCTTGGGAGCTGGGTCAGGTTAGGATCTGAACCGGTTATACGGAATGAAGAGGTGCCAAATTGATTGTAACTGGGATGAATTCGTCCGTCTCTTTTTACCCAGTCTTTGACGTACGTTTTAATGAACGTATTATGAACCGAGGAAATATCACGGCGAACAGCCATATCAGCTAGGAACTGAAGCTTTTCATCTTTAGTTACGTATTTACCACCTAAAGGATCTAATCCTGCAAGAGTCAATAAGGCAACTCCATCAGTAGCAGGTTCACCACCTTTCGTAGTAAACGGTACTTCAAACCCTAGTTCTTCATACAAAAAGCTAGCTACTGCAGGGCCAGAATTTAAATCAATTTTCTTCCCAATTTGAGAGAATATCTTATCTTCTAATTGAGCTATTTGCTCAACCATCTTTCTATCAAGGAATTGATTGCGGGGGATGGAATAACCCATACCTGCAATTTCCAAGTCGATAAGAAATTCATGAGCTGGTATTTCTAATTCCAAAAAGCTTTGAATTATAGGCGGAGCTTTCGAGTCCACTCTATTGCCCCGATCATCAAAATCGATAATCGGAGTTTCCATTACTAAATCTGGAAAAGTCTTGGCTAAAAGTTCAGACGTAGCAATGCAATCTATGCCTGCATAAGTATAGAGTTTTTCTTCATCGAAATCTTCATACGTAAGTTTTTCTGAGGCGCTTACTTCTGATTTCTCTTTAGACTCGCTGTTTTCAGAATCGTCAAATAGTTCGTCAATCCAAATCAGTTGTGAACTCATTCACTCACCTTCCATTTGTTTATTAAGTTTGTCAAAAATTCATTTTCCTTTTCTAGTTGTCTAATCCTGTCCTTCAATGAAGGATTCTCATACTCATATTTTTGATTTAAATGATGCAAAGTACGACACTCTTCCGCTAGAAAAATAAGGTCTTTATTTTTACTTAGTAGTGCGTCATTTACTTGCTTATATGGAAATATGTAGATTTGAGCATTATATTGCTGATATGGCATATTTTCTATGAAGCTTTAGTTAATGCTATTACCGATACCGCCTTTACATGGCCAGTAAAATTATTCTCAATACAATATCCCTCTGAAATCAATCTAGAAGAGTATTTACCTATTACAGTACAAGTACCCCAATGAATACTCTCAACTACTTGATCCCCAATTTGGAATTCATCATTGGGATTTTTTATTTCCGCAGATAAATTCAAGGGCTTGCAAAAGGGACAAGTATCTGGCTCCCATCCAGAAGTCTCGCTGACACTATCACAGCAATCCCATTCTTTACGATATGTTCCCATTTGAAATTCCTTATTTAATCGGCATATTCAGTGCCAACAGTTTCCAATTCAGCGTCAGCTTCTTTCGCTCTAAGCTTTGCTAGTTTCTTCAGATCACCTAGGCCATCTTCGTAACCAGCGTAACCTTCTTCGTACAGATAATCCCAGCAAGCTACCTTTAGGCCGTAACATCCTTGAGTACCAGATTCAATACTGTGCAATACTAGTAAAGTATCAAAAGTAACATTGACGACTCTAATGTTTTCTGCCCAATATAATACCAATATATCAAATTTTGCGTTGTGGCCTACTTTTGGTCGCTTACTTAAAAGAATCGGTTTAACTAAATCCCACGCTTCATCATGGTCATAAAATTTATTCTTACGATGCCGTAAAGGTATTACTCCAGCTACTACTTTACCCGTAACAGAGTCTCTCCATCCGAACTGAATAGTTAAGATTTTCAGATTTGGATCTAGCGGATCAAGAGAAGTTGTTTCTGTATCGAAAGATATTACTGCGTTTTCAGGAAGAGCTTCTATAGTATTTACTATAGATTTAACATCTTCAATACTTCTTGCAATTTTGATTCTTTTGTTTAATGCAGTAAGAGCATTGAGATGAGTATCTGCGCCGAACTTCCAATCACCCCGGGCTATTTTTGCAGCTTTTTCAAAATCCCTCTGAATAACTTTCATATAGTCAGGCCCCCACATGCCGCCTTGACCACGGGCGTTTTGCCGAATATATGAAAGAATTCTGGGGTGTAGTGTAAGTACTACAGGACCGAAATCGGACATACATACTTCTCCCCGATTTCCAGAATTACTTTTATTTAACAGTCCTAAAGATTTTGTAGTAGCAGTTCCTAAAGATATAATTGCTTTAGGTTTTGTTCTCTTAATCTCTGCTAAAAGATACGGAGAACATTTCTGAAGAGTAGTTTGAGTAGGTGGTTTTCCTTGGGGGAAATCTGCATTACTGGCTTTACATTTAAGTAAGCTTACAACTCTGAAAGTAAGGCCTTCTAAACCAGATTGATTAGCTATGAAGTTTATGATACCGGCTTGGATATTGTCCTGTTGATCCGGTCTGCGATCATATTTACCAGGAGGGTTTTGATGATCTTGAATAATCAGAACATCCACTTCATGGTTTAAAAGACTCACTACATTTGTAGTTTTACATTTTAGTTTACAGATTTTTTCACAATAAGTGTCATCTATTTTTGAGAAGTCAGTAAGTTTAATTATTGCAGCCTGAGTTGCTGCTGTTATTTTCGGCCTAGAGTAAAGTTCCTCTAGGCTAAGGTCTGTTAGTTTTGCCATATTATTGTTATACCACAAATACCTGTAAAACCTAAAAAAAAGAAAACCCCCAGTTACGGGGGCTTCTGAACAAGGAGATTTACTTTATCAAATGCCGTCAGGGAAGGTGCGGAACTTCAAAACCTGTTTGGCGGGGATTTGAATAGCCTCACCGGTCTTTGGATTATGCCCACGTCTAGGAGCACGGGTTACCAGCATCATTCTGCCGAGTCCGGGAAAAACAGCTTCTCCCTCTGCTTGAAGGTGCTTCTTTAGGGCCGCAGTAACGGCAACTAGAATTTGATCACCCTCAGCGTTTGACTTACCCAGTGACTCAGCAATAAGAGCTGCAAATTGTGAACGATTGCTCATGTGTATTTTCTTTCTTTTTAAGTTTTAATTGATTTAGAGTTTTTTATTTGGACCCAAGAGTTTAATCTTAGGTTGAAATGTGCAATTATACGGATTCAAAATTCCCTTGTCAAATCCGATACGTTCTGCCAAAAACTCATTATCAGCAGATACGATGCCTAGTAGGGGAGGTTTACCCCAGCTACCCTTCCAGTAATCTGGATAAAATGCGTAGCGGTTTTCACCTCTTCCAAAAAACTGCCTGTATTGAGCGGAAGCAAAAGCTGCTTGTTCTTTTTCGCTAACCGACTCAATTGCTATAGTACTAATTTCTGTGTTGCTCACTTTGATTATTAAAGTTGTTGTGAAGATTCAGATTGTACACTACTTTTTTTATAACGCAAGTATTTTTTCTAATTTTTCATATTATTTATCATAACCCACTAAGCTCTGTACTTGGAAAGGTGCTTTGCTAAGGTCTAAAGTAAGAACAGTTCTCCTGTCTTGCAAAAGACCCATAGTCACCCGACGATCATCACTGACGAAATAAGGCTCTTCTCTAAAAGCTCTGAGAATAGCATGCTTAGAAAAACGCTGCCTTTCATCTCGAATGCTATCGTTTACCTCTTTAAATACCGCACTATACCAGATGTTGATAAGATTAGGGTCTTTTGCATCTCTGCTTATATGACCATCATCCAACACACTATTAACTCTACCTTTTAACTGCTCCATATAGTCAATAAATCTGGCTAAGGTGTTGTCGTTTTTCTGAGCATTATGCTCACTAACACTGGTCTTAACTAAGTAACCAATAAAGTCATACTCCGGGAAATACTTGTCTGCTAATTGCTTAGCAAAATAAGCAGCCCCCGACCATACCTTACTAATTCTATTCGAACATCCGTGAGAGACTAGGACAGAGTCCAGCTTACGTATCTCAGCCATGACATCTCGGTGATCTGTCCGGCAAGAATCAATAATCCAATAGTAAGTGATATTGCTAAATTTCTCGCTGAGATTTTCCATGTTGTCATAATTTTTCTGCAGCACCGGATCTTTAGTGTCATTGTTAGGTACTCGAATCATAATGCATCGTTCTTTAGTAGCAGGGTCTTCTGGGAGATCTTCCCCTGCTATCATCAACGTTGCATTGATTTTCTGATTTCGTATCTTTTTAGCATCATTTTTATCAGCAATAGTACGACCCTCTCTATCGTACCACGACCGGATAGTCCCCAGGTGACGACTAGATTCTTCATCTGCTCTTAGCTCATCGAGAAATAGGGGTAACGAAGCATAGTACTCCGCTTTTCTCATGAAACCAATCCCGCTACGCAGTTGTTGCACCGATGTGCTAGCCATCTTATCTCGGAAACCAAAGAAGTTTTGAAGCCATCTGGCCAAAGTAGACTTACCTTTACCAGCAATACCCCAAAACATCAATGATCCCATGCCCCCATTAAACTTAAAAATGCTATTAGAGTATACGTTCGATTGTATCCAACCCACAGCCATTAAAGCAGCGCCAGGATCTTTTAAGATCATAGCCATACCCTTAACAGCTTCTCCTAACAAGTTTTCAGTTTCTTCTCTAGATAAGCCAACCTGCAATGAAGGTATACCATCATACCCTTCGGTTGAAGAGATACTTTCCGGTTTAATACCCATTGCTCCACTGGGCCAAAATACGCCGTTAGCGTCAGGCTCTACACAAACCCCGCTATCTGTAATCAGTAAGTTCTTAAAGATCCAGCATTTTTGCGGTTCGTATCTACCTACTTGGCTTGCAATCTTGATCGTAGAACCTGTAAATTTGTTATATACAAGTCTCCATACCCCATCAAGATCTTGCTCTCTACCAGACCATTCACAATCTCCATATCTAGCCACCATAATCTTAAAAAGCTTAACGGTAACCTTAGTTTCAGAATTAACTAGAAACGGCTCACTCTGAAAACCGTCTTCTCGAATGAGTACCACTTCTCTCCATTGCTCCCGGTCATCATCTAGATAGATGTTCAGTAATTTCATCGTGAAATCACTGATTCGAGTTTCAATGGTACGATCTTTTACTTCTCGTACTTTGGCGTAATGGGTTCTACGTTGAATGATATATCCATCATCCTTCATAACCCCCTCTTCTACAAAAGATTCTTCTTCTGCAGCAGATCCAAACTCCGTAGGCAACCTATGGGCCTGGGCTTGTTGAACAGTAGGTAATGCAGGACCTGTAACATGCATTCCTTCACTAATCATTCCTCCTGGACCAACTTGAAACGTATCTCCTACCGAGAGTCCGTTTTCTACTATGGTCCCATTTGGGATTAGATCGGGCTTTGGGACGATTTCTGACCACAGGACATCCTCTGCCTTGGTCGACAGTTTTTTTTCCTCTAAAACGACGTTTACGACGTTGGCCTTGATCAGGTCAGCAATAACTGCACCGGCTCTTACATGCTCGTCAATATCCTTGTCTTCAGGGGGTCGTACATGGACCAATCCCTTGAAGTTCTTCTTTACAGCTTCAAGTTTCTTTCTATACCCATCCCCGGCATCGTCCGGATCAAATATAGTAAGAATCTTTTTGTCTTTACAATGATTCTTTAACCATTCGATCTGGTCTGCAGAAATCTGACCTATGATTGCCGCCACTGAAGTTAATCCGGCCCGCAACAAAGACAATCTATCGTTCTCGCCTTCTACCAGGATAATAGTAGAGTCCGAGCTTAAAGCATCTTGACCATAAAACAAATACCCATTCAAACTGTATTTCTTGGGTAGTTGGTATTGGAGGCGTTTTAAAGGATCTTTGAAAGTAAAGTGACTGACTCTACCCTTTATGAAATGAGGGTAGATAAAGCAATTAGCAGGCAGGAAATCTTTTCCTGTCTTGAGATTTTTAAGACCGCTTTTCTCAACGATTTCCTGATCTATACCAACCGATTCAAGATATTCCAACAGGCCGCCATCGGAGAAACCAATCTTGTTAGTACTCAAAATATCCTGAGTATGGCCTCTAATTTCGGTTTGATATCTAATTGGAGTAAGTCCGTTTAGAACCGGATAGGGCTTATCGCAAGTTTCAATCAGGCACTGGTGGTAATAATCTGCTGCAAGATTAAATACTTGTTGAATTGGATTATACGAACTGGGTAATCTAATACCGTAGTCATTAGCCAACTCCTTGACAGCTTCACCTACAGAAATACCTTTCCGCTTTGCCCGCCAAGTTATTACGTCGCCTTTCTGTCCGCAAGAAAAGCACTTGTAAAAAGAGTTTTCTGGGGAAGTTTCCTCGTGTTTAAGAGAGAAGCAATCGTGGTGAGAGCAAAACGGGCAAGCCTCTAATTCTTTATCTTCTATTTTCCAATTCTTTTCCCCGGATTGTTTGAAAGTTACTCCGAGGTCTTTTTCTACTTCTTTTAATAAATTGACTTGCTGTTTTACGAGATCAAACATGAATTCTTTTCTTCTTTTCTTTTCAAAGGGTTATGACTCAAGGGGTGAGATTATAAGCCATAGCCCTTTGATTAGACAAGGGCTAAAACAATTCTAATTGAGTACCTGGTTTTGGATCTTTATTTGGATAAGACGGATTATCCACTCCAATTTCTATTTTTACAACCGAACTTGGCTCACTGACTTTAAATGCATACAACATAGACATTTTCAGATCATCATCATAGCTTCGGATACTTTCTTTTTGAAACCGATATTGTTCTGCTCTATTTAATAGATCTGCATACTCTCTTGCGGTTAAATTAAGTGAACCTATATTACTTTCTAACACATAAGCAGTTTTATCAACAAAAGACCGTTGTGCCCAACTTTGACCGTACATTTTCCATCGATCAGGTTGAGTAATTCTAACTGTACTGACTGAAGTTATTGGTTTTGTGCGCTGATTTACCGTATCAAGTATATCTGATTGATACGGTAAAGTAGTAGGAGAGTTAGTTGAAGTCGAAGCCGGGTGAATGCATCCATTGGTTAAAGTTACCGGCGTACCTTGAGTGTAATACGTTGAAGAGGTAACTGAATCTGGGTCGTAAAACTCCCAACTTCTCCCGGACTCACGGTGAGTTTTTTCTTTAATAAAATCAGCAATTAATTCTGAATTGAAAGTTGACATTTATTTCCCTACTGCTATTTTTATCCATTTTTTAGTACTTAACTCTAATGGTTTAAATTCACCAGATTTACATCCAATGTTGTCATATTCACACCATTTGCAATAAGGACCTCTAACATGCTTGAAATAACCCATTTCTTTTAGAAGATCTATTGCACCTTCCAGGCTCATTTCTAAGCCATTCTTAAGGTTATTTTCAATATCATCCGGATCAGAAAAATCAAGCATCTTAACTTCACCCTCCCCGATAAAATGCACGCCCGTCTGAGCACCTTTTACTTTAGAGATAGAGAAGTGAAATAGGATCTTATACCAGTCTAATTGTTCTTTATAAACCTTAGGACTTCCTTGCCCGCCGCCAGTTTTATGATCCAGGATAACAATATCCATGCACTCTAGTAGTAAGACTAGGTCAATTACGCCTCGAACCCATACGTTCTTGCCAAAAAAATCAGCGGGTTTGAAATCTCTAGTGATACCCATTCGAAGTTCCGTAAACACCTTTTTAATAGGAGTACGTAACTTAAAGTTATCTATTCGATCCTTGAATTTATTTATGTTGAAACTTAGAATAGTAACTCGTTCCTCCCAAACTTCAGGGGTCAACAGTTTTTTATCTAAGTAATCTTTCTTTACTTTAGCGAAAGACTTTTCAACATCTTCACCTAGTAATACGTTCTCTAGGATTTCGTGCGCAGCTTTACCCACGTTGGCTGAAATAGGATCTGACTGTAGAAGTAAATTTTCTGGCAGTTTGAACTTAAGAATGTACTTCAAATAGAATTGAAAAGGACATTTCTTTAGAGATTTATACTTTGAGTATGACCAGGGGCCCAATGACAAAATATCTAAAGGAACGTGTTTTAATTCTCGATCTAACTTTTCTATCTCAGTTAGAAATACGTTCTTAGGCTCGGCTAGTTCAGCAGGAACGGGGTTAGGAAGATCTTTCTCAGTTTCAGCTACTTCATTTTCCCAAGGAGGAGTAGATGCTACTTCCGATTTTTTAGTTTTAGTTTTTTCTTTTTTCATTAATGACGATATTTAGATTTGACTGATTTCACGAAAAAAAGGCTAGAATCTTCATCGTCAAAATCATTTAACTGATTCTCTTCAGTAGAAGTGTCGATTTTTTCACCGGAAGTACCCTTTATTTCATTAGTGTTTTTTAACTGAGTCAGTAGGGCATCCACTTGATTTCTGCGTTCCTGGTTAAAAAACCCAGGGATACTGCTAAATCTATCCTTAGTCAGATTCAAGTAATGGTAGAAAATCGTAGGGGTTGGTAGAGCCATTAAGTAACTACCAGTTTTGAACAGCTTAACCATAGCAGAAGGGGCTATGAATTCTGCAGTTACTACGCCAGTCTCTGTATTACTGACTAAACATGTTGGAAGTGCAACAATAAATCCGTCGTCAGTTTCTTGAAGTAGATATGCTACGATAGTCTTCCCGCCCCCCATGGAAAACATTCGTACAGATACTGCCCCTTTCCTAATAATGACCCCTTTTTGATTAAGGGCGGCCATTTCACTAATAAAGGCTTTTTCTTCATTAGTCATTTCCGGTAAGGGGATTTTTTCTGTGCTTTCCGGATTAAAAGTTTTAATTTCTTCAGTCACGCTAGCCTTTGATATTGTAATTTTTATTAACTAAAAAAAGGGAGGGAATATACCCTCCGTTTTTATTGCCTATTACAGGCTGTAATTTTTAGCTAGGTTGCTGACTTCAGAAGCTTTAACTTCGTCTACTACAACATTGCTTTCTAAAGCCGGGGTATCACTCTCAGTTGAATTGTTTGACAGGGCCAAACGATCCCGACGCTCAGTAGCATTCTTGTAGAAAATCTCAATAGTCTTCTTGCGATCTTCTGAGACTGCGCTAAACAGTTCCTTGAGGAATGGGAGAAGTTCTGCAGGGGTTTTGCGATCCTTTTCATCCAGAACTTGGACTTTGAAATTCTCAACATTCTTAGCCGTCGAACTAGTTGCGCTTGTCAACCCATAGATTCTCTGATAGGGCAGGACCCCAGCCCGTTTCATCAAACCTTCCAACTCATTACCAATCTTGAAATTAGATTTCGAGAATTGGATCAAGAAGATAGATTTCAGATCGCTGGAGATAGCCAAGACAGACTTACTCTTGCCGCAGTCACTTCCAACGCCTTCAACCCATTTTGCATGTTCACAAGAGTAACATTCACGACCGATTTGACCCATCTTAGCGTCAGGGCTCCAGCACAGCATCTTGTTGTTGGTTTGGTCCGGGTCCCAGTATTGACGAGTATCCCAAATGCGGATAGGGATGAACTTCAGAGGCTGTTCAAGTTTAGTTTCACCAAGAACGAAATCACCGATAGAAGTCCCCTTAGGGAGAGAAGTTCTATCCGTGGTTCCTTGAACCAGACGCAGGAAACCGGGCTTCCATTGAGTAGGAGTATCGCCAATGCCTTCAATCGGTGTACCCATTTCTTCGATAAGTTTCAAGGCATTTTCTTTAATACCTTCGGGGAGGGCTTCGGCTGCAGAGGTCAGAGTTTCAAGATTATTCATAAATATAAAAGTTAGTTTTAGTTGTTAAAAAATCAGAGCCCGGATTGAAGAACTGTAGGGTTCGCATCCGTGAGTTGAAATTGTTTGTTTTCAATTATAACAGACAAATCTGCCAAAGACAATCCCCAATTTTGTTTAATTCTCTCGGGGATTACTCCAGTTTTAATTTGAAAGTACTCGTCTGAAGTTATCAGTAATGATCCAGTTTTTTCCATCATATTTTTCTTATACCAGGAATTTCGATGTTCTTGAAGTATTAATCTTCTTTCGGCTTAAAGATTTCTTCGGGCATGCCTGAGACGTGAATTATCAGCCTGTTTGACGAGGCAAATCCGCACTCGGTTTTATATCTACCGGAGAATGCCTCAGCAAGAAGATCTAGGTTAGGTAATTCTCCAGCGCCATTTCCCTCTATGGCAACTGCAAAAATACCTCGTTCGGGGATGAGTTTAATTTCAGTTTTTAACATACTTGACAATTTAAAATTAGTGATTTAAAATACCGGCCATCAATACAGGTGATTAATGGATCTCGGCGCGTACTATGAAAGTATAACAAAAGAACCCTTGTTAAGCAAGGAAGAAGAGTATGATTTTTTCTTAGAGATGAACGATGCGTCTATCTCAGAAAAACGTAAAAGAGAAATTCAAGATAAAGTTATACGAGCAAATCTTAGATTTGTATTTAAGGAAGCTAAGAGACGCAGTAAAGGAGATCCTTATCTTTTTGAAGAACTTATTGCAGCAGGTAATGATGGTCTTATCGCTGGAATGAGTAAGTATGACCCTGACAGCGGATACAGATTTCTAACCTATGCCGGGTGGTGGGTTCTTCAAAGAATGCTTAACGTCATGGGTAAACAGCGAATAGTTGCATTACCTATATGGAGGCAGCAATTATCCTCCAGAATAGAGCGAGTGATTGAAGCCAATGAAGATATTACATTCCCCGAGCTAAAAAAACACTTCCCAGAAGTACCAGATAAGGATCTTAAAGAACTATTTGAAACTCGCTTCTTAACCTTCTATATAGAAGATATGGGAGAAGACAGTGAATTTCAAATAGACCCTATTGAAACAGTCGTCAACACAAAACTTGACAACGAGCGTATTCAAAGCACTGTAGAGCAGTTACCTGATTTGCATAAGCAAGTTATACAAGCTTCGTTTGGATTGATAGACGGAGATGATAAAAGAAAACCTGCAGATATTGCTAAAGAATTAGGGATCTCCAGGGATAGGTTTAATCAAATTAAACGTGAATCTCTGGAGATGTTGCGTTCAAAATTCGGGGGAGTCAACCCCTTTTAATCGCCGCCGTCTACTTCGTTACTGTTTGGGAAGTGCAGATGGAGGATCATCCTCATCTTTATCCCTAGGCCATGCGCCCCAGTTCCATAGACCCAGTACTGCTTTATGGATAAGTATGGCAGCGATCATTGTTTAGTAGCCTCTCAGTTCGAGGGGGCTACATAAACTGCTAAATTCTAAATCCCTTTCGTCCCCAAGTTGAGGTCGTGAACAAGAGGTACCTAGGTACCAATTCAATTCTTCAGAAGATATCTTCTTACGTGGTGTTTCAAATGGATCATTCGAACTTTCTCCGCATTGAACTACTTGCGGACGACGTTGAACTATTCCGGCTATGTTTTGAATATGTGCCATAGCAGGCTCCTAGCGGCGTGACAATGTTACCGCTTAATACTCTTATACCAAAACTTAAGCTTGTAATTGAATTACGATTTTCTAACTATAGCTTCTTTTACCCAGCCGGGTAAAACCTTGCTGTTTCTAGAAACGAATTTATTAAATCGTTCATCGAGTAAGAATGTTACTCCGTAATCCGAAGCAGATCTATTCACTCGACCTATTTGTTGACCAAAAATTATCAAGCTCTGATAGTTATACCATTGAAAATCGTTTTGTACTTTGTCGGATACAAAGGCAGAGCTTGTATTTAGGTAAGGTACTCTAAGTATGATCTGGAATCTAGCCCGATCTTCTTTGAAGTCTACTCCTTGTTGACACACCGGAGACAGCAACACCTTAGCCTCTTTGGCTGCAAAGAACCCCTGTAACTTCTCCTGAAAGTCCATCGAAGAATGGCTAATGAATCGATCATTGTTTAATGCATTTCTAATTTGTTCCCCTGCTAAATAGCTGGGTACATGGATAAGGCCCTTTACATCATGGAATACTGTGCAAATATTCTTGATAATTTCAATCATCCCTGCAAAATTATCATTCCATTTTGCGTGAGATGTATCGATTTGATATTTAGGGATTGCGTATATGGGTCTGTTTTCTTTCGGGAAAGACGACCCTATTCTTACAAAGTAAGCAGAACTAGGGTCAATGCCTATGTTTTTACAATACAACTCTTTGTTATAAATTGTACCCGACATTAGGAGAATTTTTTCTCCGAACGCCAAGAGCATGGCATTTACCGCACCACCTACGTTATGAGGTACGAACTCTAAGTTTGTCCCGTGAGGTAGGCTTGTTCCCGGCCTTACTTCAGGAATGACTTCTACTGAAAAACCTTTATCAAGATTGCCGTTCATATTTACGGCCAAAATTTGCATCAAGTATTTTTCTTTAAAAGACTTATATTCCTTGTCATGCTGCCTCATTAATTCATCACGAGCAGTTTCTTTAGGGACCAGTTCATCAGACAACAGGAATGTTTCCCAATCTTTCCATGTTTTCAGTTCATCAAAAGTACCTGGGGGAAATACCTTGGGCAAATAGATCTTTTTAGTGACAAAAGATCTAATGGTACCTTCAATTTCATGCGCCTCATCTATGATGAGAACATCACGTTTTTGAAAGCTGTTTCCAAAACTGGATTGAAAGATAAACGAGTGGAGGTTATGGACAACCATCGAGTGAGATTGGGCTATACCCATTGCCACGGTATATGGACAAGCCCTGTCAGAAGTGCATAGATTATACACGTCTTTATCATCCCTACAAGGGGCATCTGAGCAATTAGGCTCACCTCTTTTTGGCTGGTCTATTTTTCCTTCCTGTATTAAAGATATGACTTTTCTATAGGAAGTTGACTTTAATTCGTGAGTGCACGGGTATGCCGCCCTACCCTTCATTAAGACTAAATGCTTATCGAAATCTTCAAAGTATTGATCTTGAAGACTTTTTCTAGGAGTAATAATGTGAGCGCCGGATTTACCGTAGAATTTAGCTATTGTAGCGGCAATAGCACTTTTACCAGACCCCACTGGGGCCTCTAAGATAACAATCTTACTGCCGCTACTAAAAGCTTTATCTATTTCCCGAATCACCAGCTCTTGGCTTTTTCTAGGTGATTCTAAAGGAAAACACTCCATTATATCTGGAGTGGTTTCGTTACTCATGCGTATTTTGCGTTTGCCGGTTTGAGTTTAGTAAACAGAGTTTCCACTTCACTCTGATCTAAACCTTTTTCAAAGTATAGGGCAGTTATCTCTTTTTCATAAGCAGCTATAACATTGTCAAAATACTTCTTTATCGCCTCAGTTTGTCCCGGATTTTTAGACGTGGATTTAGAAGAATCATTTTCGATTTCTTCTTCTGCATTGGCATTTATGTAAAATGCATTTTCAGGGGCTTTGTCAAAAATGTCTGCTAGGGGGACGTTTCCTGACACAACCCAATTCTCAATGTAAGCCCTGCGTTCCAGTTCAGACTTTGTAAAAGTACGATGATAAGCAGAAGGGGTCCAACCGGAAGTGGTAGGAGAACTTATAGTATCCGGCATGGCGATAAAAAGATCGGGAGTAAAATTAGCAGTCATAGTAATAATGGCCTTTCAAAAATATCCAGCTTATTTAGCTGCAGTAGAAACTCTTTAATTATCAAAGATTCAGAATTTACACCAGAATCCTCAATAGAAGAAACGGTGTCAAAAATTTTGAAATCTAACTTTGAAAATATTTCAGTTGATAACTCTTGCAAAGATATGTCAGGTGCATACTTTAGGTTTTTTTGATTTTTACATAGAATCTCTTCTATGCCTTCTATCGAAATAGAGTCCAAGTTTATCATTGAACCCCCGTACTTCCAAAACCATTTTCACCCCGCTTTGTAGATGAAAGGGTTTCAGATTTTACAAAAACCACTTTAGGAACAGGAATAATAACTCCCTGTGCAATACGATCACCCTTCTTTATCTCCATGGATTGTTGCCATGAGCCTACATCCATAGATAATTTAATCATCAATTCTCCTCGATAATCAGAATCAATGACTCCGACGCAGTTGGCCAATCGAGTATCTTTATTGAATCCATGCCCACTGCGGGAATAGATGAACATTGCATGTCCGGAAGGTATTTCGAACTTCAGATTAGTTTTTATTACGGCAGGAGATCCATACGTCAGAACAGCATCTTCTGATGCACTAATATCGAAAGCTCCTGAACCATCTGTTGCATATTTAGGTTCATTAGTGGGGATTTCGATATTAACGCAAGAAAAGTTAACAGGTAGAGTTTGAATTGTCATGTATATTTATTAAAAAAGAAAAGCCCTGTTTTGGCAGGGCGGGAATGTGACCTAAGATCACGGTTTATCGATAAGTCTGGCGTTGTAAGCCAAATTACCAAAATCCAAAGACAAACGTTCACAAAGAATGTAAACGCATGTAATAATTGAAGTTATTTGAAATTCTTTATTATCGTCTTTAGGAGCATCAGGATCGGGTTCATTAACTTCATCCTCATCATGCCAGACGTACAGGTCCTCGACAATGCTAGTGATAGCAGTGATGCCGCTGATACTGCAAAGGATCGCATCTTGATGATAAATAGGGTCGAATTCTTCCATGCATGCATCAATCAGCTCTTCGTCAATCTCCATGTTGAGATTGAGCAGATTCACTAACCCTGCAGTGTAGAAAAGAACTCTTGAAAGTTCTCGACCTACGTCCTCCATCTTAGCTTCAGTCAAAGGTTTATTTCGACAAGCCAAAATGATTTTGTTAACTTTACTAAAAGAATCAATACCTTTAACTAAACAGGTTGAAATCAAAGCGTCGGTATCAAAAGATTCCTCTTTAGATGAATCGAGCAGGAGATCACCTACTTTTTGAATAAGTACTTGCATTTACTAAAAGAGCTGGTTAGGCTCTTGATGGTGCCTTATTTAGGCGGGTTTTTAGGGCCGGAAAAACCGGAGAAGAAAGCAACGATCATGTTGAGAATTAGGGTCAATGCCCATACACAGACTGAGTATATGGCAACTGCGGACAGTATCATTATGATTCCTGCCGCAAACAACCCAATGATTGCTTTAATGATCATAGAGTTCCTCAATCATCTCTTTTGACTGTCGGTAAACAAACCTGCCTGCGTAGTACAGGCAAATTCCGACAATCAAGGTTTGAACTACCAGGGGAAGATTCATACAAGCCTCAATATTCGATCTTTTGCCTTTTCAACCTTTTTTGTATAGGCTGATTGGCAGGTTACAGGATTCTTCTTACAAAACTTGTCAGCGCCGGTTGGGCCGAGGTTGTATGCGAGAAGGGCTTGCCGATTAGTCTTCAATCGGTTTCGATACTGAGTCAATATCTCGACCCCGGTTCGAACGTTTGTTACTGATGAATGCTGGACTTCTTTACCGTGAACTTTTACGTTCACTTGCATCAAGCCTACGCTAGGTCCGATCTTGTGAATCGCCTGCGGCTTGAAGCTAGATTCTACTGCCATTACTGACAGTACGTCTACTGGGGTTGGGAATGTATCACCCCCGAATTTGTACGCTAAGCTAACTGCCAGTTGGGCATCAGATCGGGAGATGTTAAAACTTTCTGCCAATCTATCAGCCACCTTCATCTCAATATACTCCCGTCCAGGCAAGCATTGCGATGGTTGGATAGGGTTTAATGACAACAACCCCATAAACATTACTACTACTGAAAGTAGGTATTTCATGGATTTTCCTTTGGTAATATGGTGCGGGTGAAGGGACTCGAACCCCCACGCCTTGCGGCATCTGGACCTAAACCAGGTGCGTCTACCGATTTCGCCACACCCGCACAAAACATATATCTCCGTACTATCCTTATACCAGAATATTGACGAATTATTGGTTAATTTTACACCAATATCTTACCTGCGTCAATATCGTTTTTCAGTTCAACCAACTCATCTACGTTCAGACCCAATTCTTGTTTTAGTAGATGTTTTGCATTAGCTATTTTCTGAGCTTTAGCTATTTCAACTCTTTTAAGAAGCTCTTCTTTTTCTTTCAAAGCGTATCTAATGGCTTTGGCAAAAACAAGGTATTCTTGATCGCTTTGATTCGTTAAACTTCTTTTGGAAAAAGCTGCCAACAAAAACCTTTGAGCATCGTTATTTAAAAGAGCAGGGGGTCTTTTGTAATGAGATGGATGAACGAAGACAGTTATATAATACAGTTGCGCTTTTAAACCTACAAAATTTGCTTTAAATTTTTGATGATTACTATCGATATAGGACTGGATGTCGGTAACCAGTTTACTATAATTAACCAATAATTCGTTAATCCCCATGTTGGCTATACAAATTGCTGAAGCTTCTGACCAAGAGTTTTCATCGGTAAGTATTTTATGAAATTCAGGATCCTCATCTCTTCTGACAAAAGCAAATTTCAAAATATCATGAGGGCTTTTAATGTTCAGATCAGAACCCAACCGGTCTTTAATAAAAGCAATTTTGGCCTGGTCTTGAATTTCTATTGGGAAATCTTCAAATTTTTCATCTTGACCAGATTTGGATTTATATGAACTCATTTTTTGAAATGACATCACAGTCTCAATCCCAATTCTTTAGCCAATACTTCTTTTGCCTCTTGAATTCTTTTCTGACGTTCTTTTTCTTTTTTCTCTGCTAAGTATTCTCTCCTTACTTTACTAGTCCAAGCATCTTTTAGGCAAGATTGATAAAGTTTTTGTACGTAGTCAAGTCTGGCAAACTCACTATCGGAAGATAACAATAACCCTGAATATTCAGGTAAGCGGGAAAGACGATTTTGTTCAATGATTGTTTTCTCGTCTATATTGAGGATATGAGATGTTTCTTCTATTGACTTTTGTTTGAATAAGATGAAAAAATCCTCATCGACCTCAATGTTTTCTATAGCATGTAACTTCTCTGCTAAACCTAGTACCGTAGTCTTAACCCATAGATTTTTAGATTCAGCAAAAAGATAATTGACTAAAGTTCTTTTATCATAATCTAAATTTGGACTTCTGTCCCGTGATATAAATATGTATTGTACCTCATCCGTCGGAATGAATTTTTGGTTCTTTTCTATTCCTAGGGCGTTGTAAACATTAATACTCCAGTTTGTAAATACTTCCAATATAAATGCAATTTTTGCCTCCGTAAGGTCTTGAGGCGACAAGTCATTTACAGAAAAAACACGGGCAGGGGCTTTTGCTTTTACAGATTTAGAAATAGCCATGATTATTACAGTACGTTATGCGGGATAAGGGACGCCGTGAGATTTATACACAGCTTTGATACCCTCTTCGGAAAGAAAAGTACCTTCTGATTCAAGGTTACTTATGAATTTTTTAACTTTCAAAACCTTCTTCTCTTGTTCTCGGATGCGGGCTTTTTCTGCTCTTTTTTCCAATTCTTTTTGACGAATTTCCGCAGTCTTTCTATTTCTCCTATTAGAGTCCAGTGACTCTAGTACGGAGCTTAGGTAATGATAAAGGCCGGATTTACTAGAGTCAGCTACCGTCAATGCATTTTCAAGATCTTTTCCAGAAACTTTCTGAGGCTTAATAACCACCAGAAATCCCCTAGACGAAGCGTTGTACACTCTATTTAAGAAATCTTCCCGAGAGCTTGTTACCCACGCGTCTGATTCTACAAGACTAGAATCAAACATATACATCAGCTCATGTCCGTAATGAGATGGGATGGGGTACACTTTTTCTTTATCAATAAATGAATACGTAAGTTCGCTGGGCATATTAGTATACCAATATGCAGGCAATTGATGGTTGTTTGCAACTGTAGTAGCGTTGAAAATTGTCCGGAGTTTTCGCCGGGATTCGTTAATCAATTCCGCTTCTGGGAATTCCTTTAAAGATTCTTTTACCTTAGTCAAATGAAGTTCAACCGAACGTTCATCTACGTAAGAAGGGAGTTTTTTAGGTTTGATTGGCGAGTTCATTTACTTATCAGTTCCAAACGTTTATCCAAAGCTTCAAAAGCTTCAGTGTGAGTTAACCCTTTTTTAGACTTACACCAGATATACCCCGGTAAGCCCATAGGGAATTCTGCGGCGGCGTCATCAATAATTGCGTATTTTGTCAATTTGAATTGATGAATATATTCTTGGATGGCTTCCCATCTACGGGGCTCTGAAGGCCTAGTGGTACCGATTATGTACGGTCTAATTTCTTCTGGGAAAAATCCCACTAGGTCTTCATAGTTCCAACAATATCTCCAAGCCGAACTTATAACAATTTTGACTTTAGGATATTTTTGTAGTAACCCTAAAAGCAACGGGGCCCATCGAAACAACCTATTTCCACAAGGGGTATTAAATGCGGAAATCTGCGCCGCATTGTCGGGGTGTAACACCCCATCAATATCTAGAAAAATTATAGGTATTTCAGGAGAAGGGGACCCCGTTATGTATATAAGAATAGGCTCGGAGATATTCATAGATCTAGTTAAAACTCAGGGAAAATAGCATAAGAGGTGGAGTAACCCTCGTAATGCGCTTTGACGTTGTAAATGCGAGTGACATAATAATTACCGTCTTCATTTTCTTCTACCGTAAAACTGGCAGTAAAATGACAAAGACCTTCTGCTTGATGCTTTTTCAAATCACGTTTCATGAAACCCAATTGAGCACGCAAAAGCAGGTTAGCATTATTTTTGTGGAAAACTACAATACCACTGCTAAAAGGATTCTGCTCAAACTGGGACGGATCATTTTGAATAAGCGTCCCATCAATGTTTTGAATAAGCAAAGCAATCTTACCTGCGCCAATAGAATAATTGGTATTGATATCCACAATGCGGAAAGAGTTTGCATTGCGAGTACCGGTCAGGTTAATTTTCTTAGGCATAATATTTCCAATTCTTCAGTAACTAAAGTGATTAAAAGATTCAAATTTTATTGGAATTATTATCATGCGAGTATAAGTCCGCCGACTTAAAACATTACTTCAAAATCCCTTGATTCTTAAGGATTTTTTGCCAATCAGATTCCCATTTTTCCGATTCGGGTTTTACACAATCAGGCTGATTGGTATTCTTATCGTACTCCATTGCCTTGCGTTTAAGAGCCTGATATTCTTCCCATTGCTCTTTAGTAATAATAACAGTTTTAAGAGGAAATGGCCAAACGCCGGGAGTAAATGGAGTGACTTTCTTATCGCTTTCGTAAGGATATACATCCCCCGGAGCAGGAAACTTTGGTAAAGGCCACTTATCCTGATAGTGGTCTGTAATCATGGATACAACGCACATGCCTATTCCTTAAAATGTTTCTTGAATAACTTTTCAAAATCAATCGCTTCAGCAGGTTTCTTAAGCTTATTAAGAATTTCTACTCTATTGGCCAATTCATCGTTCCGTTCGGTTTTTATGACCCTAACCCAGGAACCATCAGTCATAACCAATTTCCCATCCCAGATCTCTACTTGATCACTGGGGCTACCGGTGCCAGCAAATTCACTAACACACATATATTCTGGGATACTTGTTTTCCCCCAATCTACAATCTTGGCCGCAAGAAGATTTTTATCAGCCTCAACTTCTTCTTTCATTCTTTTTTTAAATTTAGAAAGGCGTTGCCAGTGATCCGAAGACCCGTCTTTATATTCAGGGGAGACGTAAAAGAGGGCATCGCTAAAATGAAATCCACCACCATAATAATTATGGCTAGCATCCTTATGTACGACACTCCCTAATTCCAACATCAATACCCAAACTTCCTTTAAAAGCTGAATGTCTTCAGGGGTTCTTTCTTCTGTTTCGTTTTTTGCGGTCATTTTTAAATAAACGCTTTCGAGAGCCTTGTAAACCAAGGTATTAAACAGCTCATCAGAAGATCGATTAAACCCTCGTTCAAACTTCAAGTAATCAACGGCAAATTTGCAAATTGCACCAGATCGATAAACCCCTGAGTAGCATTGAACAAGAACATTGTTTTCTAATGCTTTCGCTTCTAATAGGATTTTTACAATCTCGAAAGATTGTTGTTCAGTTATACAAAACTCCCCCATTTGAGACAAGAGGGACGTATGTTTTTCATCCAAGTCTAAAAACTCAAATTGATGTTCTTCTTTGAACTTGGAATTATGAGTTGCAAACCTGCTAGCAGGGTCTGATATTTGAATCAGAACGGTTTTCTCAGTATTAACCTGAGAAAAATCAATACCCAAGGGTAGATTATTCTTAGATGTCTTTAAGATTTTAGACATGAATCCCTTAATGTATGTAAGGGTAAAAGTTAAGGTTTGGTGGAAGAGGTTGGATTCGAACCAACGTAGGCTGAGCCAGCGGATTTACAGTCCACCCCCTTTAGCCACTCGGGCACTCTTCCACAATTAAGTTGGTCCGAGCAGTAGGATTCGAACCTACGACCCTCTGGTCCCAAACCAGATGCGCTACCGGACTGCGCTATGCTCGGGTTAAGGTATTATAACTTAAGTTTTAAATCTTTTCAATAAATACAAAACACCACATATCAAAAACCAACTAAGCATCAAAATTACGCCCAAGGTGTTCAATACGGGGACGTAACAAATCCACGTTGGTATTTCATATTTATTAGTGATTTTATTATCTACTTCCATACTAAATTCTAGCGGGAGTGCCAACCAGCATACTACCACGGAAATTACATATATGAGATTTAAATTGTTAACCATAAAATACCCGTCGCAATTTGACCTGATTATCCCGGGCTGTCAGTATTGATATTGAGTAACGCGTCAAATAGCCGCTGAAATACTATCGTAAGGACGACACATGCATACACCATTAAAACCAATAGTACACTAGTAACAAATATTGAATTTATACCTGGTATGTATGCAATTCGAAATGGTAGGCGTACATCTTCTCCAAATCCCGGCACGTCCAGTTTTACTGGAAGTATTATTACACAAATTAACCAGGAGAAAAAATAGAGAAGAAGAATTAAATTTAAAATGTTCATGTTACTTGTAATTTGGTCCAATAAAAAAAACTAAGAGGAGAAGGAGAGAACCTCTTAGTTTATAAACCGACTAATCTCTAAAAGAGAATAGTCGGTTTTTTTACATCACAGACCGTTTTGCAGGACCGGGATTCCGCCACGGGTAACCGGGGCCAGAGCCTTCGGAGCCTTGTCGCTACCGAACAGGTCACCGTCACCCAGCAGGGCCATCATGACCATGGGGTTCATGCCGCCAGCACCAGCGCCGCCCAGGCCACCGGTCATCATCAGCAGGGGCAGCATGTCCTTCAGGTCACCACCCTTACCGCCCAGACCGCCGTCTTTCAGCAGCATCAGGGGCAGGATGGATGCCATGGGATTGGCAGCGGGAGCGCCAGCAGCGCCGCCAGCAGCGCCAGCTTGAGAGGTCAGCAGCAGCAGGGGCAGCAGCTTTTCCAGCTTCGAGTCGCCGTCGTTACCACCCAGCATCAGCAGAGGCAGGAGGTTGCTAGCGAAACCAGCAGCACCATCGGCACCGCCAGTGAAGCTGAACAGATTGCGAACAACCAGGATACCTGACGAACCCAGGATTTGAACCTTCGGGGGGCTGTAGGTCTTGTTGTTGCCATTGTGATCCAGAACCTTCAGAGCAGCACCAGTCTTACCGGTAACCCAACCGATGATGCCAGCATCACCAACAACGATATCGCCTTCGTTGACTTCTTCAAAAGTCGACTGGGTAGCGAAAGCGGGGATTTTGACTCCCAGACCTTCGATGGGGTTGACGTTAACGCCGTAGATCTTCGGATCTGACGGAGTAGCGCCATGGGCAATCGACAGGCTATAAACGCCGTTTGCAGTTTCCAGGCCGATGCCGCCAGTAGTGATGTCCCAAACCAGGCCGCTGATGCGACGGAACATACGATTCATGAACTTATTGGTAATATTTGACATATTGTTACTTTCAATTGAACTAAAGAATAAGAAAAAAGAACGCGTTGCTTTTTATAGTTTTACCAAAAAAAGAAGCTTCTAATTTTCACAATCTGGTTGCCCAATCTGTTACTAATCAGAAGCCTCTTATAAAAATGGTAGCTCCGGCTGGAATCGAACCAGCGACCTTCACCTTATCAAGATGTTGCTCTACCGACTGAGCTACAAAGCTAAGGAAACTAAGAAAACCTTAGACGTAAGTCTTGTTTACAATTTTCTTATACCACGTAATTTGAAAATATTGAAATACTATTATAAGTTATTAGGTTAGTGTTAAAGCTTAAAATAATAGCAACTTTCCTAAATATAAATCCAAATGGCATTTACTTCTTTTACTAGATCATATGGCGTAGCTTACGCTAACTACAAGGTACAAATTACCGACGCCGCTAACGGGGCGTCCGCCATCGTATTAAATACCTCAGGGGCTGTGTTAAGTAACATTGGACTAGCTACCTTAGACTCCAGTGGAAATTTATCTGTAATACTAGATGACTCTAGAACTTGGAATGTAAATGTAGTAGATGAAGTTCACGACGCTAATACTATCGGCATGGCTACTTCATCACCTAGTGGTCTTCTAGGGCCGGACAATAGGTTAGCTCCAGGTGCTCTAACTCCGGCGCAAGCCAATGCTCTAAAGAGTTCAGATGGTGCATGTGGATACTTAGGTACTTTAGCTTGGGCAAGCAGGCCACTTACAGGATTAAGTGTAGGTAATACCGCTAGGTTTACTGGAATTGGTAGACAAGTGGAGTTATGGACTTGGGATGGCTCAAGATGGATGGCACCCGGCATTATAATCTTGGCACAATCAGCAGTAAGCGCACCTTTAACCGGAACAACTTCAGCCACTATACTTACAAATATTACAATTCCAGGTGGATGTATGGGTCCTAACGGCAGTATTAGAATTACTTTCTACGGATCCATGACTAATAACGCTAATAATAAAACTTGGATTGTTAGATTCGGAACGTCTACTACTCAATATTATTTAGTAGGGCTTAGTAATGCTGCGGCAGTATGGTCTACTTTAACAATTTCAAACAGGGGTGCAGTCGGTGCTCAAATAGGCACTCCTACCGGATCTTCTGTAGCCCCGGGTCCCATTCCTGCGCTAGTAACGGGAAGTGATAACACTGATGTGGATCAAACACTGCAAATTATCGGTATTCTAGGTACGGCGTCAGACACTATGGCCGTAGAAGCCTATAAGGTGGAACTATTGCAGTAATGATAACATCCACAATTCCAGTTCTGCAAGGAAGCGTCACTGTACCAAGCGATTTTTGTGGAAATCATTTCAACAACGTATCGCCTGTAGAAAACCAATATCGAAGCTGTGTTCTACATGATGCCGCTGGGTGTGATTGGGGGGAGATACATACTGCTCCAGGGGTATTTAATTGGTCTGCTTTAGATGCAAGAGTTGCTTCTATAGGTTCAAAATCTTGGACTTATGTTGTATCCAGAACTCCTACTTGGGCAAGTGCTAGACCCAATGAGCCTCACCCTTATGGGGCTGGGGCGGCGGCAGAACCCGCTGACATGTCTAATCTTTACAACTTTATCGTAGCTCTTTGTAATAGATACCCTACTCTATCCAAAATAGAAGTTTGGAATGAACCAGATATAGCTGCTCCGTTTGCCCCAATATGGTATACAGGTACTGTTGCTACTTTTGTAACGTTAACTCAAAGTATATATAACGCTGCTAAATCTGTCAGACCCCAAATAAAAATACTTGGGCCATCTTGTACGAACTACTTAACCACTTGGTTTAAACAGTTTCTTCAAGCAGGAGGGGGTTCCTATATAGATGCTTGGGCAATTCACGGTTATTTCTTACAATGGAGTAGCCCCAACAACTCTATGCTAGGGTTATTAAGAACAATCAATTGTTTATATGTATCTTGTAGTGATACAGGTATTACAAAATCGGAAATTTACTTGACTGAATTTGGTCAATTTGGAGCTAGGGCAGAATCTTCTGATTCAGAATACATACGTCAATTTAAACAAGGTATGATTCTTGCTGCGGCACTGAAGATAAAGCAGGCAAGTTGGTATGCATACGATGATGCCGTGATGGGGTATTCTGGTCGCCCAGTAGTTGAAAACGCAATAGCTGATTTTATAAACAGTTTTTGTGGATCTACGTTATCTAATGTAACAATAAACATGCCAGAATGTTCTATTACATGCTCTATTAACGGCGTTGTTCAAACAATCTAAAAAATAAACTAAAAGCTAGGGGGTCCTAGCTTACCTGGTTTAACCCAGGCTCTTCAAGTGTTCATGCACTGCGTCATTGGTACCCAGCAGCACCATGACTTGTTTACCGCCCCGGCGACCAAGCACCTTCTCTTTGTGAGGCTTGCTCATAGCCCCTTCGAGCACGATCATGTGATCGTAACCCATGATGCCCCGGATATCCGGGTCAGTCGAGGTTTCAATTTTAAGATGCGGATGCTTGCTCTGGTAGTTCGGCTGCAGGGCGTGGTTCACACCAAAGATCAGCACAGACGGTTTGCGCTTCGGTTGATGCAACGGGGCCGCAGTCAACGGGAGTTCCATTGCTTGGCTTTGCCCTTCTGGCCGGGTCAGGACATCCATCATCCCCTCCACTTCTGCCCGCAACTGACTCAGTTGAGCCAATTGCTGATCCTGTTTGGAAACCAGCTCAGTGAACTGAGTCAGAATCTTCGAAGAGATGGCGTCAACCAACTCAGGCATCATGGCCCGCAACTTGTCCTCAATGATCTTGCTAGCGGGGATCTCCACCTTCTCCCGTACCATGGGGGATGGAATGATGGCCTTGAGCTTTTGGGTTTGCCCGTAAGGCTTATCCCGGCCAGTCAATGTTGGGACGTAGTGACCAACGGAGAAGTCCTCAACCTTGGGCGAAGCCTTTTGAGGAGACGTGGTTGCAACCAGCTCTTCAATCTTCACCTCCAGTTCCTTCGCTGCTTTCTCTTTCTGAGCAGCATAGATACTCAGGAAAGTGCGGCTGGTGTCGTACAAAGTCGAAGGGCTGGTGAAAGCACGGCGGCGGTGAATGGGGAGATCCAGTTGGACTTCAAGAAGAAGTTCACGAAGCTCCTTCATTGTCCGAGGCTTTTCCGCCTCGTTTCTTGGGCCAAACTTTGCAGCCATCAAAGCCAACTCGTCTGCGTCCCAAAAAATTCGAACACGTTTGATCATTGCATACCCTCATATGCGGTTTAGAAGGAATATCCCTTCATACTATTCTTATACCATATTACAATGTAAGAATTGACTAAATAATCTAAAAACAGGTATTTAAACCTGTTTTGGTCAACTTCTTGACCGGAATTACTACTTTGAGTAATTCATCATGCAAAGGAAGAGGTAGTCGTTGATTTCGTCTATTTCTACATTACAAGGCTCTTTGAGCAAATCAATCCCTTTGTTGAGACTCAACAGAGCATATATGAGAAACTCTATTGCATCACCGATATTGGTGGCGTCAAGCGCCATCTTAAAATATCCCGCTGGACTGGCTGGGTGAAACCATTTAGCAAGGTATCCAGTTTCCATTCCCTCTACAAGGTCTCCGGAGACATTGTTCAGTTTATTCGAAACCTTAGTGACGAGGTCGTCCGACAGTAACTCCCAAAACTCTCTATGAGCTTCTCCGCCCATCAGTTCCAATTTTGAAAGATTCATCGGGAGAACTTTCAGCAAATCTTTTGCCGAAATATTCTCGTCAAGTTGACAAAGAACTTCTACGTCCTCTTTAATCTCGTAAAACTTAGCAAGGGCAACTAATTCTGCTTTTTTAAAATATAACATTTTCAACCTCCGTATATGTAAGGAAGAGATATTTCTTCGTACTATTCTTATACCATATTACAATATTAGAATTGACTAGGAATTATCGTTTTCTTAACTAAAGAAATGGGGTTGCCATTTCTAACTCCTTATTGGAGTTTTATCGGATTTATCTCCGGGTTGTTGAACACCCAAAGGTCCAACGCTTTTCTCAAAGTGTCACCTTGAATGCGAGTCAGGGACTTGTCCTTGAGAGGGATCAGTTCCAGTGCAATGCCATAGCTATCAAGGACATGACCGACCTTGATGATCGTCTTGAAGAATTGGTCCAGGCCAACTCCCAGGTCGACGCACAGCATCATTGCCTGGTTGAAGTCAAGGGTCAATTCTCCCCGCTCGTAACGAGAGTAATGCTTTTCGCTTACTTTCAGCGATCCGCACACCTCGGCTCTGGTGGCTTTGCGAAGCTCACGGTATTTCCGAAGCACCAGCCCGACAATTTCGGGAAAAATGACGTAGAGATTGTTGCTCATTTCAACCTCCGAAAGCAATGGCTGTGTGTTCGTTATCCAATTGGATAACTTTGTCCTTGATAAGATCTTTCAAGGCTTTACCACGGAGTTGGATTCCGGAAAGTTCCTCTTTCTCCACTTCAACTTCAATCCCCTTGTCGAAAAGGAAACACTCGACGCCGGACGTAATTTGAAAGAAGTCTTCCATCTGAACGTCCAGATGGGTGAGCGTCAGGTAGAGATTGGTGACGCTCATCGGTACTTCACCAGTTTCGTAGCGGGAGTAAGTAGAGACCGAAACCTTCGTTTCGGCGGCTACTCCGGTCTGAAGGAGATTTCTCCGTTTGCGGAGCTGCTCGATAATAGTGCCGACGAGAACGTCGTACGTACAGAAAACTTCGGTCATTTGCATACCCTCATATGCGGTTTAGAAGGAATATCCCTTCATACTATTCTTATACCATATTGCAATGTAAGAATTGACTAAAGTAAGCTAAAAACAAGGGGTTTAGCCTTGTTTGCTGCCGTTAGGCAGATCGTGAAGAACCCTTGCAACCCTAGGGATGGTTAGTCTTAAGTCGAAAAGTCGGAACGCAGGTAGTCGGTAAATCGGATAATCGAAACGTCTGAATTCGGAAATTCGGAGTACCGATAATCCACCCAGTTATAGCCAGGCGGATGTGTTGTTTCCAATAAATAAGGTTTGCTTTACCGATGCAAATTTGGCACCTAACGATGGTGCCCCGACAATGTAGCTGCGCAACTACTCGTGATAGGCTCACGGTGGCCTTCCTAGTCGCATTGCAAAGGTTCTTTTTATTAAGTATTACACGTATATATAGAATGTACAGCCAATAAGGCGAACTTCTTAGCGCTACCTAAGTTTCATGCTTCTTATTATAACTAATACATTCCTCAACTAGATGGAGTCCCTACGCAGGCTCTGTCCTTTTCAGGGAGCGTAAGTATCCATTACGTGAATACTTAATTCACGATCTGCCTAACGGCAGCTGTTTCAAGGTTAGTTGAAACGAACGGTCAGCGGGATTGCTGCATACTCCGGCTGGATCGGAATGTAGATCGTATTGACCTGTTCCAGATTCAGGTTGAGTTCAATGGCCCAGTTTGCCTGTTGGATTGCAGCGTCCGCTTCACGCAGGCAGTCCGAAGCAAAGCGCAAGGCCTTGACGGCACCGATCACGTCGAACGGCGTGTAGGTGAAATTCCAAACGTCTTCTGAACCACCCTCCTCTCCGGGTCGGGTAATCCGGCCGGATTGAGGGACACGGCTGATGCCAACCACCTGCTCACCGCTGTTGGGACGGGAGGTCATTTCCGTCAACAGACGGACCTTGATCTGCAGCTTCTTGCGCAAGAGCAGCAGCTGACCCAGGGTGATCGAAACCTTGTTCTGATTCGGAGTTTCAGGGTAGCTGTTCGAAAGCAGGTATTCGGGGACCTGCAGGGTCGTCGAGGCGTTGGCCGTTTGGATGGCCAGATCCAGGGCCGTGATTGCGTTCAAGATGTAGTCTTGAGAACGCAGGGCGCTTTCAACGGTCTCGACGTGAACTCGCTGAAAAACTTCAGCGGTAACGTTTGCCCCGAGGGCGGTGCTGATCCTCTGCGGCTTCGGCGTCAGGTGAGCCGTGCTCAGCATCGTGACCTTCACGTTCATTTCCTTGCGTATGGTCAAAGCTTCAGCGAGTTTCATTTCAGTTCTTTCAGTCGGGTTGAAATAGTCGGATTGGATTTGCAGTTTACGACCGCAGGCGTTTCATGCATCGATCAAGTGCTTCTCCATCGATAACCCCTATGGAGAAGAAATCCTTGGGGTCAAGGGTTAGTGACCACCGATCTTGGCAATCCATTGTGGTTGCCGTGAAAGGGACGGTATTGATCACCACCACGAAAGGGTAACTTCCTTTTGAACCACGGATCATTTCACCACCAAATTTCTTGACGATGTCACCGACCTTCAAGGTGACTCCCGTCCTGACCGTCTCTTTACGGACTTCAGGGGTGGGCGAAGTCATTCGAGGTATCAACGGCTCCGCAATCAGCGGTTGAAAACCCAACCCAACTTGCAGGGTAGGGATTTCTTGCGTTGCCGATTTTTTGGTTTCCACCTGAATCAACTTGGGACCCGAATCTTGTTTCGGCAATTGATTCGGCATCCGGAAAGGAGGAGCTGATTTTTCAATCGGCAAATTTCCAATCCCCGTTACCAACGAAGGAGGAGTGGTTTGAATCTGGAAATCAGACATAGCGTGTAACACCTATTTGTTCAAGTTGGTAATGGTAGGCCGTGTTGGATTCGAACCAACGACCAAAGGATTCGTACCACTTCGACTTTCGCCGCCGTCTTTCGACGTTCGTGGTCTGGACTATGTCTTGACCATACTACCGTCGCAGGTTAGGTCCGTGCTGTTTAGTCTCTACACCTTTCGCCTTAGGGGAGGCGACTTGGCTCGGCATTAGCTTGGAATTGTATGAACACGTCAGGAGTTCAGGAAAGGGCGCACCACAATCCTTCAGTCCATGATCACTATTCATGCCCTTCTTTAGCTTTCGCCGAATTTAACACGATTCATCCCAAATCTCACAGTAGTTCGCATTGCATCGGATTAACCTATCCTCTGAGGGGAGGATGATTGAATTATGCCTTGTGAGCATATCAATTTATTTGCAATGTTACTATACCGGCTTTTGATTTAGTTTATACGCCTTTCGGTTGAGTCGTTACGCCATCCGGGCTGATGACTACCGCTCATTTTTCGTAGATGCACAATACTGAAAATGAGATTTACTATGAGTCCTCTGCTCTAACCATCTGAGCTAACGGCCCACTGCCAACTTTTTAAAGCATAAAGCAATGTACAGATTTCTCTGTACTATTCTTATACCATGTTGTAATACGATTATTGAATTACTAAAGAGATCTCAGTTTGTATTTGTCATTCCTTCGGTATACAGTCTCTAACCACACCCAATGCACAACGTCTTCATTGTATTGATTTTGAGTAGTGACTAAAACCGGATACCAAGCAAACCAATTCTTCCATCCGTGGTCAGGTATGATTCTGATTCTCATCGTTTAAATTTTGCCCGTGTGAAGATTAAAGCCGCCAAAGCAATGCCGAGTAAGAACATGGATCCGGGTTCAGGGACCTTGTTAGTTAATACTAGAATTTCTTTTTCCTGACTACGTTCCTCAGGGATGGGGTCCGGGATTTTGAACTCAGTTCGTTGATGTCTGTCAATTAAAGAAATGTTGTTGCAAACAGTAGGGATTATTACACACACTTTCGGGGTGCAATAAACCAGGCCTCGTTCAACCCTGGCAGGCTCCCAGTTCATTTTGACATTTCGACAAATCTTATTTCTACCAAAAGCCATGTAGCGAAGATTGTCATATTTGTAGTAAAAGCCCTCAATACCCTTTTGAGTAATGGTTGCCATCTCTACATAGTCTTTTTTTTCAACTAGAGTGGTTAGCTTTCGCTTATCCTCTATGTCAATGGGTAAACGATAAATTGCATCACCTAAATTTCCGCCGCCGTTCCGAAACGAATCCAATCCTGGATTTGTCCAATCGCAATTGTCCAGAAATATCACTTCTTGACTCCATCAGTTTTAAAGTCATCTTTCTTGATGTTGTATTTTTCTAATTCTGTGTCAAGAATAATATTTGCTTTCTTTCTAAGCAAACTAATGATTTTCTCTACTTCAGGAGACTCTGCAGCTTTAAGAGCATAATGAGCACCGACCAAGTATGCAGTTTGTGTTTTATCAGGTAGGGCTACATTGGCAATAATGAAAAATAAAGAAAGAAGCGGCATTAACCTATTACCTTTCATAAAAGGGAACTTGGTGCCAGTGTCGTTTACAGGGTCTAAAGTGAAAATAGTGATTATCAAAGCCACTATACCAGTGGCAATTGCTGCTACGGCTAAGAAGCTTCTGAAAGCATCCAGTTTTAACCAAAGATAAAGAATGAAAAGTTCCATGATTTGTTTCTTAAAGTTAGGTTAAAGTTCAAAATTTAAACTGGTCTATCGTAATTGTAAAGATCATAATCCCAATACCTATTTTTATTATAGGGATCATCCTGATGCATTTTTAAACATTCCGGATGCATTTTATTTGTCCCTGCATCCCCTTCGTAATAACTACGCCAACGTTTATATTCGTGATTAATCTGAATTTGTTGGCCACAGCTATGGCAAATGTGTATTTTCCTAGCTTTATGAGTTTCTATTTCTGTACAATGCATGCGTCGGATTTTTTAACGTTTAACTTATCTGCAGGGTAACCCTGAAGTATATCAATACACACCCAACCCACAATACATATATACGCAATTAGCTGAAACCAATTAAAAAAATTCAGTTTAGGATTCTTGTATGAGAAAGCCTTTAATAGATTGTATTGCAAATTTCCTAGCAAAATGCCTACGATAAAGTAAGAAAATGAAAATGACATGAATCTTCCTTTAAGGGGTTAAATCGAAAAATAAAACTAAGTAAAGCTAAAGTCTACTTAGGATTTAGAGATGGGGGCGGATGGTGGTGCCGACTATCCGAATCGAACGGATGACCTACCGCTTACAAGGCGGTTGCTCTACCGGGCTGAGCTAAGTCGGCGTGTTCCGTATTTTAAATTGATACTGCTTTAAAGTCAACAACATCAATTTAAATTCGTTTAACTGGGAAGGTATATATTACGTACGGTTTTTTGTTGGAAAAAGTGGCAAGTATCGAATCAACTTCGTCTTTGGCGTATCCTAGAGCCCCGTACGTCTTTCTAGCCGTAGGCATAGAGGTGGGGTCATAAAGACGCTTTAAAACGTTGTTAAGTCTAGATATCGGAGTAATCCTTGTATGTATGCGGCGCTTTTCAAACCGCATAGAAGCAATCTTTTTATGATAACGCTTCGATTCCAAATTTTCTTTGCGAATATAGCTCTTAATGGAGGGGGTTATTCCATCAAGCGTCCATTCGTACGGATGACTTCTACTTCCGTTATTCACAACTCTGATCAAAAACCCCCTGTGGCGGAAAAGCAAAATGGGTTTCATTTCAATCCCTGATTGTCAAGAGTTTTTTTGTCATATCCTCCGCCATTTTCTTACCCCCGTGTTTATCAGGGTGGCAAAGCATAATCAACCTCTTTATATCTTCTTGAGAGAAGGGATTCTTAGTATTCGTTCTTTTTTGCAGTTCCGAAATGATAAATTTCATTTCTCTTATCAAATCCTCTTGGTGATCAAGTTTGTGATGTTGTTGATGGACAAGTTCTGACAGAGATGTGGATTTATGCATAGATGCCCACAATAAAACAACTAATACTATTACCACTGCAATCAACAGGGTAATTGCCAATTGGGCGGTCATATTTGTATATCCATTTAATCAAGTCAAAAAAATAAAGCCTAGAATTAACGTAGGCTTTTATGAGAAGGATTGATTCTCAGATTTACTGAGTATTGCAGATGGTGAAAATTTGTAAGAAAAAGCCATCTCTGGTGGATTTTCGTATTTCTTTACAAATTTCTCCGCAAGCTCTTGATTGGGAAAATACCTAATCAAGACTTCAGCGTTTTGATAATCCCACCCTCCGGGTATATACCAATAACTGACAGCGTGGGTTGTTTCTACGGAGGGTTCCAGAGTGCCGCCAAAACTGAATATTTCAATATGGTTTGACAATTACCACACCCTTAAAGATAACTGACGGTGTATTTGGTGGATCCTGACGGGCTCGAACCGCCGACCTATGCCTTGTAAGGGCACCGCTCTACCAACTGAGCTAAGGATCCATATTCGTATTATAACTACAATTCTTCTCGATTGGAATACTTGTAGTTTTTCCGCAACAGTTTGCAGATTGTTTCAAAGGCTTGTTTTGCCCAGACCATGTTCAGGACTGGGGTGATGCTGATCACGATAACTGCAATCGTTGCAAAAATGATTTGGCCATCCGAGAGGTAGTATCCCTCTTTCGTCGGGACAATCAATTTCAGCCCCAATAGGCAAAGGCACAGGATCACTGCGCCTTCATATGCGATTTTCAAAATCTCCATGATCCCCTCGTTTCAGTTGAGTTTCTTGAGATGACCTTCCGCAATGCCCAGGTCCAGCCGAGTCAACGGCTTACCCCGAGAGCGAATTTCCAGGCTTTTGACATCCTTGGAATTGTCCAAAGTTTCAAGAAGCAGGACCAGATTTTCAAGTCTGGATGGAGTATACAACTCCACCGAAGTGGGGCCGATGCAACCCTCATAGAGAGTGATTTTGATAGCAAGCATTCCTTTATTCCCTCAATAAAGTTCTTCCTACTATACTTATACCATATTACAACTTAAAGTTGAATAACTTAGCCAGTAAACCTCGTCGCTCCGTGCTAGACTTTTGGCGAAATTCTTTAAGAGTCTTGGCTAAAAACTTGAACTCTTCATCGGAAGGTCCGAGTTTCAAAAACTCATACATGGCAAGAGTTATTTGTATCTCTTCACCGGGTTTAGGATTACTGTTTTCGCTCATTGATTTATTCACTTTCAGGTTGAGTCAAGAATGCGCTAGAGAAGCCCGACTATTATCATCCCCCTACCGTTTTACCCAAACAGGGGTTATCCACTAAGTCTCTCTACTAGAGTGTTATTAATAGAGTGACATAGGATATTTCACTTTCTCTTACTGGTGATGCTGTGGATGGTAAGAGAAGCCATGATAATAGGTCAATCCGGTGGGCTAGCCCGGATGAGGAGGTGTTTGGAACCAGTCGATATTCAGATCAAGTCAAAGTGTTCCGCATCGCAGAAGAAAAGTGCTTGTGGATCAAATTGTTGAACATTGAAGCCAGGGCGTTGGTGATGTGCTTGAACATGTCCCGGAAAACCAAGCGCAAAACATCGCTGACCAAGAAAATCGGCCAAGCAAGCGTTTTGTCTGCCAAATTCCAAGCAGTCAAAGACTTGTTTAAGGAAAAGACGAACGGGTCCTTGATTTCATTCAGGCAGGATTTGTTTGCCACGTATGAATATTGAATACTAACCATGTCAAACCGAATGAGGGTTTGATCAGACAGTCGACCGGTAAATTTGCGCACGATTTCATACACCTCCAAAACTTCTTTATGAACTCCGGGAGACCAATCTTCATTCGTTTTTTTAAGCAGGTTTTGATAGGTATCAAAAAGTTGATAACTGATCAAAGTCTGCTTCCATGTGTTAGCCAAAAACCCCTTGGTCAAAATAACTTCATGGAGCGTAGCTGCAATGGCATAAATGATGCCTATTGCAAAGTACGCAAAGATGTACCCCGTTGAATTCCAAATTGAAAGACCGAGGTCCCGAACACTTTCAGGATACGATTTCGGAGATACCGTCGCACATATAAATTCATATGCAACAAACCCGAGCGCAATCCAGTAGTACGAGGAGTATTGATCCGGGGTGTTCAAAAAATCTTGAAGCCTGTAATACTTTCGATCCACCGCTCGGATGCATTCGAAGAGAATCCAAAACCCCAAGACCCAAGTCAAAAGGAACGGAGTGAGAAATTCAAAAACGATCATAAACCACCATTATGAATAGGGGTTGAAATTTAAAGCCAAACTTTGCTATTATTTTTTAGTTTTTGTATCTAGGTCAGTTGACGTTTGATTTAAACCACGTAGCCCCGGTCGACTTGCATCAGCTTACGGATCTCCAGAAGATCCATATGATTGACTTGAAGCGATCCTTGATGATAGTGAGTGGCCCGATATCCAATTTTTATAAATACCTCGTGGGCAACATCGCCAGGAACAATGTTGATAATCCCGTTGGGCCGACTTTGAGCTTCAACCATCAATCGATCCAACGTCTCTTGGATTTGAATCGTGGGACCATCCGCCTTAATGCTTGACATGGATTGAGAGATTTTGCACACGGCGAGGATGTACAAAGGCAGGCTCAAAACAAACACCTTTTCTGCTGGAGTTGATTGGCTTGTGCAATACAAACCCCAGACCATCGGAATGCAACAAGACAGCACAATTATTGCAATATTCAGGAGTTTTCGATTGTGCGGGGCGGGCAGGGGTTGAAGATTCGATTTCATAGCGCCTCTGATGATTGAAGTATTAGCTAAATTTTCAGGAGACGTATATGTCTCTATACTTCTTATACCAGAATAAGCACTTGTAATTGAATGTAGAATTTAATCCGAATATACTAATTCACCGTCAGACAATTTGATGATGTTGGTATACCCTCCCGGTTCCCTGCTTATGTAACAATCAGTTTCTGTTCTGACCCAAGGAAGGATATCCCCAATTCTGTATTGGGAATACCACATGCGGTGGTCTGAGAAACCAACAATTTTAATACCTATTGGATTTTTTCTGGCAACAGGAGTTAAAGAGGGGTCGATTATGTTTGTATTTGGCTGAGATTCTTGCATGAACGCAATTCTACCTCGTATTTAAGCTGAGGTCTATACCAAATTCTTCCGGATATAGGATTTGGCTCTTGCCGATGCCTAGACCAGTCTGCATATTTACTCATGCCACCTAATTTGTCGTGCCATCTAAGCATAATTCTGCAAATAGAACCAACGTCTTTTCTTTGGCTGCACGCCATTTCATCAAGGATTTCTCCGGTCGGAGAAAATAGCCTAGCGTGCCACCTATCATTGATCTTTGTCACTTTAATGTAAATATCGGGATGATTATAAATAACCGGCGGCATCATCTTTTCTTTTTTACATTGTAATTTTTGCCTACGTTCTAATTTTTGTTTACGCTTTGACTTTTTCATAGTATATAGAATGTGTAGGTAAGCTAAAAACTAAAGAAAATGAGTGAATTCAAACTTGAAATAAGGTAGGGGGCTACCATAACCTAGGTGTACAGCCTAAGTTACGGTAGCCATTAGGGTTCGGCACGAAGGCACAGGGGAACTCTACGCAGGCCAGATTGCTCGGGAAGATATTAACCCTTGGTTTAGTGTATACGGCAAAGAGTTTATTCTCTACCGTTTCGTCCACTGCTTATAGTCCCGGACTGATCACTACACGGACTGTTGGCTGCTGTGCCGTATTACATGTAGGCACGGGCTTCGCTGAGGACCTTGGCTTCGCCTTCCATGGCGTCGCTAACGGCTTTGTTGAACTGGATGTGGTCGAAATCCTGCTGCGCCAGAGCTGCTTTCAACTTGGTCAACTCGATCAAGGAATGTTTGATGGCCTTCTCAGCGGCACGCAGCTTGCGAATGGATTTCACCCGCTTTTTCAGGTGGGCATCCAGGTCGGAGATCTGGCCGACCTTCACTTGAATGAGATCGTTTTGACGATCTTCGTTCAGTTGTGCCTGGGCTTTCGCAAAGGCCTCGCTTGAGGCGATGCCGGGGGCCTGCTCGAATTCGGCCAAGTCGTCTGCCGAGACGCTTGCCGCCGGATTTCCGGGGAGCTTCACGTTGTTCTTCAACTTGTCTTTGCTCATGTTCTGCCTTTCGTGCAGTTGAGTGGTGGTGAAGGAAGATGGTAGGACGTACTGGATTCGAACCAGTGACCATCGGATTACTTACTACTCCAGTTTTCACTGGCTGATTTTCATCATTGTAGTCTGGACTATATCATCACCTTCTGTCTTCACAGTTAAGGTGTCTTGCTCGTAGTCTCTGAGGACTCTCATAACGTCTAGGTAATCTGATAGCAAGTTTACCTTGCTATTCTGCCCGTTCTTAGGAGGATCGGCTCTCAGTGTCAAATGTGAACCTGTTGTTTTCAACAGCTCATCGTTTCTAATCCAAGCAATCTTGTCATCATCAACGCAGTAAACTGCATATATTTGACAATCTTTCATGTTGTATTGAAACCTATAATTTGGCCCTGATTTCCAACCGCATACTGAATAAACCCCGTTTGTTTTAGTTACGGTTTTTACCTGTATGCCTATCAGCTTTGACTTTACTTCAAGCACTAAGTCTATTCTTGAGATATCACCGAGTTCGATGAATACTGAATATCCTAAGGCCAAAAGCTCAGTCGCTACTTTCATTTCTCCTAAATTACCTAATCGCTTAGTGTGCATAATCTTTTGGATTATACATCACAAGTTGCCTGCTGATTGACCAATCCTTTAGATTTTTACGACTGGGGTCGTACTAAAGGCTCTAAGGTTATTCCAGCATATCGCAAGATTTTCATTCACATATTTCTATGTGACGCTTCCAATCAAAAGTCCGGTGCTCTACCAACTGAGCTAACGTCCCAAATTTGCAACCTAGTATTTTACACTAGATTCTAATCGAAATCAAATCAATTCGGCCCAAAGAAATAGATCCAATCACCCATCGTCAGTGCCAGCGACTGAGGGACCGTGCTGCTGAAAAGGTTTACCCACGCTGCGTACTCCGTCATGGCTGCAGTGTGTTCTTGAATTTTTGCATGGGCTTCAGCGAACGATTTCTGAAGATCAGTATTCAAAACCACCTTTGGAGCAGCCCCGGTGTTGGACACCAGATTATGAGACTCGCTTTGGGTAATGGTTACCCCCTTGGTGCGGAGTTCTGCTTCAAGCTCGTCTTTCCGTTTTACCCAGTATTCAGCCCTGGATTTGCGAAATTCCAACTTCTTCTGTGCCGCTTTCAAAAGAATCGGCTGGTCAAAGTTGAACAACCAATTTTCACGATGAGATTCGAAATGCTTAGGGTCAAGTAACATGACAGCCTTTCTATGGGGGTGCCCGACCCTCAAGATGAACAAACTCGTCTTACCACCACAGCAGTCGGAGAACGAGGGTCGGGCGAAACTGAAAAATTATGAATCTGAGAGGTTGATAAGGGTGCTGGCTTCAACGCCACGGTCAATAGAGGAGGGTATATTGAACGTGATTGGCCCAGAGGGTAGGCCTTTTATGAAACCAGCACTCCTATCAATCTCTACGGGACTTGATAGGGGAATAGTGGTCGCCATTCCGCTTTTAAATTAGTGCTGTTCCTCAAGTATGCTTTTTATTGCATCGGTGCGGACCTCCTTGGCCGCTCGATTAATGAAGGCATGGTTTCAGGCAAATGGAGCGGGGTACGAGACTCGAACTCGTTTAGGTAGCTTGGAAGGCTACAGCACAACCCATATGCCAACCCCGCAAAAGGCAGAAGTAGAGAAAGACCGGACGTTGCTCACATGAATGAGCTGGTTAATTCCTCCGGCATAGACCTGGGGCTAAACACCCCCTGCTTGCCACACATTCTCTACTTTGCCAAAACTGAATAACGTCACCCTTTACATCTTGTCTGTGGGGTGTTCACAATCGGCTTATCCAACAAGTCTCACCAATCGTTACGTCATATTTATGGCTCCCCGACCTGGGCTCGAACCAGGGACCTACGGATTAACAGTCCGGCGCTCTACCAACTGAGCTATCAGGGAATTGTGAAAGTGGTATTTCATATTATACCACAATCAATGAACAGAAGCGGCAATCTAGTATGCCTATTACTAATCATTATTAGTACTGTACCCTACCTGAACGTTTAGTCGTGCTCCCAATGCTTCACATGGAAATATGCACGGATCAGGGTGTTACATGTTTACCGGGTCATTGATTGGAGGAGAGACTGGGATTCGAACCCAGGTTTCAATGCCAATTCCTACCTTCGGTTGCTCCCGTGTAGTCCTTGCGTCCTAAGCCTCTAGACGATCTCTCTTTTTAAAACCTCGTCAAGGTGGAATCAAACCACCATTATGGAGTTGGCATTGCCGTTACGAACAATCGTCGTGTTTGGCACGTCCTAGTGCTCCATTGTAATGCCATTATACTATCGACGAGTAACATCCGGTCAGCTACTCCGGAGGTTGAAATAGTTAGAAGCTTATTCCACGAGCCGTTTATGGTCACGGTGCAAGAATGAACTTCGCTCTGAATACAGCTTCTAACTATTTCAATTGGCAAAGCTCACATACCGTTACCAACAAAGTAGAACCAAAGGTCCGTGTCATGGTTTTTGCAAATGTCTGCGTGGAGCATGGCCCAGTCCAAGTTCAGACGTGATTGTGGTGATGCGTAGACGTTCAAAAGGGAAAGCATGTGAACTCCTAACTGTATGAAAGACAAGTCAAGCAATACCTTATCCAAGTGGCCTTATTGAGACTTTTCCAGTAAGAGGGACTCTCCTGGTACGGTAGTCAAAAGGGGACTCAAACAAGTGCCGAAGGATTTACCCTGGGAGCCAAAATCACTTTCTTCACTCAAGTTTACCGCGAATAGACTTGATCTATTAGAACAAAGACTTGTCTTTAATACAGTCAAGGTGGATTGGAAATTACGCAAAAGGTGGTGAACCTCAGTCATCAATTTATAGTTGCGACCTATTGTTGCGTCTGGGATTAATAACCCGCTGTGTTTCGTGGCCACAAAGAGCACAGTTGAGAGTTACATGATCAGGTTCAGCCAACATTGAATTCTTCAGGTTCACCACCTTTTGCGCAAATTTAAGGTGCCCCTCCTTTGAGGCACGGTACTCTTACAAAGCAAGGCTCCTTGCGAACAAGGATCTTGGGAGGGGCATCTGAACTAGAAGGAAACTCCTAGTTCAGAACTTCGGTTCAGGCTGCGAGAGCCTGGACATAGCTGCTGTCATTGGCAGTTACTTGTTTACCTACATGTTTAACGAGCATACAGGCTGGCTCGTGTTGTAGTCTAAGATACTAATCTGTCAATCGAATGCCTAGTCACCCCCATTGAACAGCTTAATGGTGGAGGTGCCCGGAATCGAACCGGGGTCTTGCCAGTTGTTCTCTCTTTCTTTCAGATGAGCGAACTCATCACACAACAATTCTTTTAAAGGTCCAACTTCTACCTTTTTACTACTACATAACCGCAGGTGATACCTCTAACACCCTCGCTATGTTTAGTTAACCCTTCAGATTTTCATCTTTGGGCTTGATCCATTCCAATCTGAGAAAATTGGTGTAATCACTGGGATCGTAACGGTCGTAGTACAAACACTGAGTGTGAATCCAGTGAGCTGTAATACGTACGTCTTCCGGCTTAGCATCAGGCCAACGTTCTTTAGCTTTAGCCAAAAGGCCTGCTAAGTCAAGCTGCTCGACATAATAGCCGGTTTCGATCCAAAATTCAGTCTCAGTGTCATCAGGCCAGAAGTCGACAATTTCTGTACCCTTGCGAGTTGTTTTGCCCATTATGAAAACTCGTGGGCCACAAGATCCCAAGTACCTTTACCGTAGCCCACTGCCCCATGACCAAGGACACCTTCACCGTTGAGTCTGAGTCGAAGTAATCCTTTCGGACCCTTGATTGCGTTGTTCACGGAAAAGTAATGCTCTTCACTGGAGTACCATGCCCAAGGGCCGACCCAGGGTAGCGGATCTCGCTCCCAGGGAGGTATTTTGTTTTCTCGAACCATGATGATGTTCATCATTTGTTCAAAAGTTAAATCCGGCCAGGGATGACCTTCGGTATGGATACTACCCGTCTTCAACAATTTAACCCAGTCATCCAAGTCATTAATACCCTTGTCAGGGTACACTCGGAGTTTGAAGGTCCAACCAGCTGAAGACTTTCCAATGTGAAGTGTTTGCGGCGGGTCGAATCGACCGCAACATTCACAAGGTTTACCAGCTTTTGTTGCAAGATAGAAATTGGTTCCCATTACGCCCTCCGTAATAGAAGTTATTCGGGTGGTTAAGCAGGGATTCGAACCCCGGTACAGTCACAAGCAAATGTGTTAGCCGAACTTGTACGCCTCATGGAGGAGGACCGTCATAGTTTGGTTACTGGCCAAAGAGGCTACTTTGCTGTTGTCTGTGTTTTGCCGTATTAAACTACTTAACCGAAACTTTTTGCACCCATAGATCAAGGCTTGATTACTCCGCATAGGCTGCGGTTTTCTTAGTCATTCACTGTCGGTGTCACCCATCCCAGGGCCAATTCCGGGATTGATAATCTAGCCTTGATCTATGGGCACGTTTGAAATTAACCTTGTTGTTCCAAGGCTTTTGCCCAAGTCCATGCAGTCAAGAAAAGCGCAAATATTCCCAGCACTGCTACTACTAACACAAGGATGGCAAGCCCTATGCCGGTAGGTTTGGTGGTCAAACTCATCGTAACGACAAGAGTGGCAGTACAAATTATCCACGCAAGCCAGACATTTTTCAGAGTCATTATTAAACACCTCTGGTCAGAATTGAGATGAAGACTGAGAATCGAATTTAAGATTGGCGGGTAAGGTGAGATTCGAACTCACGGAGCATCTTTCAACACCCGACGACTTAGCAAGCCGCTGCCTTAGACCACTCGGCCACCTACCCTGCGCATAACTCAATCCTACAAACTTGGCGGAGGCGGTGAGATTCGAACTCACGGGCCGGGGTTACCGACCGACGGTTTTCAAGACCGTTGCATTAAACCACTCTGCCACATCTCCAATTTTATTTACTAAGCAAGTTGTATTATAACTTGGTTACATCATTCTTATACCATGTATATTACAACTTATTGAAAAAAGTATTATATCATACTTTGTTCTTCAGCAAGCAACGCACAAAACTTCAGCCACGCATAGCGTGTAGGTTGACGAGTCTTTGTAGAAGGAAACTCCTCGAAGGCAAGTGTAGTAGAAGGGTTTAGTCCTAGTTCTATAAGACCCCGGCGAATTACTTTTCCTATTTTGTATGCCGTTTGAATATTCCCGCCCTTATCTCTAACCGTGGCATAAACTGCTTTAGTAATCGCAAGGCAGCTATATAATTCTTTATTTGTATTATGAGGTTTTATAAAAGAATTAGCAAGAAACTCATCAGCAGCACGATGGAGTATTTCTGCAATGATTTCAGAGGTGATCATTGCGTAGTCGATCTTTTTACTCATATCACACCTTCTTCAACAAGTAATGCACAAAACTTCAGCCAGGCATACCGAACTGATTGGCGAACTTCACCTTCGGGGAATTCATTGAATTGATCAGTACAATTAATGTTTAACCCTAATTCTTCCAGGGTAGATTCAATTAGGAAACCTATGAAATCTTCATCCTCGTAAATTACTGATTTCTCATGTGCCAAATTAAATAAAGCATCCACAATCGCATGGCAACTGTAATCACGATAATCTAAGTATTCATCAGCAGCAAGGTGAAATACTTCTGCGAAGTTGATCAGTGTATGGTTTATTTTTTCACTCATATTGCACCTTCTTCCGCAAGCAAAGCACAAAACTTCAACCAGGCATATCGGACTGATTGACGAGTTTCACCTTCAGGGAACTCGTCAAAGGATCTGATCCCAATTACATTTAATCCGGCTTTTTTCAAAAAAGTGAAAACAGTGTCTACCGAGTACTCAAGTGGAATTTTTACTGGAACGTTAATTTTTCCGGAATTAGAGGAGTATCGTAAGTACTGTGTTGCAAGTGAAACAGCATCACACGAAAAACCATATTGACGAACAGAGTCTTTTTCAGAGGGAATATTTGTATGGCTAGTATTAGATAAGCAATGGTCCGCCGCAAAATGGAAAATACTAGCCAGTATTTGATTTTCAAAAGCTTTAATTTCTTCTTTAGTTTTTTTACTCATATTGCACCCTCTTCAAGAAGTAATGCGCAAAATTTCAACCAAGTGTACCGGACTGATTGACGCGTTTCACCTTCAGGGAATTCATCGAAGTTGGAAATATTTGAAATATCCACCCCCAATTCTTTGTATTTACCAAAGAAATCCTTAATTTGTTTAGGGATAGGGTAGACGGGGGAGTTTCGATTAGATAATGTCAAAAAAGCTTGCCAAATTGCAAAACAAGTACTTAAATAATTATCCCCGATATCCCTATTGACAATTAAATACCTGTCAGCAGCAAGATGCAAAACTTCTGACATAGATACTTCTTTTGGTTTAACGTATGTCATATTTAATCTTATTGAAAAAGGAAAGCCGAGGACTAGTCGGCTTTGCTTCTTCAACAAAACTTACATACTCCGTTGCAAGTGTTGATTGAAAACTTGACGAGGTACGGGCGGGAAGGGTTGATTTGGATAGAGAAGGTTTTGAATCTGCTCTTCCGTCAATTCCACCGTTTTGTCTTGACGAATGACGTTTTCATACCGATAAGGTATTTTGCTCAGGTCAACCTCCTGCAATCCGGTTGCAAAAAGAGCTGCATATCCGGGGTCACTACGCAAGTGATGATTACCCAGGCGATATGCAACGCCGGATTGAGTGATCACGCAGTCACCGGCTTTACCAATGACATTGGAAGTCGTGACGTTATCACCGTCTTGGAAAATCGGATGATTGGAAACAACGCCGCCCAGGTAAGTGAGCCCGTTTTTGTCAGTTTCCAGTCTCCAATAACGCAGAATCACAGGGTTTTTCAAACGTTTCATGGATACCTTTCAAGTAGGTCAGGAGTTGACCAAAAGTTGATTAAAGATTGTCCAAAAACTTCTTGAACTCCAGGGAAAATTGTCCAGTAAAACGATCAGAGACAGGGGCAGGGAGTTTTTTCTCCTGAGCCCGAAATTCTTCCTGCTGAACCTTATTCCAACCAAAGGGATTGGGGATCTCCGATGTGTGGTGGAATTGGCTGATCTGGTTCGGGGTCGTTTCCACCGTCTGTTGAAGTGATCTCATTTATAGGTATGAACAGGAAAGGGTTGAAATCCAAAACACCTTCTTTAGGATACCCTTTTGCATTGGATATCAAAGTCAAATGTTCTATTTGTGATGTTTGGCAGAAATGAGAGTGGCCGTAGATCCACAAGTCTGCGTATGGGAATAGAACATCTGCGTTGGCGTAGAAGATGTTATCTTTAATACTTCGAAGAATATATGGGTGGAGCAAACTGGCCGAAGGGACGTAATGAGTAACCACTACGGTTGAGTTACTGGGGCTATGGATATTTGCCTGTCGAATAGAAGACTGAAGGGCTCCAATTTCTCGTTTACAAAACGAGTTCATATCCTCAGGGGTAAATGGGATGTTCCCATTCTTAGATTCGTTTTCCGACAAGAAAATCCTACAGAAATCCGGGGCACCCTTTAACTGAAAGGATTCCAAAGGGTGTTCAGCTCCAACCGCCCAGAGAGTTGACCCAAACAAGTTCACAGTTCGATTTTTGGATTTGAACTGTAATTGAACAGGGTTCTCCAACGTTGCTACAAAAACTTTACCTGGGTAAATTTGCTCCAGGGATTTGAATTTTTGAGAAGCGGTGTTGAAGTAACTACCCCAATAATCGTGATTCCCAGGCACAAGAATGATCAAAGGAAATCTTTGAGCAAGAACAGAAATGACCTGGTCTATGATATACGCGTTGCAAATATCCCCCGCCAAAATCAAAGCTGAATGTTGGTCTTGGTCATGTGAAGGAATAATGGCGTTGAGCGTTTTTTCAAACTTATCAATTGGATAAGAACTTTGCAGATAAGATTCTAAATGCAAGTCCGACATTGGTCGAAGGTAATCAATGTTTTCGATTTTAAACATAACTGTAATTCTCGTTTTAATTCTAATGTTATTGTTTAAAGAATAAAGTTAGTCTTGACTTTTAGGCAAGGGGATTAACCCCTCGCCAATTTCAAGAATTAACCTTGATTCTTCTTACCCTTAAGGGTAATTTTCTTGCGTCCGGATTTTCCGGTCTTGCCACGAGCCTCCTCGTCATCAAGCACGGGTTGAGTCGAGTCAACCGTCAGCTTCAAGGGGGCGTCGGACTTCGCCGTGGTTTCTTCAGCAGTATTGGCGGACTTCTCAGACTTACCCGCTTTTTCAGCTTTCAGTGACTTTTCCAGCTTGTTCTTGGAATTGTCGATGAATGATATTATCGGCAACAGAACGTTGTCGAAGTTGTGGTCCTCGGGACGGACTCCCAAGCGATGCTTGAGTTGGTCTACTCCAAGGTCCTTGACTGATAGGAGCTTCGCAATCTGAGCTTTGCGAGTCTCCGGCGTACCCCGGTTAACGCCATTGAACCGATCCAGGAAGTTCTTCACATTCCGGGCTGATGCTGAGGCGTAACGTGCTTGGGATTGTACGGTCATGGATTCCTCTTCATTGTATAAGTAATACTTCAAAGAAACATACTGCTAGTTCTAGTTATTGTTTTATTGACGAGTCAGTTTGAGCTACCTAAAACAGTTACGACCCACAACGGGGCCGAAGCGGAAGAAAAGTTTCTCAAACGTAATTGGGTGTGTTAAAAGCGATTTCGCTCTTGATGTGCTACGACTGACATGAAATCCCCTCTCTTACTTCAAAGTCAGGCCCTCTAAGTAGCCAATGCTTACTGGATTTATACAACAATACAGCAGTCCAGTAAGTCTCCTCTTTTCAAGGCAAAATAAGGCCACGGGAGATTTTCCTCTATGACCTAAAGCAATGTTTTTGGCATTACTTCTTTCGCACTATTCTTATACCAAATTACAATTGCGTTATTGAATTTGTTCAGATTCGTTAATTTCTGACAATATGCTATTAGCTACGTCAATTAACATTTCTTTTCTGATATTCATCTTTTCAGATAAGGCTTTCCGAATCTTATCTTCTAAAGGGTTATTTGCAAAGATTCTGTAATAAGCACAGTCATGAGTTTGACCTAATCTATGGACTCGATCTTCTTGCTGCGATTGAATCTCTAAGCTAAAGTTCAAGCTATAGAAAATTTCAGTGTGCACTGATGGGTCTAAGTCCGGTGGGTAGTATAAACCCTCGTCTTCTAAGTCCTTAGTTTTAGACCCTAGCACTGTAACGCCATAGTTTACAGATTTAGCTTGGCATACTAAGTAGGGTATGTTTGGGGATTTATTAAACTTACGTACCTTCTCTCCAATTTCATTATCCCCGCCTTGAATGGATAAGAAAGAAATATCGAGGTCGGAAAGAAGTTTAGAGATCAACTCAAATTCAGCTGAAAGATTAAACCAAATAATAGCACGTTTGGTTGGAATGGTTTCCGTTATGAGTTTTCTAAGGGCTCCTATCTTAGGTTGATCCTCAAAGAACAAGGTTTCTCTAGGATTTTTATTCTTTGACGTGGATTTTTTACCCTTAGAGGCAGAAGGCTTACTGTCGGAATTATCCGAGGCTATGTCATATAAATGTAGTAAGTCATCATCTTCTTTTTCCGAGTAATAGAGAAACCCTTGAGAAATTTGATATAGCTTACTTAACATGACAAGCGGATTGTCTACGTTGAAATCCCTACCTTGAAAGGAAAGATAATAATTCCTAGCCAGTTGATAGTAAGCGTCCTTCTGAGAGGGGCTCATCTGAACAAACACGTCGTGAAATGTTTTATTAGGAAGTTTTAACCACTTTTCTTTAGTCATGACTATGCAACAACTCTCTAAAATAGTACGCATTTCTACGACATTTCTTGCTGCAACAGGTCTCTTAACTACTTTACCGTCAGATTGTTTAGTGTCAACCATGACTGAGTATTTAATCATGAAATTGGTATAGTTAGAACCAACTAGTGAGGGCTGTAAATATCTAACTGGAGAGTAAAGATCTAAAGGGGAATTATTGATTAAAGTACCTGAGCCTCCGCAACGATAAGGTATCCCTTTAGATATTTCTATAACTGATTGAGTTCTACTGGTAGTAGGATCTTTAATCAGGAATTCATCTAAGTGAATGAAATCAATTTTCGTTTCTTTGATTCTATGCTTAAGGATTACTACCTTAGAGTAATTAATGATAATTACAGAGTTAGGGGGCAGAGCTTTAATAGCTTTTAATTCTTCGTCCCAGTCAGTGCTTTTGACCGTATGAAAATTAAGTTCTGGTCTATGTTTAGCAATCTCATCTTCCCATACAAACAGTAGAGGTTTTGGACAAACCACCATGCTTAAAGGGAAATCCATCAATTTAATGTAATCAAGAATAACCTTAGATTTACCCATGCCTGGGTCAAGTAAAATGCCACCGCCACCGACAGTATATGCAAATCTAAGTGCTATTTCTTGAAAATCTTTAGGGGTAGTATGAAAGGAAAAAGATGGAGGTAAAGGTTTAAGTTTAAAAGGAGAGTTTAACCATTCTTGAACATCTAATGAAATGGATAATTTTTTAGCGTGACTGGCAAGCCTATTTACCAAGTTAAAAGATATTGGTAGGATTGCTGGACAACCATCTTGCATCCCTACTTTCATAAGGCCAGGAAAAGTCCTTAATGCTATTCTATCTTGATCTGTTTGAGGGGTAAAAATTACGTAAGACTTAGAACTATTAAAAGAAACTAGCATTAATGCAAATTATGTAGGGTTACTGAACAAACTTTGCTTTTTAGATTTTTGTTCTAATAAGAAAGCGTCTAAGTCAAAACCTATTTGTGAACATACCATTCGTACCGGTTCAGATTTCAACTCCATTCTTTTAAAGGATTCTAGCATTCTTCTAACAGAGTCGATGTTTTGAGAATCTACTTTCCAAACCGTATGAATGAAATGAGAGTTTCTACTGAAAAAACCAGGGTCCTCAGTGTCGATAAACTCCGCAGACCTAACGTTTAATTGAAAGTCATTATCTAGGTAAATATAGTAGTTAATCAAGATATCATCCTATATTGTTTACAATCCCTACGCCGTGGTCAACTATCATCGTTGATGACATTGATGATGGTACTACTGATTTAAGTTTTTGAGCTTGGCGAATTGAATTACAAGGAATGTATATAACGTCTTGTTGGAAAACAGAAGGATCTATATTAGGTAAACGTTCAATAATTCGTTTGAGCTGAGATAAATCATAATTGTAGATTACAAATACGACCCCTTTACCGTATTCTGCTACTGCTACTTGCAGAATAAGAGATTCTAATGTACGACCACAAACCCCATTTCTTTTAGATTTAAGAACTTCTAATAAGGCATCTTTTTTACCTAATTCCGCCCAATAATCAGCGAGGCTGGAAGTTCGAATGTTATAAGTAACACTGAAGTAACAAGGTTCTTTTTCAGAGTAGGGTTTGAATAAATTAAAAAGCCATTGCACAGGGGAGAAGATTAATACATCTCCAGATTTCTTCATATGTAATTTCATGGCTATATTACAAATCTAAGTTAAAAATTAAAGTTCAATTATCCGTTTAGATGTACGATAAACATCCCGTAATACCGATAATACTCTAGGTGCAGTATCAATGTTTATGTTTGGAACCAACTCTAGTAATTCATTAGTAGCTCTAATCATTCTTTTACCTAGAACCTTTCTACCGTCGTCTAAGTCTTTATCTTTCGATTCTTGTATTGCAAGATCTGCTTGAGCAACCATTTTCTCTATTTGAGAAACAAAGTTGTTCTGGATAAAGTGGGTATGAACGTAGATCAATTCCCCTGTAGGTACGTAATCAGAAGTACCTTCTAAATATCCATGGATCAAAGGGTTTGATAGAGTAAAGTCAGTAATAGCCATTGAGGTATTATACTACTATTTACCAAAATAGCTATTACTAATTTAAATCATTGAAGATTTAGTTTTTTCTATAAGTATGGCTTTGAATCGATTCTTGCTGAGTACAGTTTTTACCGCATGATTGAGTAGACAACGTTTCTGATGTGCCAGTATTGCACTTAGTATAGTAGTGAAAGTGTCCACTATCTGTGAACCGATAAACAGTGCAGCCTTCATGAGTAAACAAAGTATCTACAAGTACTTCTGGGTTATTGGTTCCGGTTCTATTAACAGGGGTTTTCTCGCAGCCGGTGAGGAGCAAAGCGACGGCAATTAATGATAAAAGAACATTCATAATATAAAGTTGAGGTCTAATTAACTAAAGAAGACGGTTAAGTCTTCTGGGGGGGATTGGGTTTATTACCAACCAGCGGGCAATGGGTAACCCGCTTTTTTTGCTGCGTTGCGGGCCTTTTGAAGAGCCGCATCTTTCAAGGGGGAACCTTGAGGATAGTTGCGAGTCATCATCAACTCCCAAATCGCCGTCATCAGTTCGTCAGAAGCAGAGAACAGCTTGGCAGTTGCGTGCAACTGGTCAAGGTTTTCAAACACTCGGCTGGGAGTTTCCACCTTGCACTTGAACTTGGGGCAGGGGCGGTCAAAACCGTCCTTACCCATTGCGTAAACAGTGACCCCAGAAACCTCGAAAGGTTCCTGAACATGTTTCTTTTTAAGATTCATGAGTAGACTTCCGGGTTAAGGATTAGGGCTTACTGTAAGTGTCGTGTTGCAAACCCTTGTATGCGCCGATGGCCATGATGCAGCCAGCGATGACTGCAAAGCCTGCAGTCACGTAGCTTTGTATCTCTGCAGCACGTTCACGTTTGCGGGTCTGATCCATCAAGGTCAGGGTGCGGTCAAAGATGAGGTCTTCACCTTTTTCAGGAACGGAGAGGTCAATCTCCAAGAGACCAGCTTTGATGTTGACGCGCTCACGCCGTACGGGTGCTCGGCGGTCAGGTTGAACTTGACCACTGGCATCAGTGAAAGTCTTGGGTTTCATGTCTTTCCTCACGTTGTATGTTACGGGAGAAGGGGGTTTCGCAAAAGGAATCATGAATCACCTTAAAAAAAACCTGAGCAACCGGGTAGGCGCTCAGGTTCTTTCAGGCCGGGGAGGTTCAGGCGGTCAGCGGGTCACCGGCGACTTCAGCAGCCGCTTGGTTCATGGCTTCGGTCAGCTTGCGCTGGCCAACCTTGTTGCCCGCGTAGTAACCCAGCCCGCCAGCAATGGCAGCAATGCCGACGCCCGTGGCTGCGGCAAAGTAGCCCTTCTGCCACCAGCGCTTTTCAAGGGAGGCGGCCGGGACCACGCTCTGATGGCCTTGGCTGTCCACCATCAGGATCTCGCCGGGGCCGGGCAGGCTGGCGGTGTTGGCACGGGTCTCGTTGGCCTCAGCGGTGTTGGTGGTGGCTTCGGCGTTGGCGGTGTTGGCGTTCTTGTTCGACATGAGATTTCTCCTAGAAGAGGTTGGGGTTGGCCCGAGTTACGGGCCGAGGTGCTGGATGGGTTGAAAAGCCTGGATTACAGGCTGGCGGCGTTGTTGTTGACCGTGTCCTGGCCGAGGTAGTCTTGGCCGAAAGCCTTGTGGGCCGCAGCACGACCGGCAGCGGCACCGAAACATGCCAAGAACACAATGCCGACATAGCCGAGTGCGGCCATGGCAAAGACCTTGGTGGCGCTGGGCTCCTTGGCGCCTTCCTGCTTGATGAAGATGATGCGTTCGGTGCGGGTGTTGCCAACGTCAGTTTCGTTGTTGGCAGTGTTGGTGTTGGTTTCGTTCGACATGAGGTTCTCCGAGAAGTGGTGGGTTTGTTGCGAGGAAAGCTATTTTTCTCCGCACTATACTTATACCATCTTGTAATTTGAATATTGAAAAATTTGAGCTGTTTTTACATAAAAAGATCGAAAAAAGACTGAAAATAACTAAAAATACCCGTTTTACGAGTATTTAGGACCGTTGAACGGGTTAGTTCAACAGTTTTTGTTCTTGCGGCTCATCTTCGCTAGCGAGGGCTATACCCACGATAGTTGAGAAGAGTAACAAGGTTGCCATCCCGATGGTAGGTAGGATGCCATCCAAAAAGCTAGATGATTGCTTTTCGGTTTTTTCAGGAGTACCGATAAGAACAAACTTATCAGCTAACAATTCCTTGCGGCTGAAAGAAAGCACGGGTGCGGAAGAAGATTTCAGCAAGGATTGAAACCGTTCTTCAGAATCGTACTTTCGATCAGAGATACCGATCTGCACGGGACAGTCGTTATCAGTGACGTGGATGTTGCGGGTATTGTCCGGATTAACCGAAGCAATTACTGCTGCCAAATCATGAGTAAAGATACTCGCAGACTTGGTGTCAGGGAATCGAACAATCAGATCCCCTGTTTGCGTGTCATCAGGGACAATAAATACTATCCCCATGTCTATGTCATCAGAAAACTCCTCTTTCATAGTACCCCTTGCTAAGAATGAAACGTACGATCTCCCTACTTAGTTCTTATACCACTTTCCGTATCGAAAATTGGAATATCGATTTAAACGACTTTAAAGCGATTTTTTTAACGTAAGGTAGGCATGGGTATAGGGTTGCTATTGAAAATTCAACCAAGGGTCGATTAAGGGCCCTGCTGAAGGTTTCTAGGATAAATTCCTATGTGAGTTATTTCAGATCGAATTAAAGCGAGGTTCCAATCGTTGAAAAAGGTCAAAAGCCAGTTTTTTTCTAGGCTGTTGTAATTTGTCCGGAATTTGTGGCAGAAATTGTTCCAGTAAAATCAGGGAAGAGCCACTTTTTATTTTTTCATTTTTCAAAAAGTGGCTTCAGGAGTTCCAGTCTTTATTGGTAAAATAGGGTCAAAAGCCAGTTTTCCACTTTTTTTGGAAAAAATATACATACTCTATGAGAGAGAAAAAAATTTCTGGAAAAATGGAATTCAATATTGTAATATTAAAGTGCCAGTAAAACATACACTTATATATATATATATATATTACTTCTCCTGAGATCTATATTATATATATATATAAGGGACATATTTGTGGCTTTAATGTGTTGATATTTTTTTCCAGAAATTTTCTCTCACACAGAGTATGTATATTTTTTCCAAAAAAAAGTGGAAAACTGGCTTTTGACCCTCTTTCCCCTGTGGATACTAGAACTCTTGAAGCCACTTTTTGAAAAAACGAAAAATAAAAACTGGCTCTTCCCTGATTTTACTGGGACAATTTCTGCCAAAATTTTCGGACAAAACTGGCAAGCAAAAATAAAAACTGGCTTTTGATGTTATTGCACCAATTTAGTGCCGATACGAATTAAGAGGTTTGGTTAAATTTCACATATACAAGAGTCGAATATAAGTCAACTTGTCTTTCAGTTAAAATTCCTATACAATCTAAGTTCCTAACTCAAACATGTCTTCTTTAAATCAACCCCCATTAACCCCAGGTTTTGGTAATTACAGCGGCCTAGCAGGGGGCAGTCACGCACAGACAAAAAATCCCTTCTATTCAGTAGGTAATCAATTCCTACCTAGAAATCTTCACGATGTTATTAAGTGGGTTAGATTTATTACTGTTCAAAGCCCGGTAACTACCGAGGTTTTACGTAAGCTATCTACTTATCCAATCACTAAGTTCACTTACGACATCAAGGACCCTGCTTTAAAAGACAAGTATGAAAACATAGCTAAAAGCTTTAAGCTCAAGTCTGTGCTTCATGATATTGGTTTTCAATATCACACACTTGGAAATGTCTTCATCAGTGTTAATTTCCCTATTCAACGTTTTTATGCTTGCCCTACTGAAGGGTGTGGAGCTTCTTTCTCCGCTTCAAAGGCGTCGTTCTTGACTTTTAAGAACTACTCTATGAAAGGGGTTTGTCCTAAATGCACAAACGACAATATCTTCAGGAGAGTTGATACTAAGAGTACCAATATTGATGACATGAACGTCATTGTGTGGGACCCTGTAAATATCTCTGTTAACAATAATCCTATTACTGGGAAGAGTGAGTACTATTACACTATCCCGAATGAAATAAAAAGAAAAATCCAAGAAGGCGACAGATTCCTTCTAGATTCTATACCTTGGGAATTCGTAGAAGCTGTTAAAGAGAAAAAACAATTTAAATTTGAAAGCAATAGAATATTTCACCTGAAGAATCTGGACATGGGTTTTTCAGTGAACGGAATCTCTGTCCCCCCTCTCGTTAGTCATTTCAGTTTGGTTTTCTATCAAGCCACGTTGCGTAAAGCGAATGAGAGCATTGCTACTGACTTCATGGCTCCACTTAGAGTAATTTATCCTCAACCTCAAACTGCCAATTCTGACCCCGTTGTAAGCTTATCAATGAGAAACTTCTCCAATAGGATGGAAGAAGCTATGATTAAACATAAGCAAGACAATAACCACGTTCTTATTGCCCCGGTACCTATCGGGTATCAAGCAGTTAGCGGGGAAGGTAAGACTTTGTTGGTTAATCAAGAAATTGCTCAAGCTGAGGAATCTTTGCTATTGAGCATGGGTGTAAGTAGAGAATTGCTTAGTGGCACGACTAATTGGACCAGCTCTACTGTTGGTTTAAGAATGTTGAAGAATACATTGGATAGTTATGTTAATCAAATCCTTGAGCTATTGGACTGGATTTTTTCAACTAGCGCTACTTATTTAAATTTGCCTGTACGTAAGGTTGGACTTACTCCATTCCAACTTACGGATGATGATGCACTGAAAAGCATTCTGATTCAATTAACCCAGTCGGGTAATGTATCCATGACTACGATCTATGAATCGATGGGTAGGTCATATGAAGAAGAACTTGATCGTATTCGTGAAGAAGCTAAATTAAAGGCCCGTAATGACGTTCGTCAACAATTCGAAGTTGAACAAGCTCAGTACCTAGAAGGTTTAGAGATCAATAAGGAAAACAAGAAAGACGATGGATACATGGATGTACTTAAAATGTGTCAAGACATGGCTTCTCAACTTATCAATGCAGATGAGGGTACTACTCGTCAGGTCTTGAATGAATTGAAAGTAACGGACTACGCTAAATACTTGATGGTATCCAAGTTAATAGAAGAAGGTAGAAAAACTCAAACCTTGCAAACTGATCAAGAGCTAGCGGCTCAAGCGCAGGATCCTAATTCCCCGAATGCCCCTAAGGGTGCGGATCCCGCGTCAAATCAAAGCACCGGGGGTCAACCTCAAGGTGACGCACCTGTTTAATACGTAATTTATAATGGAATCACTTCAAAATCTAGACATAAAAACCAAGGGGAGTGCTACTCCTCTTTCAGCGTCTGCCGTACCTGGTTTTTTACCTTCGAATAAAAACGGAAATCTAAATAAGTTCAGGGTCCGATATCAGAAACTGAATATGGATGAACTCCCTGATATTGCCGAATTGGAAAAGATTGAAACTAGAGCAATCCATAATGAAGGTTGCTATATTCTTTCCAAGAAAGAGTTCCTGTTTATGGATAAGGTACTTATCCTAGTTCAATACTTAGAAGAAATTAAAGAATAAACATGACTGATAAAATCAATGCCGTAACTGGAGATAAGTTAACTTATATCTTCTCGTCACCTAAGGAGATTAATGACAAGGTTGATAAAGTTCTAGTTAAAGGTTTGTCCACTCAGTTCCCAGTGGAAGGTAAGCACTTTCGTTTGGAAGTAGATAACATCCGTGCTGAAAGAAAGAACTATTCTCACGACGATGAAAAAACAGCTATCCTTCAGAGTAAGAGTCTGACGTACCCTATTAAAGCTAGGCTTAAACTTATTCGTAAAGACACCGGAGAGGTCGTAGATCAGAATCCTGACTTTACGCTTATGGATGGTTTCCATATGACTGAGAAGCATACTCTGCTCTATAAAGGTAATAACTACGGCGTTGCTAATCAATTACAATTGCTGCCCGGGGTTTATACCCGTATCGATAACGTGGGTGGGTTAGAGAGTCACTTTAACACTGGCTCAGGTAGAAGCTTTAAGGTTGAACTAGACCCCCAAACCGAACTTTTTACCATCACTCCTGATGGAACTAGTTCTAAGATTCCTGTTACTCCTCTACTTACTAAAGTATTCGGAGTAGGCCCTTTAGTAGCCAGCAAATACTTCTCTCCTGAAATCTGGGACAATAACGTTGCTGCTACTGCAGGTAAGGATGACCGCTTTGTAGCAGATCTCTATAGAAAACTAGTTTCTACTTCTAAACAAGATCCTCATGCTTCTGTCCCTAAGATGGCTGAACAGCTGAGAGAATCTTTGGCTTCGTCTAAGCTTCACGCTAAGACTACTTTGGCTACGTTAGGGAAGTCGTTTGAAGGTATCAACGAAGAGACTATTCTTTTGGCGATGAAGAATCTAGCTGATACCGCTAGTAATAAGCGTAAAGAAGATAACCGTGACTCCCTGCAATTTAAACGCGTTCAGAATCTTCCGGATTTCCTTAATACTCGTTTCTCTAAAGAGCACCAAGTTGTTAAGTTAATCAAGAGTAGAATGGCCCGGGAACTGGATCGTATTAATCCTGAAAAACCCACGCTAAAAAATAGCTTAGTACCTAAGCCTTTCAACAAGTTCCTGTCCGGTTACCTCATGGATAGTAACCTAGTTGCTACCCCGCAAGAAACCAATCCTTTGGAGAGCATTGAAAACGTTGCTAAGGTAACTGTGTTAGGTGCTGGTGAAGGTGGTATCTCCTCTGATAGAGGCGTACCTATCAGTGCCCGAGACATTGACCCATCCCATTTAGGTATCATTGACCCTAGCCGTACACCTGAAAGTGGACACGCTGGTATTGACCAGCGGTTTACCATTACTGCAAGACGTGACGATGACGGTAATCTTTACGCTAGAGTAAAGGATAATAATGGCAAGATCAAATTCTTAAGTACTCAAGATATGATGTCTAGTACTATCGGATTCCCCCATCAAGAACACAAGGGTAAGGTACAGGCTCAGATCAAAGGCGAATTGGGAGCTTGCGATGCTTCTGAAGTGGATTATTGGTTAGGTGACACCACTGACATGTACACAGTTACTACTAACTTAGTTCCATTCTTGAATAGCAACAGTCCGGGTAGACTTACTATGGCTGGTAAAGCTATTCCTCAAGCGCTGAGTCTGGTCAATAGAGAGGAGCCACTTGTTCAAACTACTAATGAGCATGGATTACCTTTTGTTAAATTACTAGCTAAGCTGGGAACTACTGTTGCCCCTCATGCGGGTACGGTCATGAAGGTTGATGGTAACTCAGTAGTTATCAAATCCCCTGAGGGAAAACTCACTTCTGTAAAAGCAGTTAAGAATCTTCCTTTTAATATGAAGGGTTTCCATGACGATGAAACTCCTTTGGTTAAAGTCGGAGATACTGTTCAGGAGCATGATCAACTATACGAGAGTAACTACACTAAGAATGGAACTCTTGCCTTGGGTAAGAACTTAGAAGTAGCATATATTCCCTGGAAGGGTTATAACCACGAAGACGGATTGGTAATTAGCCAGTCTATAGCTGACGGTTTATCTAGCCATCATGCTTATAAAGTTGACTATGAAATCAGCAACGAGTCTGTTCCTAAGAAAGCTTTGTTGGCCCGTTACTTCCCTGGTAAGTTGACCAAAGAGCAACTAGACAAGCTCGATGATCGAGGTTTTGCTAAACCCGGCGTTACTCTTGAGCATGGAGACCCTGTATTTGCCGTTCTGGAGCATCGTGAGCCTACGCCTAGTGATAAGATGCTGGGTCGCTTACATAAGAGCTTAGTGACACCATACAAGCTCATTACTGAAGTATGGAATCATGATGAAGTCGGTAAGGTTGTTGATGCCCATACTGCAAGTAAGCAGGTTAGATTCATTATCCGTTCTGTAAAGAGTTTAGAAATTGGAGATAAGCTGACTGGACTACATGGCAATAAGGGTATCGTATCTTTGATACTCCCTGACTCAAAGATGCCTTACAATAAGAACACTGGTAAGCCGGTTGACATTCTTTTGAACCCTGCTTCCGTTACTTCACGGGTTAACTTGGGGCAGCTCATGGAAACTGCAGCGGCTAAGATTGCTAAAGCTACTGGTAAGCCATATATGATCCATAACTTTAGTAAAGGTTCTAACGTAGCCGAGCTTCAAGAAGAGCTAAAAAAACACGGGTTGTCTGATGCTGAGGATATTGTAGATCCGGAAACGAATCGTACATTGGGTAACATCCTTACCGGCCCCCAGTACTTTATTAAACTTTATAAAACGTCTGATCAAAACTGGTCGGCTAGAAATACTGGTGGGTATGATGCTAACAATCAACCTACTAAGGGTGGTGAAGAAGGGTCTAAGAGCGTAGGCTACATGGAAATGCTCGGTTTAATGGGTTCTAATGCTAGAAAGAATCTGAAAGAAATCGCTACCATTAAGAGTGAAAACAACCAGGAGTATTGGGATAAGTTTTTACAAGGTCAACCTCTACCTAAACCCAAAACTACGTTTGTATCTAAGAAGTTCTTAGATTATCTAACTGCATCAGGCATCAAGACCACTATTCGTGATGGCGTTATTAAAGCTACCCCTTTGACAGACAAAGACATCCTTGCTATGTCAAATGGAGCTATTAAGAATTCATCGATGATCAATGCTAAAACCTTAGGTCCTGACAAGGGTGGATTGTTTGACCCTGCGGTTACTGGTGGATTGGATGGAGAGAAATGGGCTCATTATAAGCTCGTTGAACCTATTCCTAATCCGTTGATGGAAAGACCCATTAAATCTGTTTTGGGTTTATCAACAAAGGATTTCGAAGACATTACCTTAGGTAAGATCGGAGTACATCGGGAGGGTGATGTGTTTCATTTACACGATATAGATACTGGCAACAGAATTAAATCTGTTAAAATATCTGCTCTAAATACTGCAGCAGAATAATCTAAAAAAAGGAGGGTACGCCCTCCTTATTCACATGCTTACTCTATATATCTATCTTCATTTGCAATTTCAATATCAATTGCATCTTCACGAAGCATGTCGTCCACCTGAGAGAGCCTCAACTTATTTATCTGTCTATTATCAGAACACAACTTGCAATTTCCATGGTTCCTACAACTTCTATCAAATCTTTTAGATCCCCGATACTCTTCTCTATCTTCTTTCCCGTATTTGATTGATTTATTTAGAGTCATATTATTTGTTCAAAATGAGGTAAAATTGTAAGGGATAATTCAAATGAATACAATAGATACCGATAGCTTAGTTACCGGCGGAGCAGCAATCAGAGATATGCTTTCTGCTATAGATGTCAAGTCTCAATTAGAAACTCTAAAAAAAGATGTTTTGACTATTAAATCAACGTCTAAAAAAGACGCTATGATTAGGAAGATTAAATATCTTCACAGTCTGGATCAAATGGATAAAAAGCCTGATGACGCTTACATCCTGAACTACATGCCTGTCATCCCTCCTGTCAACCGTAGAACTTTATTCAAGGCTGGAAATCGTGCTGAACATGCAGATGTTACAACTTTGTATAAGGACCACATGCTAGTTAATAGCAAACTTGGTGAAATTAAGGACGACGTTGAAGGTTCGGAATTAAAAGATCAAAGAGCTGATTTGTACAACGGCGCTAAAGCCGTGATGGGATTAGGAGATGCTATCACTGGATCCAGTAGAGGAAAAACCCTTAAAGGTTTCTTGAAGCAGATTGCAGGAGAAACTGGTCCTAAGACAGGTTTTTTCCAAGCCAAAATTTTAAGTAAGAAGCAAGACTTTTCGGGTAGAGCTACTATTTACGCTGAACCCAATCTTGGCTTTAATGAAATCGCTTGCCCCGAAGATATGATCTGGGCTATGTATGAGTTTCACATCATTCGAGATTTAGTTAAGAACGGATATACTTATCCGGATGCTAAAAAAGCGGTTGAAAGTAGAAATGCGTCGGCACAATCTACTTTCAACAAGCTTATTAAGCAGATACCCATTATTGCTAACAGAGCACCTACTCTAATGCAAAGCAACATCACTGCTCATTTCCCTGTGCCTATTAAAGGTAAAACATTGGGTATCAATCCGATACACTTACCAATGTACGCAGGGGACTTTGACGGCGATGCTTTAACGGTACACGTACCGATTACTCCAGAGGCAATTGACGAGGCTAGAAGGAAGTTGCTTCCTGAGCATCACATGTACGACTTCCGTACAGGTTTGGGAAAATCTCTTATCGCCCCTGGTCACGAAGCCATTTTAGGATCACACTACTTGACTGATCCAGATATGACTCAGAACGTCAGAGAATTTGATTCTGAAGCGGATGTGTTAAAAGCCCTTGAAAAAGGTGAGATTCAAAAGAATACACCCATCAAGTTACGTGGCTCTTAATTACCGAATCCAGTAGAGCTTTGTTGATTATCCGATCCAGTACCAAACCCTGATTGCACGTTACGTACAGAAGGGTTTGATCTAGGTTTAGGAACAGTGATAGCAAGCCGACTGGCCTTTGCTGCTATCGTTCCCCTGGATTTAGGAATAACCTTTACTGCGTCTTGCAAACCGTTTCCGTTTTGGTACGCGTTTTTCAAAGCTTCAATCTCTGACTGTGTCCAGAAATAAGAAGAGTTTCCCATGTGTTACACCGCCGACAGATAAGAGGTGTAATCGACAGTACGTTCAGCCACCTTAGTCAGGACAAGAACTACATTATCTTTTGTCTTGTACACAAACTCACCCGTATCTGCATTGATGGAGTGAACGTCTTTCTGGGTAAACGTGAAAATATCAGATTCTAAAATATCTGACAGAGCGACACTGAGAGTCGGTTTACCATTGATAAATACGTTGTTAAAACTAAACTCCGGGTACTTATCACTAACTGCATTTTCTTGTTCATAGGAAGTCTTGGTTTCGGGGTTTTTCCGAACTTCCTCGTAATAAGATGATAGTTCCCGAAACAGTTTTGCATTAAATGCCCCCTCATTGATTCCACCTAATTCAGAATTCAACACTGAAATATTCAGCGGCACCCTGATTTCAAAATGACAGTGGAAATTGATAGGGTTGATATTTAAAGTCGAATTACTAAGTAGATGGCTAGTAATCGGTTTTTGAAAAGCGGGGTGAATAATTACAGGTTCAAACCGGGTAACTGCATCTGATTCAGGCTTGGTATTAAGCATTGCAATTGCTTTACCTGCAGGCTCGTTATATAGATTCATTTCCCAGATCAGAGCACTGAGAGAATCAAAGTTCAAAGACGAGAACAAGCTGCATACTGAAATCAGATCATTCATATGATCTTTATTCTTCAGATTGTCTTCGGCATATTCTTTGACGAACTGATGCGACAAACCTTTGAAATTCAGATGGTAGTGAATCCGGCCCGGACGATTGCGAAGGTGTTGGTTGATCTTCGACAGATCATTGCTGGTAAGCAGGAACAGCTTCTTCGAGGGAAAAGTACCGTCTAGAACAGTGAGCAATGATTGCTGCTGTTCATCGTTAAATACTTTTTCAAATTCATCAAACAGAATAATGCATTCTTGTTGAATAGAATACAGAAACTGAAAGAATTGCTCACCAACAACGGCTTCATTGATGACAAGAGTGGGGATGCCTGCGTTGGCACCTTGAATAGAAATCAAACGAGCCAACAGGGTTTTACCACTGCCCTTGAGCCCATCCAGCAGCACACCCAAGTTACCTTTCTTTGATTGATAGGTATTCAGGATGCGACTTGCTAAGGCCGGAGTCTCGCCATAAATCCTACCCATCTCCGGAAACGGAGAAGTCATCTCTAAAAAGAAACCCGTCTTGAGAGAAAACTTAACTAGATAATTTCCAGCGGGAAGTTTATCGTGGATCGGAGGAGTAGATCCTTTGGTATGAGTGAAGAAATTCATACCTTGTTGGATAAAAGAAACTTGAGTCAAATCCCGGATAGTTTCTTTTGAAATTTGAACTTGAATAGAAGTATTTTCGATATTGGACATGTACTATTACCTACAAAAAAATTAAACAGCTTCAGGGGCGGGGTTAACCTTGCACAGGTCACCCATCAATTCAATAGTTTTAGAAAGAGCAATCCTGCGAGCTTTTAGGATACGATCAGGAATCGGTTCTGCGGTATGAATACCCAGATTGGAGAATTCAGTTTTTCCAAATACAGGCTTACTGTATTCTGTAATGTCACCAAACACTTTACGGTACTGGTGGAGATGTTCCCACTTCCAGTTAAAAGTAACAGGGTCAAAATCCCCGGGTTTGGCGATTTCAGGGTGAAGTTTTTCGACTGAACTTAGAATCGCTAAGTCCGGTTCATTGCCCAGCAAAACCATTTTTGCTGCAAGTTTATATACTTCAGGATCAGGTTGATTTGTGTTTGTCATATTACGCGCGTATAGTAGACTAAAGAAACAAACTAAGTTGTTTACAATTGTCTTATACCACGTAATTACAAATTATGTAATTTGATTTATTCGACGGTGTCAATATCACCATCAGCATCGCCGTTATAAATCGGCATGCGAAGCATTTTATGAGCAAGACCCATGGTTTCTACTTGGATAAGTCTACCTATCCAATCCTTGGGATTGTTCCAAGCGTCTATACGTTCATTCCTAGAGAACCCCGATCCGACCTTAGCGACTTGCCTGCCAGAAGCATCACAGACTACTACAGCACCCATAGATTGTTTAGGATTCCCATCCTTGTCTATTTCTTGAATGATGTCAGTTATTTTTAAATTGTAATGTTCTTTGTGCTTTACTTTATATCGAACATTAACATCTTCTGGCTCTGTCAAAGAAGTAATAATAACCCCTTCTTGACCACCGGCTTTAGTAGAACGTATCAGAGAGTGTATGTCTGAAGGGTTAGAGTATGTTTTTGCAGCGTAGATAAGATCAGGTTTACCGACAATGGATTCTACTCTTTTCAAATGATCCATTTTATCTTTATAAGTAGGGAAGTCAGGGTTTATTACGTTGTGTAAAACCGCACGGACTGGACCTATTTTGTTTTGTGTATCTATTGATCTGGCAGGTAAGGAATTTAGAATACCAGAAACTATCCTATGAGACTCGACATTGGCTTTATTAAAACCCGTATGTATTAATTCTACGTTATATACGTGACCCGCAAGTTCCGGATATTTCTTATCTGTTAATTGAGGAAGTTGAAGGGTTCGGTCAGGATAGCCTCCTTTAACAGAAGGACGACGTGATATAAAAGATAAACTTCCGTCACTAGACACAGGCATAAAGAAATTAGCCCCGTCATATTTGATTGTAGCAACGGGGTTTCTAATTGACATCCAAGATGTCTCATCTATATCCTTGTATTTAGAACGGGAGTACATTGCTTATACTATTATTCTGCTCTAGGCTTATCTATTAACAAATGAATACCTTTAGCCATCCCGTATCCAACCGCCCCGCCAATAAGACCTTCTTTCGGTATTCTGGATATTTTCTGTAATAAGCTTTGATTCTTATAGAAAGGGTGGGTAGCTCCTACTACTGCTCCCGTAAGACCTAGCGCGGTCGGGTTTAAAAAGCTTCTATCTGAAATCGGTCTACTAGGTTGATTCTCAGATATTTTAACCAGGTACTTATTCATAAGTAATCTTTGATAAAAAAATGAAAATCAATACTTAGCATGATAATGATCCCCTAATAATTTTGTATATTTATTAGTGAAATCTTTATATGCATATTCATGGCTTGCCACAGGATTGCCTAATTTAGCCATATCGCTGGCATATACATCATGTAAAGCTTTGTGATCTTTTTTCAATTCCGGACCATGGACTTTAGAAGTAATAGCGTCAAAATACGCTTGACCACTTATAGACTTACTTTTAGATTTCAATGAAAGTTGTTTTTTTACATTATCGTTATGTCTATTGAAATGCTCTACGTATAAATTGTGTGAGTCATTCATAAATCTGTTGACTCTATCTTTAACTAAAGCATAATCGACCTTAGGTTCTTCTTTTTTATTGGAAAACGTAATTCCTGCAATTTTTTCTAAATATTTATTCATGATTGATCTTTCATAACTTGTTTAATTTGGTCAAAAACAACTTGCTTATCATCGCTCATACCTGATAAGTATTTGTCTATTGATACCGGGGCTTTACCAAACATAGGCTTAGGATGAACACTTAGATAATGTTCAATGTCCATATGTCTTTCCTCTTTTGGCAAGTGTTCATGAGATTCATATCTAGCCCCTCGTCCAACTACTTGCTTTATCTTGCTAGGGTTAAAGTGGGGTTCGAGTACTTGAGTTAGTTTAGTACCTTTAAGATCAAGCCCCTCTGCACCGGAGCTGGATACTAAAAGAACCTTAACTTTACCTGAATTGTAATTCTTTACCGCCTCATCTTTCTCCGCTTGACTTAGCTTGCCAGAAAACACTACGTGAGGAATATCCTCTTCACTTAGTTTTTTAGCATATTCATGTACACCGGCATCTAAATAATTGCTATAGACAAGACCTTTAAAATTCTTATCCGAACCCATTTTTGTTTTAAGATTTTCAACAGCCTTCTTTATCTTGGGAGTGTACTCGACATTTTCTGTGTCTTGATGCAGGTGACGATGAGAGTTAGAGACTTGACGAACTCCCGTTGAGAACGAATTTAACTGGGCTTTTTCTTGTTTATCTAAAGGGAGGTTATTTCTAATTTTCATTCTAAGCCAGAAAGGTATTTGACCTTCCATAAACTTATACATTCTTCCTTGTTCAGGAGACATGTCTACTTCTATTGTTTTAGAAGAAGTAGTTGGAAATTTAGACTTAGATTCTGGATCGTCTTTTACATCGTAATAAGAAACGTGATCCTTAAACAGAGACCCTAATGCTTTCTTATTTCTAAGTACATCCACTTCTTTGGCGGGATGACGTAACAATACTTCCGCCAGACTTCTAGGTACTTTTTCTTTACCTAAAAAATGCTTTTCAAATTCTTTTCTATTCTCAGGTAAAACCTTGCCGCCATAAGCCATATTCATGATAGGCGCAATATCAGCAGCATGGTTGTAGTTAGCAGTAGCAGTAGCTAACACTCTTTTGTCAGCGTCTTGAAATATTTCAGATAAAGCTTGAGTTCTTTTAGTTTCAGTATTGCGAAGACGTTGTGCTTCGTCGGCAATAGCTAGTACGTATTTATTTTTCTTTAGTTCTGGAGCTATTCTGGTAGCTTTTTCGTAAGAGTAAACATCAAGTCTTTTACGATCAATTTTTAACTTGTGTTTTTTAATCTCCTTATCTACGTTACTAACTAAGCTAGCGGGGGCTACAACCAATACCTTACCATCTTTATTCTTGGCTTGAGCACGTTCAGCGGCAACTAAGAAGCCACGAGTTTTTCCAGAGCCCGTTCCCCAGTGTAAAACTACACCATCATTTTTTTCTAGCTTGTCTAAAGCAGCTTCTACATGAGGGCGTTCCTTTCTACTCTCGGGTTCTGACTTAGCAATTTTCACCAGGTATGGATTCATTTTTGTTTATTTTCTAATTCTTTATCAACGTCTATACCGGGAGCAATACCCCAATTAAGCAACGCTTGTCTTCTTTTAGGTTGAACAGAGAGATCTTGCAGGGTAGGGTCAGCTTTTTGTAATTGAGCTAAATGCCTGGCTTTAAAGCTAATCCAACGTTTCATCTGACGCTCATCGTCATCGGTCCTCTTACCTGCCACATACCCTTTGTACCATTGATACCAACCTTGGGGGTGTTCTTGATTGTGCCACGTATCAGGCCATTTGTCTAGGCTAGCTCGTACCTTGAAAAAATTGCCAGAAGGATCCCCGTCATTGTACTGAGACCCTTTATGAACCAACACCCCTAATCGTTGCATTTGATCAGGGGTTAAATCTGGACGAAACTTAGTCCGAACTTCCTCACTGGAAACTGCAATCTTAGTTAGATATTTGTTTGAGTTCATTGTCGCCTTTTTTTCTAAACCTAGGTTTTTAAACAACCAAGGCTTACCTTTACCATACTTTGTTTCATCCAATTTCTTTAACAAAAACCGAGACCCGTCCTTAGTAGAGATAACCAATTTATCTTCATCATCTTGGGGTTCTACCGTAGCTTTACGCACCCAGTCTAGATAAGTTACACCACCGCCATATTCACCTTTAGGTATAACTACTTTTTTACTTAAAGCGTATTCTCTATCATGGACAGGTTGCTCAAAAAGGAGTATTGATTTACCCGGCTCAGGAAGTTCTTTTTTAGTAGCCCATGAATATGCCTTATCGCCTAGGACCATTCTATAATCCCAATGTAATCCCATTCGGTCAGCTTCGTGTCTCTGACGAGTAAATAATATTTGTTGACCTGATAGAGGATGCATTGTAATTGAGTAATCTAAAAAATAGAACCTGGATTATACCAAGTTCTATTTTAGCTTTCCTGTATTTTAGAAAGGAAGATTGCCGTAGAATTCAGGCTTAGCCATCAAACTTAGCAATTCTTTTCTCGTAGCAGGAGAACCTTCAATTGAATTTACAAATTCTTCAACTTTCTTGTTTTTTGCATCAATTATGATTTTATGAAATCTCGGTTCTTTTGCTAAAATCCCCATAATGTCATTGATTCTAACTTTAGTAGAGATTGAGCTATTACGCCTTTCCAGGAAAAATGTCAATATTTTTCGTAAAGCATTTATCTTAGGGATATTTTCAAACGGGTGATCTTTGTTATTAATTCGACTGAACATTTCTAAACAAATCGAATCAAATTGACCTTCTGGATTCCAATATGACCTGGATGTGATTGCAGTATAAAAACTGCTAAGGGAATACCCGTTGCTTGAAGTATTTTCGTAGAATGGTACGAAATCAGATAACTTAATTTTTTCCTTGAAAATTTCTTCCTTATTATCAATAATTGATATATGAGATTCCCATGTATTCGGGTCCGCATTTAGAAACGATAGGGTTAAGGATTTATCTAACCGAGGTATACCAAATAATTGATAGTCTGGAACTTTAAAAAGGACACTTGCAACATCTGTTGTTTTATTGACAGGGCCGCCTGGAATTCTAAATTGATAGTTGCTGATCCAAAAATGACAAATTTTGGATTTAACAATTCCGGAATTTAAATCACCGGCAGTTACTTTTACGTAATAGCTCAAACAAATGCTAGCAGGGATATTCCTAGCCCCGTCTTCATAGACCTCAAACACATTTATCAGTGTTAATTCCGTATTGAGCTTAGAGTATCCCAATGCATTATGTAGACTAACACCTGTTAAAATTACCGGTGTTGATCTTGTACTTTCTGCAACCGCTCTAGTATTAGAACTACTAGATTGGAAAAGATATCTAATAGCTAAATAGAAATTTCTTATGCTACTTGCTTTTTCTGCGTGCAGTTCGTAATGACTTTCATAACGATTTAGTTTTCTGCCAGCAATCTCCATCAAATCCTTTTGGTCAAATTTTATACCATGAATTCTTTTAACGGAACTGTCTAAGACAATTTCATTCATTAACGGTTTAATCTTCAGGGTATTAAGTACATAAGATTCCCAACCGGTAATTTGACCCAGTGACCAAGCAGACCTGTCAAAACACAAAGGGGTTACGTCATTAAGCTGATAATCAGACTTAACACCCCAACCAGCTTTGGACGGGGTAATAGAAGCATCCCCCCAGTTTATACTATCTTCAAAATCTAAAGAGTAAGGGTCAAATCTAGTGACAGCCCCGTCCGCAATACCAGCGGTTCTGGGGGTTTTTGCAAAAACACCCTGTACCTTTACAAATTTAGGTATCTTGAACCCTTTGACGTATTCTGCTCCAGGTACGTTTTCAAGAGTAGTACTCATTTTGAAAGACTCAAACTGAGGATACATACCGTCTGGAATAGAATTAGGTTGACCTAAAACAGAAGGTATTTTATTTGAAAGGGTTTCTTTAATAAGCTCTGGAACAGTTTCTGTTGATTCCAGTTTCACTTCAAAATCTGAACTCATAATGGTTAGACTTAAATTGGTTAATGTATTTTTCTTATACCAGAAATACTAGATATTTGTAATTGCATCTAATACTTCTTTACTGCTAAAATATAACCATGTCTGAAAAGTTAACAACTCCTGGTGCAATATTACTTAAGCACTCTATGCCCAATAAAGAAACTAGGGATGACTATGATCTATATAGACCTTTGGATAAAAAAGGCGTAGCCAACGTAGTAGCATCTTTAATGAAGCATGGTGGACCTGAAGCCGCTGAACACATAAATAGTTTGGGTAAATTATTCTTTAACACTGCAAGTGAAATCGGGGCCTCAACCCCTTTGTCAGACTACGTTAATAATAGTGATGAAAGACACGCTATTACTAATGAGTATGAAATGAAAGTAAACAAGATTATGCTTTCAGATAAATCAAAAGCTCAAAAGAATAATGAACTTAAAGAACTTACCGGACAATACAACTTAAAGATCGAAGACCAAAACTTAGCGTTTTTAGATAGTAAGGGCTCAGTAGCTGCTAAGATGGCTAGAACGGGTGCCCGAGGAAATAAAGCTCAGTTGGCCAGTGGTACTGCCACTCCTCTAATGTCTTTGAATGTTAAGGGTGAGTTGATCCCGTTAGTTATTAAGAAAAGCTTTGCTGAAGGTATGACTCCGGCTGAATTAATAGCTTTGAGTTACATGGGCAGAAGTTCGACTGTAATGTCTCAGTTAAGTACATCTTTACCTGGAGCATTGTTTAAAAAGCTTTCACCTACTGTATTTCATGAAGTTATTACAACAGATGATTGCGGCACTAAGAACGGAATAGATGTTCCTACTGAAGATAAATCTAGTCTGCTAGGTAGATACACTGCAGGTTATAGTGTTTTAATCACCGAACCTTACTTGAAAGATGCAATCAATTCCGGCAAGAAAAACTTAAAAGTTAGAAGTGCCTCTACTTGTGAAGCTAAAGAAGGTGTGTGTCAAAAATGTTTTGGATTAATGGCTAACGGTAGATTACCCGAGATCGGGACTAATGTAGGCGTTATTGCTGCTCAGAGCGTTTCAGAAATTCTAACCCAGCGCATGTTAAGTACAAAGCACCAAGCCAACGTTGGAGCCCGTAAGGGTAATGCGTATGAGTTAGCCGCCAATCTTATGAATAACCCCACGGAGAACTTTAAAGATGAGGCTACCTTGTCTACTAAGAACGGCATAGTGAACGATATTAAGAAGACTGCACTGGATGCCTCTCATGTTTACATTGACGGTAAAATGCATTTCGTACCTATTGAACAACAAGTCTTGGTTCAAAAAGGTGACACGGTAAAAATTGGACAACCTATTTCTACCGGCACTTTGAACCCTAGAAAGTTGGTAGATTTACGAGGTATCGGGGCCGGTAGAGAATACATGGCTAAAGAACTGAGAAGTATTTACGGAGGTGATTTAGATCCTCGCCATTTTGAAATTATCGCTAAAAATTTGATTAAGTATGTAGAAGTACAAAACCCTGGTAATACTGGACTTCTACCGGGAGATAAGGTAGAAGTTAACACTATTCGTAAGTATTTGGATAAAGGATCTGCTGCTGTACATATTAATAAAGCAGAGGGTAGTGTGTTATCCAAAGGAGTTGGTAACTTAGTACCTGGCACTTTATTGGACAAAAATCACATCGATGATTTAAAAGAATTAGGAGTAGAGTCAGTATCCGTGAGCAATACTGGATTGACTGTCAAGCCTATTGTCCCAGGCCTACAAACCGCTAAGATGCTAGATAAAAATTGGGTTTCTAAATTAAGTTTTTCAAGGTTGAGAGATTCATTAAAAGAAAGCACTGCTACCGGGGCAGAAAGTGAAATTCACAGCACTGATCCTATTGCTAGTTATGTAATGGGTTCAGAGTTTGGCGAAGGCGTACATGGTAAGTATTAATTAAATATGGCAACTACAATAAAAGGGGTTTCTGCTACTAGCGGGCAGAGAGTGGCCAAGATCAAGGATATAGTTAAAACCTTGATAGATTCTCATTTCCCGTCCACATTAGCTAGAGAGCCTGATATCATCAACGTAGTCAATGCACTTTGCTTTTTGGAAAGTTCTTATAACTATAATGCTGTTGGTGGGGTAGTATCTTCTACTCCTCATACTGGCGGCGGTATTTATCTATCAAGCTCTGCAGTATCAGCAGTAATGAATAACCCGAGTTCAACTCCTACTCAGAAAAGTAATATTTTGCAAGGACTTACTGCCTTAGGGGTTATGCAGGTAATGGGTCATAATTTTGTAAAAGGCGGAACCCCTTCTGGTAAATCTGAACTTGAAAGACTTAGACCTGACATAGCCAGTACATTAGTAGTAAATCCCGGGGATGATATAAGAGCTTCTGTACTGGGGGAATCAAATTTACAAAAAGCAATTCTTGCAGGGTTAATTATCCTGGAAGGTAAATATAGATCTGTTAATCAAACCGGTTCATATTTTTCTATTAAAGCAGATCCTTATGCTAGAAAATTTTCAAGTAGATTGCAGGGGGCTGTGGCTGCATATTTAGGATTAGGTAAACAAGACAAAAATGGTACTACTCCTGAGAACTATGCTAATCAAATATTAGGCGGTTCTATTTACGCCCAGGCAAATGGTAAAGGATCTATTTATGTCAGAGATACTGACTTAAATCTGGCTTTAGCATCTACCCCTTCTACCAACGGATCCAGTATGCATACGTTAGGCCCTGCTGGTTGCTAACTCAATTATACATACGAACTAAAATAAGCTATAATCCCACAACAGTAACTAAATAATTATGGAATTCTCAGACATCGCTTTGGCTAAGTTTTTGCAAGTTGCCCCGGAACTAGGCCCCTACATTCTTAACTTCTCAAAGATTAATGATGAAATGGGGGATGCTACTTCGGGAGTAGAAGTTGGTGTATTTATTCTCAATACCGGTTCCGGCCTAGCGTATGTGCCGGTTATTGGTAAGGGTGATACAGTATTCCCTATTGATTCTATTTTCCTAGAATCGGAATCTCTGTTTAGACCTTTGAGCCCTTCTAGTATTTCATACATAGTAAATACTGCATCAACAAGCTTAGGTAAAACTGTTAAGATTCCAGACACTGTTGACCAAAATCCAAGTTTGATGAACATGATCAATCCTCCTAGGACTGGTAAGTTCATATACGCGTCCGCTAGTAGACTGCCAGAATTCCTAGCCGTTGTACCAGGAAACATCAGAAAAGCTCTGTTTGAAAAAATTGCATCCGAGCAAAGTGTTTACACTTCCCTGGATAAACTGTTTGGCCTCAAGGCTATTTTCTCTGTTCTCAATGGGGATCATGGCGGCTCCGGCGTAGCTAACAATGTTGCTTCCGGACCCGATGCAGTTAGAGTAAACAATCTTTCTGTAATCACCACACCTCAAGAAGTAAAAGCTCTTTTAAATGACGCTGCTGCCAAAACTTTCTTGGATCAAGGCTATGTAATTCAAGGCGAACCTGGAGCTTTCAGAGCTGCCGTATCATACTTTCCGTATGATAAGATTGGTCAATACTTTAAGATTAATCCCGCATCAGACGGTGGAAAAGACTATAAGATTGCAATGGGTAATGGAGAGGTAAATACTGCTTTCATTCCTAAATACCATTTGCTAAATCCCGTACCCTCTAAGAACTCTTTGGCTGCTGTATTTGCAGACGGTAGCTATGCTACTGGAGAAATGATTGCAGTTGGCGGACCTCTTCTAAAAGAAGATGTATTGAATTTAGTATTTTCACTAAACCCCCCGATCCTATTAAAAGAGTTAAATCAACAAGACAGATTCCTGATTTTTACTACCTCTGGAGAAGCATTAGGCCCCTTTACTGCTCACGGAGTTATTCGTACCAGCATGGGCGTTGAGATCAAAACTTATTCCGGTAAAGTAAAACGTATTTGTGGTTATAATAATTTCACTAAAGAAGTTGATCAAGTAGGTGATACACTATTTGTACCCTTTAATGCAATCGTCCTTCCATTAAGAGAAGATGTCACGTTAGACCTAGAACGAAGCATTAATGGGGCTTTAAACAAACAAGAACTTTGTGCATCACAACTATTGAGTCAGGAAATGAATCTCCGTTATGACGGAGTAGAGTTTTCAACTGACGACAGAGTCCTTGGTAAATTTGCCTCTGCTATGAAGTATCTAGTAGAGGGTGAGAATATTGAACCAGACGTAGCTAGCAATTTCCTGAAACAAGCTGAAGAAACTAGTTACTTGAAGATCTTCATGTCTAAGGAAGCATCTGCTGCTTCTACTGATTTCAAGCCAGCAGAAATTCCTCAGTATGGTACTTCGGCACCTATGGATCAACAAGTTGGTTTAAACGGGGCGCTAATCCCGTCAATACAATCATCAACTGCTTTAGGGGATTCTCAAGTAGTTGAATCAACTATTATTTCCCAACTGCTGCAAGTACCTGATTTATTTGAATATATTCAGGAATACTTGCCTGAACTAGAACAAACAGTTGATAGACTGGGTAGAATTCTATTCATGACTCGTGCTAAAATTGATCAAATTTCAGCGTCGTTGGATTCGGATTCTGTTTTCAGCATGATTTCTCAGATTAAAACAGTTTATCGCCAACTCGGAGATACTACCTTGAAGCTCAAGGGTATGTCTAATATGGCAATCGGCTATAAGAGAGAAGACGCTGAGAATACACCTCAAGGCTCTTAAGATTAACAATGGCACAAGTACATGCCAAATTTCTTTTAGTAAGACAAAAAACTACGGGGGTTGATGCCACCGTAGATGCAATTCTTTCTGGAAAACCAGAGGACAAAGATACTAGGGCTTTATTTGATAAGGCCCGTAGTATTTATAATTCCCCGATTAAAAAAAGCTACGTAGAAGCTTGCTTAATGGCAACCACGGACATGGATAAGATAGGTGAACTATTATCCATGTCAAGAGAGTTGTTAGAGATGTATAAAAACATCTTCTTTGACATAGAGGGTTATGACAAGCTAAGCTTGATGGAGGTAATTGAAAATGCCGACTCTCCCGATGAAAAAGGAATGAAGATTTGGGCATTGAGTCAAGGCCTGGACTTCGTAGCTTGGAGACTTGGAAAAGCCGTTAGTATTAATCCTGTTGAAGGCTTGCAGGAATTATTTACCTTAGCTGTCTATAAGAGTAAGGAAGCTTTATTCTCAGGTAAAGATACTGAGGCTAGTAAAGCTGCTACTACTTGGACAAAACTGAGTATGGACTTAGCCCGTATTCTTAAAGCTTGGGTGTCAGACTCGGAAGCTGCTAAAGCTGATATTGAATTGGCTTTGAAATCTATTGACCCTGAATTCCAAGGGTTTGACTCCATACAATAAAACTAATACTTATTAGGCCTACGAATTAAAATCAACTTATGGCAACTATTACCATTCAAGATCTACAAGAAATCGCTGTGCAAGCCACTAGTGATTTTTTTAACAATCAAGTCCCTCTGAATCAATCCCTTGCTAAGCAGGCATCTGAGCGTGGACTTAATTCGGAACAGCTAAAAAGAGCTATTGAGACTACTAATACTTTGACTCATTTAAAGAGTATTGAAGTATCCAAGGATAGAACCGTAGAGTTTCCTGTTGCAGACTACACGTCAATTGTTAAAATGGCTTCAGTCCCTAATTTGACTGGCCCAGAAGACGAAGACGTACCTGACGGAGATGCTCACGGCTTCGTAGAAAAAGCAGCTTCTGCAGAAAGCATCCTAGCATACACTCCTCCTGATATGACGGAGAATGAGAAAATGTTGCATCTGCAGAAAGCTGCGCATATTAATAAAGTTGCTTTGGAAAACGCTCAAATTAATTTGAGAATTACCGGAGAAACTCTTCTAAAACAGGCTTTCGAACTAAGAAAAGACCCTCAGTTTATAGAGCATCTTTCAGCATCTTCTGCCGATAGTTTTCAATTTGAAAAGATTTCTACTCTTGTTTTAGGATCTATCGTTGATAGAAAAGATTACACAAACGGTATGTTTAAATCTGCTCAATTGAATGAAGTAGAATCATTTGTTTCTCTTTACAAGCAGGCCAGTGAATTGACTTCTGAAATCAAAACCAGAAAGAATATGGACGAACGCTGGGAAATGATTAAACAAGCTTCCATTTTAGGTTCTCTTGCTCAAGGGGTGGCTAAGTATACAACGAAAGCAGTGGTTGCCCCGGCTAAGTTAATGGGAAAAGCAATATCGGCTCCACTAGTAGCAGGAGCCGGGGTTGTTGGAAGACGGGTTAACAATGCTATTGCCAGTACCGGTGCAGGCAAAGCCGCAGGATTCACACCTAAACCTACTAACCCCGCGTTAGCTAAAAAAGTTATGGCTGTAGGAACTGGAGTAGGCATGGCAGCTATGGATGCCTCTGCTTTTGAGCCAAAATCTGATCCTATGGGGTATGGTCAAGGCCGTATCTGGGATAATCTACAAAGATAAATTGAGAACAAAAATGAACGAACAAATTCAAGAACTTTACGAATACGGCTTGGAAAAATACGCCGGAGATAAGACCGCTGCTAAAGATTTTGTAGTGGCTTTTATAAAAGAGGCTAGTGGTGCTGAAGTTGCTAAGCTGGGATGGAATACTGTAGGTAGATCTGCCCTACAAGCCTTGGGTGGAGCGTCGGTAGGTATTGGTGTAGGGTTAGGTATTCATGGGCTGTCTAGTATGATAAACGCCGCAGGTAATGCGGGTTTACACGCTAAATTTAAAGAAGCTTTCAGTAAGGCTATCGCTATGAATCCCGTAGTTGCAGAGGGTCATAGATCAGAACCCGCTAAAGTAGATTCTTATGCGGAAACCATTTTTAAGTTTGCTCCTCATGTTGCCTGTGATGCTAATTTACTAAGTACTGTTTTAGCTAATGCCGTACATGGTGAAAACGTAGATCCTACTATTATTAAGTCTATTGTTGACCTAGAGTCCAAGCTTATCGAGACTCGTAAAAATTCTTTATTCACTCCTAAAACCTATCTATAAAATGGACAAGTCTAGCAAGTTACTAGATTGGGCTGAAAAGTCCATCACTGAACTTAAGAATATGCCTATTCATAATAAGATAGGGTTAGGATTAGGCGTAACTTCACTTGGGCTAGGGTTAGTAAACTACCATAATAATAAAGTTAAATTAGATATGGATAAAGCAAGAATTGATCTAGATAAAGAGAGAGTTAATTTAGATATGAAATCCCTTTCTGCTTTACAAAAAATCCACAAAGCTTTATCAAAAAAATCTAACATCTAAATTACCCCATGTTAAAACTTATAGACATAGACTCTTCTTTCTTCAATGAAGAGCCTGTGGTTAGAATTATAAACACTGATTCTAATTTTCCATTGGAGAAGACTGCAGCTGATTCTAGGATAAATACTTTTATCTCCGATCTTAAACCGGAACAAGATAAAATATACGTCCACATTTTAGCTATGGGGGCTGGGGAATACTTTGGGGCTAATAGAAATGCAGACTATTTCCCTGAAGATAATCTTATCAAATGGCATGATACATTTAGAACGTCTCCTGCGCATATCTTTAAGCATCACATAAATAAAAATCCTGAGATTGCTATTGGTAAGGTCATTTTTTCCGTATACAACGAAAGAATGCACAGAGTAGAAGTTATTGCTTGGATTGATAAGAAAAAAGGATGGGATGTAGTTGATAAAATCGAGAGGGGTGAGTTCCCTGCTACTTCAATGGCGTGCCATACTCCGTATGATACTTGCTCTATTTGTGGAAACAAAGCTAGATCTCGTAATGAATATTGCTCTCATTTAAGAGGTGAACTGGGTAAAGTCCATCCTACTGGTGAAAAAACCATGGCCATCAATGATGGAGCCCTTAAGTTTTTTGATATGTCAGTAGTATTTAAACCTGCAGATGTTACTAGTAGTGTATTACAAAAAGTTGCTTATGCTGATCAATCTATTACCGGTTCTGCAGAGTCTGCGGAAATGATGGGTTTAGGTGAAAAAACTACTGAACTTAAAAAGTTAAGTTCGATGATTAAAGAGATTGAAGGAACTATGATCAATTCCTCAGACTCTTTAAAAGCAATCTTAGACAAAGTTAAGGACCCAGAAGAAGAAGTAATTTCTCTTTTAGAAGATTTAGAACTTGATCACGTAATTCATGCATTTGCAGAATTAGGCATCTCACCGTCTGTAGGGTTTTTTGCTAAGTTAATCGGTAGAAAAATTTGTGGCGAGGATGTCGCCGGAATAGAGACGTTAGTAAAAGGTTTAATTCAAGTAGACGGTGATAAGGTACATGTACCGGAACAAGGTCTTTCTAAAGTTGCATCTACCTATGAAGTAAACCATGCAATTTCTATACTGTCGCCTATGACTAAACAATGTTCTATTTTCCCAGACATTGTTATGCAAAGAGAGCTGGAAAATTCAAACCCTGGATTTATACATCAAAGCGGGTTGGATTATATGAATTCTTCCAATGTAGGATATATCGGTAATGGACCTTATCCTGCTGCAGACCCTAGAAAAACATATTTACATTTGAGAGACGTTTACAGAGAGAAAAACTCAGATGGCTCTAGTATTTTGAAAACTTTATTTACTATCGGTGGCGCAGCAATAGCCGCTAAATGGCTAGTGTCGAAACTTATCGAAAGTAAAATGCAGGAACTTAGAGAAGAAATTCGCAAAGATAATTCTTCCCCAGTTAAAATAGTATTAGTTAAATCGGCTGAACAAGCTTTCACTACTCAACAATTAGTTAAAGCATCCCTCTTGAATAGTTTAAAAACTGGGTTATAATTCAGTCAATTTAGTTAAGAATAATCTAAACAGAAAACCAAGGATAAAAAATAAAATGGATCTAACTCTTGATCAACTGCTAGCTAGTTTTGAAACTGGCATGCAAAAATCAGCGTCGGAAGGCGAAGATAAGAAAGAAGAAGCTAAAGACGAGAAAAACGAATTCCCCTTCAAAAAGAAGGATGAAGAAGTTTCAGAAAAGTCTGAAGAAAAAAAGGACGAAGATGAGTCTAAAGATGAATCCGAAGGCCAAGAAAAAGAAGCTTCACTAGCTGGTGCCGCTTTGGCTCGTGAAGTAATGCAAAAAGTAGCATCACTCAACCTGGACAATGGAATGAATAAACAAGCCTCAACCGCCGGTCAAGCACTGGCTCGTGCCCTTCTAAAGAAGGCCTCTGCTGGAGACGTATCTACGACAAACGGCATTACCTCGGAAGCTGTTCCGAATAAGTCTCAAGTAGACAACGCTGAAATGGAAGCTGAAGGCGCTGCTGCTATTAAGGCCCTGCCTACTGGCGACGGCGTACGTAACTACGGAACCGTTAATGAGATTTTTGATGCGATGATTCAAGACGCTCTTGCACAAGGCGCTGCTTCAACTGATCAAGTTCATGAGCGTGGCGTTGCTAAGAATGAAGGTGCTGTTCTGGAACATGCTGTTCCGAATCAAATCAAAGTTGCCGCTATGAACGCCCTGATGCAAGGTGGTTTTGATTTTGACACTGCTGCCCAACTCTTGAAGTCTGCCGAAAGAAACGATCATAAAATTGAAGGATATATTTCCCCCGCTTGGCAAGAAAATGCCATTGCTAAGGACCACGGTAAAGAAGGCCTTAAGGGCGTAGGCGCTAATGTAAGTAAACACATTACCGGAGGCCTTAGAGTAGCTGGACGGGGATATCTAGAAGGTTTTGGCGGCAGCGTTGCCGGAGGTCTAATAGGCCAAGCTGTTGGGCTTGCAGGTAAAAATGCCCATGCTGTTAGAACCGGAACAAGTGTCGGAGCTACTTTAGGTGGACTTGGCGGCTTGGCTCATGGCGTTTATTCCTCTCTGAAAAACCAAGCTGATGAAGCCCATAAGAAGTATGCTTCAGAACAAGACCAATCGCAAGACGAAATCGAAAAGGCCGCCGCCATTTCCCATCTGGTCGCTAATGGCGTTAATTTTGACGACGCTTTTGAAATGGTTAAACAAGCCGAAGCTGAAATTGCTTTTGAAATGGAAAAAGCCGCTTGTCTGGAAACCCTGATCAATGAAGGTGTAGATTATGATTCAGCCGTTGAGTTGGTTAAGCAAGCTGCTGCTGGTGATCTGAACACTACTGATGGTGTTAATCCTGGCTCGGTTCCTAATAAGAACCAAGAAGACAACGCTCAGATGGAAGCCGAAGGCGCTGCTACGGTAAAGCCGCTGCCCACTGGTAACGGTATTGCTGCTCAAGGTAATGTAAACCAAATTTTTGACGCCATCGTAGATGATGCTCTGGCTCAAGGCGCTGCTTCAAGTGACCAAGTTCACGAGCGTGGTGTATCGAAAGCCGAAGGTGCTGTAGAAGCTCATGCCGTTCCTAATCAGGTTAAGGTCGCTGCCATGAATAAGCTGTTGGAAGCCGGTGTTGATTTTGAAAAAGCTGCTGAAATTGTTAAGCAGGCTGGTGCCGCTGCAATTCCCAGTTTTCTCACCAAAGTAAGAGGCAACGCCATTAACGCTGTCAAAGATGCTAAGGCCCTAGTTGGAGCTGGTCCTAGCCGGTTCCCGATGGCTCCGGATTCAAAAGGCATGATCCGTCCTTTGAAGAGAGACAGTGCAATGGGATTGGTTAAGAATCCTGTGGTTCAAGCTGGAGCTGCTACCGCCGCTGCCGGTGCCGGCGCTGCTGCCCTGAGTCGTGAAAAGAAAGCTGCCGTCGATATGCTGACGGAAGCCGGTATTGACTTTGACTCAGCTGTAAGCTTGGTTAATGAAAAGGCCGCTGAACTGTACGGTGAGTAATTTGGAAGACCTGGGAAACTAGGTCTTTTAAAAATGACTAACAAGTACATTACTAAAATCGCATCTCACGGGATCTCTGATAAAGTCAGGGATCCTGATTTAGCTCGTGCCGCTGGAAAAGGCTTTTTATACGGGTCTGTCGGATCTGCTATTGGAGCCAGGGGCGGCGGACTGACTTCTTTGATTGGTGCCGTTGCAGGCGGATATCATGGATATAAGTCTTCTTTAAAGAACCAGCTCAAAGATCAACAACTCCATGACATTAAACTTCAGGGGGCGGCTCAACGGCAAGAACTCCATGAAGCTAAAATGCATAAGATGGCGGAAGAAAAAGATCCCCGCAAAGGTTTAAAAGAAGCCATCAACGTCGGTACTATTGCAGGGTTGGGTGGATTGGCTACTTTTGGTGCAGCTAAAGCTACAAACAAATTACTGCCGGTAATTGCAAAAAAATTCCCCAAGGTAACTCATAATGGTCTGTTGACCGGACTGGGTACTATCGGTGGTTTGGCTGCAGATTACGCAGGGCTTAAAATCGGTGATGCAACTAACAAACACATAGACAAATTATGAAACTGTCAACACTACTATACAAACAAGCTCAAGAGCTTCGCACTCAATCCACAGAATATGTGGCGGTTGATCTTCTGAAAAAGGCTGGCATGGATGAAACTCAAGCCAGATTTGAAGTAGCTCAAAAGCTGATGGAAAAAGAAGCTACTGACTATTTGGTTAACTCTGGGATTGATTATGACACTGCATTGGAAATGGTTAAGATTGCCAACGTCAATGTAAAAGAGTTGGCTTCATTTAAAGTGGAGCCTTCGGAAGAAGAAGTTCTTTCTTTGAATATTGAAAAAGCTGCCGGGTTAGCAAAAGAGTTGGAAGAAAAGGTTGCTGACTATGATTCCCTGTTGGAAAAAGTAGCTCAACTGGAAGCTCAATTGGCCGATAAACCGGAAGTTGAAACTGTATCTGAACCAATGCAGAAGTTTGCTAAGTCAGGTGCGTTTACAAATGAAGATTTGGAAGCCCTTAGAAAGCTTTCTACGGAAACCTTATCTAAAGTAGCATCATTGTCGGAACAGCCTTGGTCTTTAGGTAAGTCAGATCATTCAGATGTTGAATCATTAGATCCGCTTGCTCAATTCTGCTTAAGCTAAAAATGAATAAGTATTTACTAAAAATAGCAAGTATGTGGACTTCGGGGGAGACAGTATCTCCTCCGAATCCTCATGTATTCAACCCGTCTTCTCCTCATTATGCACCTAGAGTGGCTAGAAGATCAGCTCTTCTAAAGGGGGCCGGAGGGTTAGCTGCAGGGCTTGGAGCTGGATATTTAGCAATAAAAGCTCTTAATCATTCTTCTGATCAAAACAACCAATATCAAGACTACTCTCAGTATGGCCAATAAATACCTAGAGAAAATTGCTCTTAATAAGTTTGAACAAAAAGTATCATCTGGGATTATCTCCAATGATCCTCGTGTTCAAGCAGTCGCTTCTAAACTAGAAGACTCTAAGAAGTTTTTATCTAAATATCCGCATTCCCATGTAAATGAGTTAGTGGATCTACATAAAGACTTTAGTCCAGTAAGAGAAGCACGGGGTAAGTATCGTTCTGCATTAGGATCAAACCCGGTTACTCACTTTAAAAACGTGGGTGATAGCTTGGCTCATGGAGCCCCTAGTATTGCTAAGAAGCTTTCTTTTTTAGCTAGAGTACGTGGATGAATCGGTACCTTGAAAAAATAGCATTGAATAGGTTTGAGCAGTATTTAGCTGCTCAGCCTAAAGATCGTATTTTCAAAAACCAACAAGTTCAAAAGACTTATAACTCTGTTCAGAAATCAGAGCAACTAGGTAGAATTGGTCATAAGATGAATTCTCTCGGTGGAGCCGGAGATAATTATCTAAAGCAATCTAGAGATGAACTTAGAAATAGCCGTGGTAAATTTGGAGTTTGGGATAAGGAAACTCAACCCAATAGAGCTTTTAAAAAACCAGAAGACGTAGCAGCTAAGAATGCTAAAAAACCCGTTATAGATAAACGTATCAAGGCTCCTAAATTTGATCCTTTAAAACGTTTAGCTGAGTCTGAATATAGGTACAAGCCTATAGTAAGAACTCCAGCTAGTAAAGGGATGAAAGCCCTGGCTGCATTAGCTGCTGCTGGTGGGGCTGGATTAATTGGTTACGGAATAAAGAAAAATATAACGGAATAACAATTCTGTATTAAAATACCTAATATAGAATACAGAAGTTGAAATAGTTCAACTTCTATCTAAAAATAACTCTTCAACACAAAGGATATTTATAACATGAAGATGGAATATACAGCCCAGATTCTGAGAGGTTGGCCTTATGAAGGTGCCCTCGACAGAGCTGAGACCATCAAGACCGGCGTTTCGCTGGTTAACGGCGACTGGGTACAAAAACAATCAGACGGAACTATCGATAAGGTAAGTTCCACCAAGACCGCTAATGCTGGTCTAGTCATCCGTGGTAACACAGACAGCACTTCTGGTGTAACAACCGGTAAGGCTACTGTTCTGTGGGGTAACTTCATTGCTCAAATCAAGACCGCTACCGTGTTTACGCCAGGCGCTGCCCTGACCGCACAAAACGGTGTTCTGGTTGCTGGCACTGTCGGTACTGATCCTATCATTGGCTACGTTTTGGACGTTATCGCTTCGAGCGCTACGACCGATGCTAGCGTTGTTGTTAAGATCAACTAATCCGGAGGAAATTTAAAAAATGTCATACAATACTGAAACTACTAACGTTCAATTCATGAACCAGAGCTTCCTCCAGAAGATCGACCAAGGCATGACCAAAGAAGCTGGCGTTGCCATGACGGCGTTTGTTCGTCAAAAGCTGCGTGAAGACGCCTTCGTTCGTAAGATTCTGCCTTTCCAATCAGTAACTGCTGCTGAACTGGATCGTCAGACTGACGAAGAGCCCACCATCATCTGCGAAAAAGAACCTGACTCAGTTGCGGCTACCCTGCCGTTCCTGGCTCGTGCCCCGATTCGTTACTGGACTGGTCCTCGTTACAAGGTAAACTTCCAGAAGCTGTCGTCAGATGACTTCCGTAAGTCAAAGTTTGAACTGATGACCTATCGTACGGACATCCGTACCGTTCTGCAAGAGAACTCGATCAAGGACATTCAAGAGCAAGAAGACTATGGTTTCTACCAGAATCTGCTGGCTATTGCTGCCAACAACACTGCTATCGGTGCCACTAACACCTACAGCATCTCTGGTTTCTCGAAGGCTAACTACCTGACAGGTATCAAGAAGCTGCTGGAAAGACGCCTGCCGGTTGGCTGTGTTCTGATGAGCCAGTCGCTGTACAACGACATGCTAGCCTTCCAGTCGACCGATATCGGTTCGCCTGCTGCCAGCTCACTGTTCATGGGTGAAGCCCAACTGCAAGCCCCGTTCGGCTACAAGGTCATCACGACCAACAAGTCGACCGCTGCTAACAGCTTCTTCCCCACCAACAGAATGATCGTTTTTGCACCGCCTCAGTTCCTGGGTCAAGCGTTTTCGCTGCAAGATGCGACCGTATTCCTCAAAGCTGAGCTGGATATGATCGAATTTACGGCTTACGAATCAATCGGTATCGGCCTGGGCAACACCCAAGGTTTCGTTATCATCGACTTCGTCTAATCTGTAGACAATCTAAAAAAAGCCTAGCTAGTCTAGGCTTTTTTCTTTTGGTCATTTCAAAATTAAAACCCAGCGATCTTGACCGCAATCTTTGATTTTGAAATAACCATTTTTGTACATAATTTCAGATTCAGTCATTTCTTTCGGATATTTTTCTTTAAAGATATCTTCTAGCTTATGGCGTTGAAATGAAACTCTATTGAAACGTCTTTGACCCTTGCACCAAAAGTATCCAGGCTGACTGGAGCTAGAATAAGCAAAACCATTTTTCCAGTATACACCTCCAATACTCCATCTTCTATCGGAATAAGATACTATTCTTTTAGGGTTTTGATTTCTAATGAAGTGTTTAAGTAACTTAGAAAATCCACCTATTACTGAAGTACTGGTTGAATACCTAAGCAGTTCATAACAATCTTCTTCTTGGTCTTCAAATCTAAACTTAGAAAAAGTCATGCATCCCACGAGATTATTTTCGTAGAATAGTCCGTACCTGAACGAAGAAGAATATGCATGCCCTTGAATATGATTGTTCGATTCAAACTCTTTAACAACTTGATTAGTGAGTTGTTTTATTTCACATTTTCTCGCAAAGACTTTCTTTGTCGAAGTTAGTATAGAACGGAGTTTGTTTTTGATAATGTCTTGTTTTTCAAGCCACTCATCTTCTAATACATGGATTATTCTGATCCCTGCTTTTAAATAAGATTCTGTTTTTTCAAACAAAGAATTTGAAGATGCCATGGCCCCTTCAAACTTATCCCATTTAGAAGAAGGATCTCTGTGGAAGAATAATCCATTATATTCTATACCCAGGCTCAGTGAAGGAATGTATATATCCAATTCCATTTTTAAGCCTTCTACTGGTTTTACTCTACTAATAGCATCTGGCCTCAGGCCCTTTATAAATTCGAAGATTTCCAGCTCCGGACTGGATTTTCTAGTCAAAGAACAATGAGAGCATCTTTTACCGCTTAGGTAGTCCCCGGGCCTAATCATATAGGATCCGTGAACTTTACAATTAATTTCCGATAGTGTTTTACTGCTTACGTACTTTGTATTTTCAAAAGTATCGAGGCCAATATGAACAGAAGAAGCTTTTTCGATAAAATCATTGATGTCATCTGCTTGATCTTTAGCTCGTTTTTTAATGTTACATTTCGAGCAAAGAAATCTTCTTTTTTTTGAGATTACAGAAATTGGTTGCGTAGAAAAATCACCGTGTTCCTTACATGTAATATTTACGTATGTATGGGAATCTACGTATGACACTTTGCTATAGCTACAATTCATCCAAGTATCCGGATAAATCTGTTTAATTTCTTCTATAAATGACTCGGTATTTCTCTTAGCACTTATAGCGCATTGCCCGCAAGCAATACCATTTTTCCTAGTTACGTTTTTAAACGTACGAGTAACTTCGCCATGACGGGGGCAAATTACTATTGATTCGGAGTACGACCCGTTATATGTAAACTTTGAGAAGTCATATTCAGGCCACATAGCCTTCATTTTTGAAATGGCTTCTTCGGGTTTTATTTTTATAGGCATTGAGTTGTGGATTATACTATTAATCCGGAATTTTTTCAGTATTTACAGTAACATTATCTGGATTAATAATTTCCAAATCACATACGTGGAGACAAACAATATCCCCTTTGTTGAATGCGCCGACTTTTTCTTCTGCCCTGGCCCTTACAAACCAAGTTCCTAAATCTTGTATTACCGTAAATTTCTTATTAGTCCAATAAGAAAACATTGTGTTCGTATATTTGACTAGAGTTCCAGGCTCGAACTTAGGCATTAAATCTTCATTCATTAAACAGCTCCATTTGAAGTTTTTCTTTTTTCTTTACAGGTTCGAATCTATACTCATAGTAGTTTGCAATTGATCCACTCTCTGACTCACACTTATATAGACACCTTCCTGGATAAGAAGTTCTGCTCAATCTTTTCAGTACTTTAAAGGTTTTACCGATTAGTTCAGTATCGCCTTTTACATAGACAACCAAGTCCCCAACATTAAATTTAAAAGACATTAAAACAATTCCAGTTGAAGTTTTTCTTTTTTCTTTACGAGTTCAAATCTAGATTCATAGTATTCTAAAAGCTTACCCGTTTCTTCCGATTTGCATCGGTAAAGATTATTGCCTGACACAAAGCTTTCTCTTAATTGCCGTATTATTTGGTAAGTCTTACCTATTAAATGTGAGTGGCCATCCACATAGGTAACTAAGTCACCAACTTTGAATTTAAACGACATTAGAATAACTCCAGCTGAACATTGATAGGTCTAATATTTTCCAGATATAACTTTACCATATCACCTTTTTTATAAACGGTATCAGTAATGTCTTGATTACATACTGCACTTACCGTTTCAAATCCAAAAATAGAATTTGTTTTTATTACGGTAAATTTTTTCAAATGCCAGGTTGGATAATCGGGATTGACAAATTGAACTTCATCATTTTCCTTAAAGGTCTTAATCATTGAATAACTCTAATTGACAGCGAGTCTTTTTTTCAATCGCTAATTCCAATTTACTATTACGTATACCAACAAAGACACCTTGTGTATATCTTTCATTAATATCCTCCATACAAACTACCCAAGAAATATCATGCCCGGGATTGGTAACTTTAAATCGTTTATTAAAAAGTTGCCCTTGGGAATTATCGGTGTATATAACTACATCGTCAATTTTGAACTTATAGGTCATTAAATAATTCCAACTGGAGCCGTTCTTTTCGAGGATTACATCGTTCCAAATTAATATTTGCTAGACGCACCGTCATCCCCGCCTTAACCTCAGGGAGGATATCTTCTAAACAAATTAAATCGGAAGTGAGGCCCTTAGATCGGATAACTCTAAACTTTTTGTCAAACCAGCCTGCGTTTAATTTTGAAACGTATCTAACTATATCGTCTTTGTTAAAGATAGGGTTCATCAGAATAGTTCTAATTGACTGCGAATTCTATCCGCCTTATCCGCTTTAAATATTTCTAATCTATCACTAAACAGTCTCACTCTAGAACTCTTTCGATAAACCTCATCAATGTCTTCTAGACATATTGCAAGCGTACTTAATTCATCATATTTAATAATTTCAAATGTTTTTTTGTGCCAATTCTTTGCACTTTCAAAATTATATTTGACTACATCACCAGTTTTAAATTTATGTTTTTTCAAAATAATTCCAATTGAGGCCACGGTTTCTTTTTCAGATACTGATTCTAAGTATTCATTAAAAAGAGGTATATGATCCCCTTTTGAAAAAAATTCGCAACGTTTTCTAGGCATTCTACGATAGAAGTTGCCCCCTTAAAGGTAATAACCTTAAAAGTTTTATTGTTGAAGTATTTGTACTTAGGATTATTGAACTTAACAGTGACACCTTCTGCAAATACTTTTGTCATTGAAACAGTTCCAGTTGAGTTTTTTTGTTTTTAGATTCAACTAACTCCAAGAAGGTATGATCGAGAGTCACCAAGGATCCTTGTTTAAAGTATTCACTAACATCTTCTAAACAGATTGATTTTGACATAATATGCCCCGGCATACAAATCTTAAATTTTTTATCAAACCAATGCTCACAATGCTTAGTTTGCCGAATATATCTAACTACATCACCCTCTTTAAATTTATAGTTCATTAAACAGTTCCAGTTGAGGAGAGATTTTTTTATGTTCTATTATCTCCAAATCCTCATTTGCAAGAGTTACAGGGGAGTGTTTTACGTACTTAGAGGTAACATCTTCTAGACACCTTACATTGGACGCATAAGGATTAGAGTTAATAATCGTGAATGTTTTATTCAGCCACTCTTTATAATTAGGATTATTGAACTTAACAATAACGCCTTCTGCAAATACTTTTGTCATTGAAACAATTCCAATTGAGAGGATTTTCTCGAAACTAATTCTAAGTTCGTAGTCATAAACTTTACCGTTTCATTTTTAAGCCAGCTACTCGGAAGATCTTCTAGAGTGGTAACACTCGTAGTGTTAGGATCAGAAGCAACAACTATAAATTGTTTATTGTACCAATCCTCGTATTTAATATTGATAAACTTAACAGTATCTCCTTTATAGAACATCTTCATCGAATAACCCCAATTGGAGCGAGGGTTTTTTCTCTTTCACCAGCTCTAAGTAAAGGTTCAGAGTGCGTGCACTAGCACCTTTTGGGTAAATACTATTAATAAATTCTAAGCACACTAGAGTGGATTTACCATCATCAGAATAGAGCACTTTAAATTTTTTATTAAACCACTCTGGATATATATTATTCGTAAACCTAACAATATCGTCTTTTTTAAATCTTGGTTGCATTAAAACAGTTCCAATTGTGGAGTTGGTTTTTTTCTCTGAGGTACCAGTTCTACATTGCTGATTGAAATGCGGGCTATGCTATCAATAGGGTAACCACTGCTAACAAAATTTAAACACCTAGTAATACACGTATTATCTTCACAATCAATAATTTGAAATGTTTTATTAAACCAGTTTGGATATGTTTTATTATTAAACCTAACAATATCCCCTTTTGTAAATGCTTTGTTCACTAAAATAACTCCAGCTGACTTTTAGTAATGAATTCTTGCGAATGTACTAACTCTATATGATTTTCATTGAATAGGATTATAATTGATCCCTTAAGACGAAAAATATCTATGTTTTCCAGGCATTCTGCCCTAAAGTAATAACTGCCGTTTGTATATTGAAAAACTTTAAGTATCTTGAAAAATTTACCATGCCAAGAAACATTGAAATTAACAGCAATATACTTTACAGTATCCCCTGCATTGAATTTAGGTGCCGACATCTATGTCAATACCTTCTATCTCTGTAGGTATTTGTATTTGAAAACGATTTAAATAACGTTGGAAAATTGGAGCTGAATAGTCCACCATTGTCGAGGATTTTTTCTCAATAGAATCTGTACAAAATCCGAATTTTACCCACTCACTATTAGAACTTTTATTGATGATGGAGAACCCTCTACTATCCATATACCGAGAAATCCAATTAGGCACTTCTCGTCTTGTCCACTCCCCCTTATACCCTTTATTTAGCAAAAAATACAAAGGCAAGACTGGACTATTAAATCCAGATGCAGACTCCAAGGCATTAAATTCCTCTATGATTCCCCCTCTGCTTGGGCTGATATCGGGGATTAAGCAAGCCTTTTGCTTATACTCATCCGGAAATGAAAAAAAGTCGCATGGATATCCTTGATACGTGACTGCAATAGTTTCTGAACTGACGCTCGATTGCGTGATATTAACTCCGTGAGAAATACGACTCATAAAGGAGCTACAAGATCCCGATTTAATTTCTGGTATTCTTACATCTTGCAGGTTAAGTTTGATAAGGTCAGGGTACATTCTGTTAAATAAATTTTGACCAGAATGTTTTTTATTAAATCTAAATTCAAACTCTTCTAAAAACGCTTTCGCCAAAGCTTGTAGATAAACCTCGTTATTGGTCAAATAACCTATGTAATAGGTTACTGATTCGTACGGTAAAGGTTTAGGTAGGCCCGGTACATCTTGTACATTAAAAAGACGAAAGTAGTTCTCCTTGCTTAAACTAAGTGGCCAACTACCGGCAGGCGTACGGCCTTTTACCAAATTCCATCTATATTTAATCACCAATAACTGCAAGACGCTAACAATAGAAGATCGGAGAATTGTATCCGATAGGTTTCTAGCGCAGTTTACCGGATTGATAGATGTTACATATAAATTAGGCCTGAGAGGATATTTAGACCATTTTGGGTGGTTGTTATTCATTTTCAGACCAATCGTTTCTTTCTATTTCTACTGGCTTGCAGAAAACCTTTAAGATCTTAGAACTGGTTTTGGCTACAGTAATTGTGCTTATGCAGAGTAAAGACCCAATTCCTAAAACTAGATTAAAGATCAATCCCCCTCGAATCCATTCGGTAAAAAACGGACTATATCCGTGAGATGCGAGTATTACTGTCCCTGGATCAATATTGGTTAGTAGGTTAACGTCATACATAAAATAGAATGCTGGCCACAGAAATAAAGATAAGACCATTCCAATTGCCATAAATAAAAGGACGCCTGCAAGAAAAAACAGTAATACAAAAGCTAATCCTGCCATTGATAAAGAGCCAAACAGACTACAAATATTCCATTCCCCATGAGGGAAATCAGAAACTGCAAACTTGCAAACTTTAAACAAGATTGAATTATGTTTTATTACAAAGGGTTTCATTCACATTTCTCCGGTAGAATTAGATTTGATTCGCTTAGATTTTTCGACGGGGATTTTCAGTAATTTATCCTGTATTTCCGACCATTCGAAAGGTTTCATTTCGTTACAGTCAACTCCAACATCCATTCTCCTAAGTGCAGGATCAAAAGGCAAAGTGCCATGATGATGCCCGTGAAGGTTGAAAGCCCCATGATGGGATCTATTCCATGAAAGCTGTGGGAAGTGAGATAGAGTAACTTCGATCTTCTGTATTTTTATCTCATCAATTCTAAACTTTATAGAAACTGGATTGAAGAATCCGACGATTGGTACATTGTCGTGATTGCCGGTAATTAGACAAATACGTCCGTTGAATCGACTGAGCCAATGCAGGTATTTTCCCAAAGTTTCTGTATCATTTTTGACGAATAAAAAGTCTCCGAGAAAGAAAACATCATCATGAGGCTTAACAATTTTGTTATGAGCTTCAATCAAACCTTCGTTCATTTCATCTACCGATGAAAATGGTCGATTGCAGTATTTGATGATGTTGGCATGGTTGATGTGATGATCAGATGCAAAGAAAATATTAGGTGTTTTCATATATTTAAGTTAGAGAAAAAGAGAGGGGGGCAATCCTCTCTTGGGTAGGTTAATTATTTAACCTTTGCGGGAACTGGCAAGGTTACCGATACCACGACCATCAAAGGCTTGTACTTCGTAACCCAAAATGGTTTCAACATTGGCAAGAATTTCACCAACACGGGTCGCATCAAAATCAATGAACTTGCCATCCACCAACATTTGGTAAACGGCTTGGTTGGAAATCTGATCGGTACAGCTGACCATCACTTTGACACGGGGCCTGTATTTGGTCCCCAGATACTGAAGATCTTGACTGATTCGCTTGCGAAGACCGGCCCAATCCAAGTGAGCATACCGGATCGTCCCTTGGTATTTGCCCGGGACGTTTGTCCTGTCTTGGCCAAGGGTCCAATAATCGTCACACTCAACCCCATCCTTCGCCAGAACAGGCCCTGCCCCGTGGCGAGTGATGTAAGGTCGAGTGACGTACAAAACTTCTTCGATGTCGCAGCCTTCCTCGTCGCACGTCTTCACGACGTTCTGAAGACCCGTATTGCTGCGGGTCAAATGAGGGAAGTATTCGCCACGATTCTGATCAAGGAGCAGCCCTTGAGCGCCTTCGAAGACCACAAGTTCCGATGTGGGGAAGAACACGTTGGTATTCTTGATTTCATCAGAGCCAGAAGAAACAATTGTGCCCCGAGTTTCACCCAACCGCATCGTCTTCATGAAAGCATACGGATACTTCAGGAACTCGGTCAACGCTTTGGAAAGCACCCGATCAGAAGTCCAATAGCCCAAAGGATCAGGGTTCAAGAAGTCGTTCAAACCACCCTCAAGGTGAAGTTTTCGGATTTGATTGAGGTAGTACCCTTGAATCTCTCCGGTAAACGACACCAGGTACGAGTCGTTCATCAAGTCTTCGGTATGAAGACCTGGAGCTTGCTTATTCAGCAAACGGGCCACAGTCTCACCAATACCATATCCGACCGAACCGTGGCGTTTGTCGCCACGTCCCATTTCTTTGACTTGGTTCAACGCAATGTCCCAGGGGGACACCACAGGGCATTCAGGGTGGACCCGAATCAAGTTCGGGTGAATACCTTTGTCCACCAGATCGTTGCGCTCAGACCAAGCGTAATGAGGGTTCACCAAAACGTCCTTGGTATACCAGGTATTTCGGCCAAGCAACGTGCCTGATCCGAAGTTCTGATGGACGTGCCGCACGCCGTTCACGGTGACAGTATGACCCGCTTGAGAACCACCGTTGAAACGGATCACATCTTTGATTGCTTTTTCATTGCACACCTTGGCGACGGTGGCACCCTTGCCTTCATCACCAAAATTGGCACCGATAACTACGATAGCTTTTTGCATGTTCCTTGCCCTCAATAAGGATGGTTGATTACACTATTCTTATACCATTTTTGAACAACTGAATTGAAACTAAAAAAGAGGGATAAACCCTCTTTTACCTTTGGTCGTCAAGACCTTCAGGTTTTACAGCCGAACCAGACCAGAGGTTGAATTGGCAACCAAGCCGGTGAGATTGCGGACGGCGTTGCTGACCACGACAGCGGTATCGGATGCCCAGCTCTTGATGACAGATGCCGTGTCTTCACCGGCCACGATTTGCATGGTCGAAACGATGATTTCCGGCAGCTTCTTGTAGTCCGACACGGGGATTGCACGTTGCCCAAGAACCGATTGCCAGGAATCCTTCACGTTCTTTCCGTCGTACCGCATTGCTTGCCCTTCTTCAATGATCATGTGGAAGACGTGGTACTTGTTGGCCAGGTTCTCCAAAAGCTCCTTGTTGGTAGCGACGGGCTCTTGGCGATTGCCATAAACCCGGATCAAATCTTCAGCGGTCAAGTCCGGCGGACAGCGTTCATCACCGAAGGTGAAAATGAAACCCTTGCGGTTGTCCTTTTCAAACGCATCGGCTGAGGTGTGGTAGGCCGCAAAGTGCCAGGGCAGGTTGTAGCTTTCAAAGCTATTCCCGCCGCCGCAACCTTCAACCCACAGCTTACCCAGTTGATCGACAATTTTCATGTCGGTTTCAAACTGCGAGGCTTGAAGAGGGGCAGTGTCACAGAGCACGTCGCCAATGCCCATGAACATCAGGTGCGGGTCAGAGACAGGCTTGCGGTCGATGACCTCTTTCAACAGAATGCCGAGACCTTCTTTGGCGATTTCCAAAGCGATGCTGCCCATGCTGCCGGTCACGTCCAGAGCAAAGATGCAGGGGGTCGATTTCGGATTGCCGTCCGAGTTGCGAGACTCACGCACCATGAAAGTCTTCGGGTCCAGGTACGGGTCCAAAGACCGGGCTTTGAATGCATCCTGGGCCGTAGCAGCCTTGGCGTAGGTTGTTGCTGAAACCGTACGGTATGCGGCAAAGTCGAATGCACTGGTGGAAGTTGATCCCATTTCTTTTCCTTTTTTACGTCAAATTGACGATTTGTATGGCGTGTATACGATTACCATACTCAGATTGAGGGGTTAATTTTTCTCCGTGATCTTCGGACAAAACCCCATTTTTATCTTGAAGTACTGTTATATACTCAAGATACACGTTGGAGTAGATATGACTATTTCTAGAGCATACTACTACCAGGTCACTGTCATCTGCTTGTTCCAGCAACTTCCTGAGTTGCCCAACGTTCATCAGGGTTCCTTTACGAAGTTGATCGGGTTCAGTTGAACATAGCCATGTGCCAATAAGGCATTGGCCATGTTTTGCTTTCCAACTGGGTTGGAAGTAACGAGTTGAACATTGCGAGGTATTAGTCCACGCTCCAGACCCTGCTTCAAAATCTCATATCCGTTGTGGGCAGGGTTTTCTTCACCCAAATCGTGATCCAAACACAAGTGAGTCCAACCACCTTTTGCCAAGGCTTCAAGCCCAGCATCAAAAGTTCTGGCAATGAAGTCACAGTTCAAATCCCGGATGTCATCTATCAACAACCAATTTTGTATTTCTTTGTTCATCGAGCTTATCTCTTTCCTTTTACAATACCTTGAAACCTGCTACTAGGTACTGCAGTGAAGGGGCTTTGATATTTCCGTTTATACCCCAGTTCCAGGATACAACTAAAGATCCTAGACCGTGCTTTTTGAAAAGCTTCTTTTTCAGATTCCTCCAACGGCACATCTGAATGCAGTGTTATCTGCGTCGCCTTTCCATCTTTACCGGCTGTTTGTTCTGTCAGTACTTCAACTACTTCCTTGACCGATGAGTTCGAAATGTCGAACGAGGTTAAATAATTGATAACCGTAGAGCTTCGGGTTGAGATGTGTAATCCATCACCCAGGTTCTCAGCGGTTTCTTTTTGGAAACTCATTCGAATTATCAATTTTTTATTCATGGTTTAAGCTAAGTAAGAATAGCTGACATATTGTCTATACTATTCTTATACCATAAATTACAACGTTATTGATTACTCAATAAACATCGGTTTCGGTAAGAGTCAAAGTTTCCCAACGAGGGGTTCCGTATGAACTCCGCTTAACTTTTTCCCACTCTTTAAAAGCCTCGATAGCGTCTTCCTGTGCGGGTGATATTGCCCAAGTTATAAATGCATCGGGGATATCGGGATTCAAGCGAAGTTTTACCCCGTGAATGTCCCCTAGCAATTCCCGGCCCAAAGCCTTGATCATCTCAAGCACATGCTTGATAGAAGCTTTCTTTTCAACCAGTAGGCTCGGACAAATCTTTGCAGTTCTTGCAGGAATAGCTAGAGGCTTTTCCCCGATGCCTCGACTATACTGCCACCCGCCCTCCAGAATAACCCCGTGGGTTTTCGGGTTTATGAGAATTGTTCCCGGAGAGATATCCAGGTTCAAAACTTTTCGAATCTGCATCAAGCAAGCCAAGCTATGCAGCCTTGACATAATCCAAACCACATGTTTCGGGTCCAGCTTACGTTTCTCCAAAACGTGATTCAATGCCAAAGTGGCCCTATCTTTTGGAAGAATGCTGAGCACGCCCCCGTTTTCCAGTACTCGGAATTCCGTCTGCAACCTTGAAGCGATGTACAGATTTTCATCCGAAGCCATTTCCGGGGGTAGCGGAGTAGACCAAAATTTCAAGTTTTTCTTGGCTTGTTCAACCAAGTCAAGATTATCTCTGGTAAATTCAGACCAGACATAATACTTGCCCATGTAACGAATACAAGCCCCGCCTTGATCATCTGATTTCAAAAACGACACTTCTAAGAAGCTGGTGGGCGTCGAAAAAGATTTGTAGTTATCTCCCCCCCAAACCCCGGCATTGATGTGCGTTTCCGCCAAATCCTTCAACTGCTTGATGTGCTCGAAAACTTTTGTAGCGAAAACTTTATCGTTTTCCGATGCGTGTTTGTCAGGATGCCATTTGCTAGACAACCTCCGCCATACCTGCGTTGTCTGAGATTGAGAATTAGGGAACATCATGTAATAAAACTTGATGTCGAGTACTTGATTTCCGTTAAGGGAAAGAATTTGTTCCGGAGTCAAAGTCAGCATGATGAATACTGGTTTAAACGCGTTTTAATCGATTTAAATAAGCAAGAAGCACCGACCCCTTGCTTTTTAATTTGGCTACAGCCCAGGCCCTGTAAAAGGCTTTACGGAGATTTGGGAGGAGTCTCTTCCTTTACCGTTTCTTTGATCAAATCTTCTTGCTGCTTAAAACCCAAATACACCAAGTTCAGACCTGATTGGTAGACAGAGGCCTTACGGATGGTCTTGAGGTAAGGCAACTCGGGTTTAGGCTCCAGGGCCGAAGTTGTAGAGGTGTGCGCAGCAAGGATGCAGTTGGTAAGAATCTTTTTGAAGGATTCAGTAAGAATTACGAGCCCGTCTCTTACTGCAGTGATTGCACTGTCCGGAATTTGCAAAACACCACATCCAGACATGTAGTTTTCGGTCAATTCGGTGAGACTGAAGGTAGTGTCTTCGCTGATCTGAATCAGCTTAGGTTCTGGAAGAGAGATGTATGCATTTGATTTCACTGCGACTTCTATGGAATCAATTGCAAGTTTGACACCCCCTCGTTTATGAAAGTTATCCAAGTGGGAACAGCAAGAAAACCCGAAATAAACGATGTAAATATTCTTTGTTGGGGTGAATTTTCGAACTTGCACTGCAATGGTAAATCCGCCTCTCGAAGAGGTGTCATACCCAAGGGTCATCAGGCGGGAAATATCCCCGGTTTTTAATGAATTACCAAGTTGATCGAAGAAGTAACTAAACAAGTCCCCTTGCTCTTCTTTCCGGGGACGCTCTGAGGGATTCCAACTCAAATCCAAGTTGCGGAAATGTTGAATGAGAAACCGGTCTCGATCAGGGTGCGGGGTTACCACCTCTTTTACCGGAGTTTTTTTCTTGGCTGTGTAGATGATCCCTGGAGAGAGAATCTCTTCAACCTCTTTGTCGAAGCTAACTTGCAGATTTTCCATCAAAGCAAACAGGTTAGCTTGCTCCCCAAGTAGGTAATTTTTACCACTCTCCAGTTTAACAATTCCTGGACGAGAGCCCTTTTCCGGTTGGTGAGCAACCACTTTCTTGTAAAGAGTCCCTACTTCTCCCCCGCTTTGGAGAATAAAGATTTCATTGGGGTTCCCGCCTTTAACCCGGTAGAATGCATAGTTACGAAACAGGCCACGGACGTTTAATTTTTCGATGTTCATGATTAAAGAGATTTCAGATGTTGATAGAAATAGAGCGCATTCCTTGCTAGGAATTCGCTTGAATTATTGCGGGAAGTAGTTCGCAACGTGTCTAGGTTAGGAGATGAATTTATCAACCCTTCTACCTCCGACATTAAATCTTCCGCCATTTTAATGGCAACAACCGGCTCTATTTTGCCAGTCTTTATATCCAGAAGAATCTTTGATTCTGTCATTGGATACGTGACATATCCTTTCAGCAGGATTTCCTTTGCTTGCAAGACTAATCGATAAGAATGCAAGGCATGTTTAGAGTCAAAACCATTTTCTAAAGCTGCATGGGATCTGCCAGCATAGGTCCTGGTTAAAGCTTCCAGCATTCTATATAGATTGTCAAAACTGGATTTTTTATTTACGGGCTTTTCATAAACCAAGAAATGGGATTTATCTTCTGCCATCGGTAATTTGTGAGTTACCGCAAGGGAGTTGAAAAAATCCTCAGGCATTGAGGCATGCACATTAGAAATCGATTTTCTATTGGCATCCATCCACGCCATCATTTCTTTGAATTTCTGAAGTCGAAGCAGTCTTTTACCAGTCGATTCTAGGCTTTTCTTGGAGAACGCAATCATGGGGGCTAGATCTATGGCAGTAACCGCTTCCCCGAACCTATTCAAAAAATCTATTGTCAAGGCCCCTTTTTTAAATCTAGAATCGAATTGTTTCGCATCATGTCGACTCTTGATAAAAGACATTGTCTCAATATTTTGAATAATTCCCCGTAAATATCCGTCCAGTAGAAATGGTAAACTTACAAAAGTTACTTCGATTGTGTTCTTGTCAGACGGTTTAGATATGCCTTCCCCAGTATTCTGAATAGAACCATCTACGTTATAACGCCTACTATTAATTTCAGGTATGTTGCCGACTGCGATCTCTTCCAATCGAGGCATATAAACAGCAACAAAGTCCCAGTCACTATCTTCAGTATTTGTTCCGTACATTCTGCTACCAAACGGCGTAAGCATAAGAATGTCCGGATGAACTTGATTCAGATTAGTCACCAATAATTCAGTGACTCCCTCTGGGTTAAATAAAAGCATAAGCTTCCTTTCTATACTTCTTATACCAATATTACAACTTTATATTGAATACTGCTTAAATTCAATTAGTTTTCTAAATTGAGTCCATCCAAGTGAATTACCAGACATCAAAGTTGGCCGCTCGTAGATAGAAGGGGTAAGCTGATGTTCCATCGGAGACGCATGGAAAGGATTATCCTCATTGTCAATATCCATTCCATAAGTCAGTTTTTTAAACAAAGCCAAATCATCTTCTAATGTAGAAGTGACCCCATGATGAGTCTTATAAGAAGTTCTGGCGCAACGAGATGCAGACACTGCTAAGGCGTTGTTTAATCCTAGCGTACGAAATTCTTCTTCTGAAACGTAAGGTAGATGCCACTCCCCTTGTTTTAGCTCCTTAGGAGTCGATTCGTTCAGGGCAGTTTTCACTGCTTGGGTTAAGTATATCATTTCATCTTGGGCATCGGGGTGATCGCGTAAATGGAAAAAGTTTTCAAAAGTAGTACCAGTTAGGACCACTTTAATAGTCGAAGCCCATTCGAGTGGGCGTGATGCCCATTGTTTATGTACCCCTAACGCAGTCAATTTTTTACAGCCTTCAGCCACTGCGTTAACCATCTCCATCCAAATTCGATTAGCCTCTTGTTGATCCTCTTCTGAAAGATTGTCTTGAGAAGCTCTCATTCCCGGTTGATTTTTACCCCAACGAACTGGAAAAACCGGTGCTTTTTGAATAACATCAATTTGCTTCAATGTAGGGATTGCTCGTGAAGAGCTGGCGTTTTTAGAAAATACCCGATGAGTATTTAATTCTGCAAGAATGAATCTGGGAAATTCTAATTCTAAAGTAGTAGCTCTATGTAGATGAAGGTTTGTGTAATAGCTGTCTGCGATTACCTTAGCCGTAATAATTGACGTAGAAGGTAAAACAGGCATCTCAGTTTTTAAAGGGTAATTTGGAAAAGAGTATGGCATATTGACAATAGTTTTTAGATAAGGTTAAAATTATACACTCTGCAGTTAAATGTACAACTTTTTAAATTTCATTAAAGAGATTGACTAAAACAAATATTTACTGTAAGATACAAATACATTAACTATCAATACAAACACAAATGGCAAAATATCTATTTAACACTACAAATTCAATTTATCTTTTTAAGGGGGGTAGTTTGGAAGTGCCGCCGAAGGGTCATAGACCCGTATCTGATACGGATTTCAATTCCGGTATTTTTGAAGATGCAATTCTGACCGGGGCTCTTAAAGTCTACAATACTCTAGAGGAAGTTCCTGCTGTTGATACTAGCTATGAACCTGCGCCGATTGAAAAGGTAAATCAAGGAGTGAATGGGGCTAGTACTGAGGAGCTGAAAGCATTCATTGCTTCAAAGGAAGCTAAGAAACAAGCTGAAGCGGAAAGACTGCAAGCTGCTATTACCCCGACTGTATCGGAAACAATTCCAGCCCCTACTGTTACTCCGGAACCTGATCCAATCCCTGATGCCCCGGCTGTCCCGGTTGAACTTAAAATAGAATCAACTGAAACTCCTGTTACTACCCCTAAGAAGACAAAAGCGCCCAAGAACGCTGATGGTAATTCTTAATCACTAGACGATTGAATCGATGGCCTCTATACTCACCCCTGAAAAAGTCAGAGAATATATCTCCGATTATCCTGAAAAGAATTTGCTTCTTGATGATAAGGAATTCTCTGACACGTTCATTGAACTATGCATGGACTTAGCGGTAAGTGAGTATAATTCCATGACCCCGAAGACGGGATTTAATGAAGAAACCTTTCCTTCTAAATCCCTATTAATGATGGGTACATTATGGCAAATGTTTCTAGGTAGATCGGCCTTAATGGCGAGAAATCAATTGTCCTACTCAGATGGGGGATTGCAAATACCCATAGAAGAAAAATATGAACTCTATCTAAGTTTAGCTAATTCTTTTGGGACTCAATTTTCCACAACTGCCGCTAGATTAAAAGCATCTCTTAACATGGAGTCGGGTTGGGGTGAAGTACGTAGTGATGAAGCTATGTTCCCTATCTGGTAACTAGTAATTTACTTTTACTAAAAAAAGGCCTAATCAAGGCCTTTTTCTTTTGGATTAAAGAAATCCAAGTTTCTGAATCGGAGTATCGATTTTCAAATCTGCTTTGAGATTAGTAATCTCTGCAAGGCTGAAATCTTTTCCATCCAAAGCGGTATTGTCATGGCCATAGTAATTCTTAGCCACAATTTTTGCCTCATCCCTGGTCAAGCGACGGAAATCTAGGATATCAAAGCAGCGTCCTTTGCGCAGCAAAGCCGGATCAATACTACTAACGTTCGGCAGGTTAGTACTAAAGATAAGCTTTTTATGCTTGAAAGAGATCATGCCATCCGATGCGTTGAGAAGTTTTTCCATCAACTTATTTCCTTCTGCCCGTGCTTGCAGCAGATCATCAGCATCTTCAATGATAAGAAGATTGGCGTCGTCCCGGGTAAGGAAAGAAGCAAAGAAACCATCAGAATTCAGCAGATGACTATCGTAAGTAATAACTGCAGAAGTTCCAGCTGCCTTTACCAGGTGTTTAAGGAAAGTTGTTTTACCGGTCCCAGGGGATCCCTTCAAAACCAAGACGCATTCATCAGAATCGATAAACGTTTTTGTATAGTTTTGAATAGTGTCTTTCATCCAGGGATATGCCCCGGGAATTTCGTCTTTCAAAACAATTGGTAAATGAAACTCTTCCATTTCCCGATAGTTAGGGCCAAACACCCAGTCAACCATGACTTCAGAAGGTCGAAAGTCTTCTTTTGAAATCCATTCGGTAAACCCGTTAATGGCTTCAACAGTGCCGCTAGCAGTAACGTTTAGATTATTTCCTCGAAATCGAAACTCCAAGTAAACCGAGCCAGTCGGTCCCGCTTGGTTATTCCAAAACGCGTAAGCATTGTGCGTACCATTCATATAGAACGGGTTAAAACTTTTTGTAATCCAATCAGGAAATACGAAATTCGATTTGCAAAGTACGTCGTAAGTTTTAGTAACTTGGTTCAACCCCAGATTAATGAACTCCTTCATCCTTTGAAATTCAAAGATTTCGGAGATGCGACCTACATTATAGTAGTACTGAGCGTCAGGGCCTACACCCCAGGAATTAGTAGAAGTGGTCATCAAAGTGTTTTTAGCAAAAGGTTTCGGGGGGTATGAGTCTAAAAAATCTAAACTGTTCAAATTTTCCATCAGCTTACTAGCTTTTAGAAATTCTGACAACGAAGAATTATTAGAGTTAAAGAAACTAGAAAGAGAATCTTTTTCTAGTTTTGAAAGAGAATCTGAAGATCGCTGAGAAGGTTTACGGGGCCTACGGGAAGGTCTCTGTCTAAAAATATTCGAATGGTGTTCACTCATTTAGCGTTTCACATTTTCTAGTCTCGATTTAGACGGTAAATTTGTACGTACTTAGCTTATACCAGATATTACAAATATGTTGAAACATAAGTCTAAAATATAACGTATGAGTTTCGCCTTATCAATAGATCAAAGTTACATATTAAGGACTCAGTCTATCCCCTCTGCATTGCCATCTTCTACGGATGGCACTAGTAATTTTATAGACGTAATTTGTTACCCGGAGTGGTATGACAGTATAACTTTACAGTGGGATATACCGTCTTCTTGGGGTGACTGTAAATTCAATGTGTATTTTTCCCCCGGGGGATCTGATACCTATACGAAACTTAATTCAGTTTTACTATCAAATCCATTTTTCAAAGACACAACTACCAGAGAATACTCAAAGTTTACGAATGGGAATTACGTTGTAGAAGCCATTTTTCCCGGGTTAACTAGGTCTATAAAATCAAAGCCGGTATTTACCCAATATCGTAGAAGAGACAGAACTGACAGGATTGCGTCCGAGATTCAACGAAGAGAGTATTTATTACTATCTAAGTTCGCAGGAGTAAAAGCTTATTATTTCCGTAAAAGAAATTACGGGATGAGATGCCATCGTTGTTGGAATCCTACTCAAGAAAAAGTAATGGATGATCATTGCAAGGTTTGCTACGGAACTTCTTGGGAAGGCGGATACTTCGATCCGACCCCGGTGTTTATACAATTTGGTACAACCCCTTCTACTAAAAATAGAGGGTATCACGGAATAGTGGAATCCAACTCTATTGAAGCATGGACTATTTCCGTACCAGAAATTCGCTCTGAGGATATTATTATTAGAACCGGGGATTTTTGCATGTACAGAGTTTTAGCAAGTGCTCCGACTGAGTTACAGACCCGAGCCGTAAAACAGAATCTGAGTTTGGGGCAATTATCTAAAACAGACATTGAAAACGATTTAGCTAATAAAATACAATTGGCTTCAGGAGCAGATTACTTAAAGAATATCGACGGCCCGTTTGTAGCTCAAAGATTCCCGACTAATCTCCTTGACTTAAATCCTAATAATGATTATGATTGGGCCAAGAAGCAAAATTTAACCACGTTCCCTAAGTACGATATATAACATGGATTTTCAAAACGGCATAATTGCCCCTTTAATAATAGAGCCTTTAAGGTACTTTTTTTCCAATTATAGTACTTCTACGAATCTTATTTGGAACGAAGATGAAAAGCTTCGTACATTAGAGATTGGCGAATCTTACGACTACAACAAGGTTCCTTTGCAAGAAAAGCCTAGGATTACTGTGACTCGTGGCACTTATGCTGTAAATAAAGTAGGGCTAACAGACAATTTAGCCGAGTCTAGATCTATGAGTATTACAGGTGGAAGAAAGGATTTTACAAACATGGTTCTATATCAAGGTAGCGCCATGATCAGTATTGAAGCCAGAAACAAAGGTACTTGTGAATTACTAGCAGATATGGTTAGTCATTTCATTATCTGGACTAGGCCTGTACTGTGCGATAGTCAGGGATGGAAAGAATTTGGTCTACCGATGAATGTTTCAGATGTAGCATTAGCGATGGACGAAGATCCTTCTTCTCAAAAATTTCAAATAAATATAGGGATACCTTGGATGAAAGAAGAACATTGGAAATTTCAAACAGACGGTGTTTTACTCAAAGATATCATTTCTAACATTCAACTGTCTTAATCATGCTTATTAGTATTGATAGAGTTTACGAACTAAAATACTAACATAGCGAATTTAAAGTGGACACTTTGTCCAATTAACCAAAAGAGATAACAAAAACATGTCTTATATCGTACCAAGCGTACTTGTATATCAACAACTAGCTTCAAATGGCGGAGTCGCCAATGTAACACCGGACTTGGACTCAGTAATTGTAGGACCAGCTTATAACGTAGTTAATTACGTAGCTGGATCGTCTACGAGTCTGACAAACACCGCTGCCCAAACCTCAACTGGTACTCAAGCAGTTCTGTCAAACAATGCTATTACCAATACCGTTTATTTGAACAGTAAAATTGTTGGTCAAGTAGTTGATCCTACCACTGTATCTGTATATCTAAACTCTGCATATGTAGAATCAAAGATTCTTTATATGACTGGTACTGCTGGTGCAAACACCGCTACGTACAATACTTTCACTGGAACTGGTTCAGCTACCCTAAGCTCACCGACTATCACTGGTGTAACGAACGTAGCTCAACTGAACGTAGGCGACATTATTTCCGTAGCGGGAGCCGGTGTTTCTGCTGCTGCCCTAGTGTCTACGATTATTTCTATCTCAGGTACTACTGTTACTCTGGCTGATAATGCTTCAACTACTGCAGCAAGTGCGGCTATTACTAGAACTTCGTTTAATAACCTGAATGCAAATAGCTCGACACTGAGAGTTGAAGCTGGGGATATTGCAGTTATTACTTACGGATCTACCGTATTCAATACGAGTATTCTGTCGGTCACAGGAACCGGAAACACTATTACAGGTTTGTCTTTTGTGGACGTACTGCCCGCTGGTATTACTGTACCCTTCACGGTTTCAATTCGTAAAACCTTTAATAATCTACTACTGCCTGTTGTATATAACACCCATACCAACTATTCGCTGTCTAACGTCACTATCGATGCCAGCGTAGTTATTAACCCCCTGCCGGTAGTTAGCTACGGTACTGTTATTTCTGGAACCATTCATCTTCCCTACAAGGCCCTTAGAACCGATCTGTCCGCCGGAGTCATTGAAATTAACTCTAATGATGACATCGTTGCTTCGATTGGTGCGATTACAGATTCTAACCCGTTGGCCCTGGGAGCCAGTCTAGCCCTAGCTAATACTGTTTCTAGAGTACTGGTTCTAGCTGTACCTAGTAATGACCTCACTGGATTTACTAGTGCTTTGCAAGTACTGGAACATGAAACTGTTTATAGCATTGTACCTTTGACTCAAGATACCAGCATTTTGGCCGCTGTTCAAGCCCACGTACAACAACTGTCAACCCCTACAAATGCTGCTTGGAGAATTGCACTGGTTAATACGGCAATCCCTACTGTAAGTTATGTCGGTGCGTATAGCCCCTCATTGGTAAATGCCAATTCTGGAAACAATGCGGTTACTCTGATTAACGGCGTCTATACGTTGACTTCGAGCAACTCTCAGTTTGTATCTTCTGGGGTTGTTCCGGGTGACGTAATCAAAGTTACTTCTCACGCCGCAACAACACAAGTTGTTACATCGATGGTTGTAACTGCTGTTCTGAATAACCAACAAGTTCAGGTTGTTAGCCCGATTGCGTTAACAGCGGTAAACTTTTACGTTCAGAGAACTTTGTCTAAACTGCAACAAGCTCAAGCCATTGCTGCTCAGAGTGCGTCATTTGCTTCAAGCAGAGTATTCCATATTCAACCTGATACTGTTGGCGTAACTATCAGCGGTGTAGTAAAGTATCTACCGGGATACTATCTGTGCTGCGCCATTGCCGGATTGGTCTGCGGACTTCCTTCGCAACAATCACTGACAAATATTGGTGTAGCCGGTATTAGTGACCTGCAGAATTCTAATCGTTACTTCACGAGAGCCCAGCTCAGTACTATTTCTGCTGCGGGTACTTTCTTGCTCGTACAAGAAGCTGCAGGTACTATCCCTTATTGCAGACATTCTCTGAGTACCGATATGAGCGTACTAGAATATAGAGAACTTCAACAAGTTAAGAACATCGACTTCTTGTCGTATTTCTTCCATGACATTCTCAAGGCATTCCCAGGTCGCTACAATATTACTTCAGATACCCTGCAAATTCTCCGTACAACTCTGGTTGCTGGAGCTAAACTACTGCAAGGTAAGAGACTGCCGAAAATTGGAGCACCTCTACTGGATTACAGCATTGATAGTCTGGCTCAAGATTCGGTTAACAAAGACAACGTGGTTATTCAAATGACTGTGTCTATGCCCACCGTAGCTAACTACATCAGTCTGTACCTAGTCTATTAAAATCTAATAAAGAACGATAACCTAAATGGCTACACAAAAATCACAAGACGTACTATCTACGACCGGAACCCAAGGATTTAACACTGCTTGGGACTGGAAGAGTTCCTACGTTTCTGGGCTTGCAGAAGACGGTCTAGAAAGATATTCCCAGTACTCGGCTACTCCAGATACAACTATTCTGTACGCTGGTCCAGCTAGATTTACAGGTCTTTCAGGAGATGCTTCAGTATTAGTCCCTATCGGCTTAGCTGATCAAATTTCTATCCAGTCAAACCCTGCCCTGGCTAGATTGTTTGAAGTCGGATCTAATAGATCTTTCTTCACACGGGGTAAAACTGCTTCAGCCATGAGCCTAGGCAGAATGCTTTGCGATCAAAAGAACGTACTAGCAGCCCTAACTCAAAATTCGTATAGACCGAATACTAGTCCAACTGCCGAACCTGGTGCGGCTAGTCCGAATCCGAATATTATGATGAATATCGATTCAGAGTATTTCGGTGTACCGTTTGGCCTGATGATGCTGTTTAAAACTCGTGGCGGCGGCAATTCAGGTGAAGGTAAAGTCCTCTCTGCCATTTATCTAGAATACGCTATGTTCTCAAGTTACGCTTTCCAGGTAGCTTCAGCCAGCCCCGTTATTGTAGAATCTGTCGGTATCGAATTCGATAGAGTTCTACCAATTGCGTTAAACTAAAAATATGTTCGAACTTCTTTCTTTACTTGGTGGCGGTATTCTCCGGATGTTACCGGAAGTCCTTTCTTTCCTGAAAGCTAAAAAGGATAGTGACCATGAGTACAGAATGACTCAGATGCAACTGGAAATTGACAAGGCCAGAGCTGCTCAAGCAATTGATTTGGCTCATGTTAATAATCAGGCTGCATTTGACCAAGCAGATATTAATTTACTAACTACTGCGGTTACTGGCCAATCTACTCTAACTGGAATTAAATTCATTGATGGGTTAAGTTCTAGCGTTAGACCCGTGCTTACCTACTGGTGGTGTATTGTTTTGTATACAGCGTATAAATCAATGATGATGTATTCTGCGTATACAAATAATATTTCTTGGCATGATTTAGCCCCTATTGTCATGACAGAGTTTGATAGAAGCGTTATGGCCTCTATTATTTCTTTCTGGTTCGTTGATAGAGCCTTGCGTAGAAAGTAATAAATATGGATAGTCAGTTTGACCTGGCTATCGAACAAGCCCTCCCGTTATGTAGGCGGTTTGAGGGCTTTAGATCTAAGCCATATTTATGTCCCGCCGGCATTCCTACTATCGGATACGGTTCTACTTTTTATCCCAATGGATCTAAAGTTACTCTCAAAGATCCCCCGATAACTATCGAAGTAGCTGAGCAAATGCTGAGGTACCAAATAGAAGAGGTATTTTTACCTGGAGTTTTATCTATTTGCCCTGAGGTCAGAGATTATAGACTTGCTGCCTTAATAGACTTTTCATTTAACTTAGGGCTGACTAGATTAAAAGGTAGTACTCTTAGAAATAAAGTGAATAATAAAGATTGGGCTGGCGCAGCAATTGAGTTAAAAAAATGGGTTAGAGGTGGTGGTAAAATATTACCAGGATTAGTTTTAAGAAGAGCTATGGACGCAGCACTTATTGTAAAAGATAATGATTTAAAATAACAGACAGATTACTAACATATGGCATATACTCTAACCACCTATTCATTTGGCGCTACTTACGCCAACTATAAAGTTCAAATTAAGAATTCTGTAACTGGAATTCCTGCTGTCGTCTTAGCAACTGCTACAGGTGGCCTTATCAGTAATGATGGTATAGCTACACTGGATTCCGGTGGTAATTTAAGCGTATACTTAGATTCATCAGGTACTTGGTCGTATGTAATCATCAACGGACTCGTCCCTATTACTGGAGGCTCATCCGGCGGCGGTGGAGGTGGCGGCGGCGGCAGTGGAACTTCTGATACTACAGAAGCTACTCAACTGTTAGTTAAAGCTGCTGTTCAAGCTATCCAGACTTCTAATTCTGCTATCCAAACTTCAGATGCGTCAACAGCTACGTCCACATCTGCCGTCGCTGCTAAACTACCGTCTGGTACTTTGGCTGATGCCACTGAAGCTACTCAATTATTAGTAAAAACTGCGGCCCAATCTACAGCCACTTCTACTTCTTCTGTTGCCGCTAAATTACCATCTGGTAACCTATCCGACGCAACAGAAGCTACTCAATTATTGGTAAAGGCTGCCGTTCAAAGTTTAGCTGGCACGGTATCTGGAGGATCTCTTGCGAGTAATGCAAACCTGCAAGTATCAGGGGCTCCGGTAACCTCATCAAATCCAGTTCCCATTTCAGTAGCAGGAACTCTATTCTATAACTCTGTTAGTAACAACGCTAATATTCCAGGTTTAACCAATTCAGGGTTTGGTCAATTAGCAGCAGGAGCTTCTTTTACTGGAGGATGGGAGAGCGCATTTAATTGGCCTTCTATTCAAATCATGGGTAATTCAAACCAGCCCATGCAATATACCATTGACCAGTCTATCGACGGTACCAATGCTACTATTGTGAATAGTACAGTATTCTACAGGGGAGCTATCGAGGAACTAGATGAAAACCTTCAAATCAATGGTAACTATGTAAGAATTACTGCCAAGAATCTTGGCGCTGCAAGTACTTCAGGGTTCCAATTAAATACCACTTATGGTGATCTAGCAGCCCTGCCCCAGGCTTTGTCCAACTCTGGGAATCTGAAAGTAGCGTCAAGAGAAACGCAAAACTTTACTAGAAAATTAAGAGATAATTTCCAATCATGGCCTAATAATAACTGGACTAGAGTTTCTAAGGCTGGAGGAGATCTGATCCTATTAGACGGGAACGTAGCCGGTTGCGGATATTTAGTAATGTCCTTAGATCCCTTATCTACAGGCACAGAAACTTTCATCGAGAGCGATCCGATTTACAATATGCCTGTAGACTTGGGCGTAGGTATTCATACGTCACAAAGAACCTACGGTCAAGAACTTTCTGTTGCTGTTATTTCTAACGACGCAGGAGCAGTGTCATTTGCTGAAGTTCAGATTTTGAACATTCAACAAGCAACCACGACTTTAACAATAAACACTTCTGCTGCGCACGGAATGCGTATTGGCCAAAGATTTGGCATCTATGGAGTGACCAGCGACTCTAGATTAAATTACGCCGCCCTTATTGTTGCTACCACTCCTACTGCCACTCAGTTGACAGCTACTGCTGGTCCTCAAGGTACTATTGCATCCTTGACCGTAGGACCATTTTCTCCAGCAGCTGCATTTATGTACATAAGAGATTCAATACACGGGGCAACTAATGGTACGTCAATGATTCTGGAAAATGCGACCACAACTAACGCATCTTTCTATGTAAAAGCAGAAGGTGGAGATTCTACGCCAATCGGTGGAACTTTCGCGGGAAACCACTCCGCTACGATCCTGACAACAGCCTCATCTCAAATAACTACTGCCGCGTTGAATTATGCGTTCAGACCTACCGATCAGTTCATGCTAGCTTTATATGCAGATAGATTACAGTGGTCGGATTCTGTAGTTGATACGACTTCTCAGTCGGTGGCAAGAGCTACTTTCTCTCAAGTAGTCCCGCACCCTGACAATCAGTATGTAGTTAGATTTGCAATTAAAAACCGTAAAGGATTAACCGTTCCCGTAGCTAAGATCGTCAGCGCTGTTAAAACTGGTACTACTACTGCTACAGTTACTACGGATGTTGCGCATGGTTTATCTACCGGTGATTATATTAATACTTACGGGGCTAGAGATCAGACCAACTTTGCTAACTTAACTACTGCAACTGTAGTGGCTAGCATTATTAACAGCACTTCCTTCACTGTAGTTTGGGGCGCTGCCGTAACAGCGACTTCCTACGGTGGATCAGTAGCTAGAGTACAGGGTCAGCAGGTATTACAAGGTGCCGTCACTCAATCTATTCAATCTGCTACCATTGCGTCTAGTATTTTGACTTTAATCCTATCCAATACGGTTTCTGGCATTACATTTGGTGACTATATAAATATCCATGGATGCCGTGATGCTGTAGCTGGCGCAGATGTGGGTCTTGATGGTATTTATAGAGTTCGTGATTTTACAGGTTCCACCGTAATCTTAGAGCCTATTGGTACTACGACGATTCCTACCACCCTCTCCACTACCAACTGCGGTGGAACAATCCTGAAGAGAACTGACCTTCGTATCAGTTTTGTAAGATTGTTTGATTTTGAAAGACTTAGGGTAGAGTTACTGCCTCGTCCAGCCAGTGATGCAACCTCAGGAGCGCCAATCGTTGTTCAAGGAGGTACGCTACCTACCGTTACTACAGTCGGTACTGTATCTACGGTAACTTCGCTATCTCAGATAGCGGCCAGCGTACCGTTAATGACTGTAGCTAACGGTTCGACTAACAAAGCTTTAGGCATATCTATGACTAACGCTCTATCCAACGTTGATCAATCGGCCACGGCTTTTGCAGGTGCCGGTCGAGTTAACGGCACAGTCGTAGCCACTGCCAACGGGGGTGGTGCAGTAATTTCTTCTGAAATCAACGTAACCGCCATTACTCTAGGTACGGCTACTTCCGTTGTAGCCATCCTTCAAGAGTCTCGTGGCGGTACTAACTTTACGGATATTTGGCAGTCTGAACCTATTACTGCTACCGGTATTATCTCAACCCCAGCAATTCCAGTAGCCGGTAGACGTAGATGGTGTTTCCATTCGATAGGAGGTACTTCTACTACTGTTACCGTAACTATCACTACCTTAGAATTATTCGGTCAATATCCGATGGTCAGATCGTTCCGTGACGTATTTTCAGCAACTAATCCTTTATCGACAGTATTTAACTCTGCCACTGCAGTAGCTACTACTTTTGTACTGACTACATTAAATACGGTCACGGCCCCATGGTTGATTGAAGGGTCTAATGCGTTAACGTATTTCATTACTTTGGCCGGTGGTCCTACCGTTACTACTCAACCAATTATTTCAGTCGAGTTTTCAATGGACGGTACAAACTGGTTAACTACGACAAATACGATTACTGCGGCCGGTAATAATACTTACTCTTTATCTTTACAGAATCAAATCTGGAAATTTACAAGATTGAAAGTTACAACTGCTGCTGTATATTCAGCAGGTAGCTACACCATTACCTTGATGGGCGTAAACGTAAGAGGTTAATAAAAACCTTTTTAAACCACCTGGATTAATACCCAGGTGGTTTTTTTATTCCCTTAATAAAGCTATAATCTAAGTATGTCTTTTTTCAGCAACCCTTCACCATCAAGTCCCCTCATGGAAGAGGGTACTGTTGTACAACTAGATATTCAAAGATCATTATGCAAAGTTAAAACTTTGAAGGGACAA